TTAATGTATTTGGATATTTATTAACAATTTCTTCAAGATCTGCATAAGTTGTTGGAACTCTTTCAAGACCTCTATCCCAATAACTATTCATCCATGCTCTTGAAGATAATTCTCTTAATGCTCTAAACCCAGTTTTATTTTTTGCAATTAAAATAAAATGATAATATTTTTGGCCCATTTCCCTATTGGGTGTTAAATATATTTCATTTCCTAATGCAACTTTAAAATCTGGATGCTCTTTTAAAATATCTTGAGCATAAAAATTTGCTTTGGGGGCACCTGAAAGACATTCGTGATCTGTTAATGCAATACCACTTAACCCAATTTCTATTGCTCTATCAATGAGTGTTGGAATTTTATTAATACAATCCAATAATCGTATGTTCGAGAACTCGCTATGAGAATGAACCTCAAACCTTTTTGCCATCACTCTACCTCTTTCATTTATATTATATATTTATATTATAATATAATAAAATAAAAAAGTCAAGTGGGAACCCCCACTTGACTATACAAAAAATAAATATTTAAGCTACACTGTCCATTGGAATACCCTCCATAATTACTATTGAAGTGTTTACGGGTTACAATTTACTTAGCCCATTGGACTGTACCTCTCTTTCATAATATTTATTTCCTACAATTATATTATACAAAAAATTTTTTTATTTGTCAAATTTTATTTAGTAGATATTTCTACCCCTTTTAATATACAAAGAATATCATTTGAAGGAAAAGTTTTTTCTAACGCTTTAGTTATTTCTGCCGCCGTGTCAATAGGAATATAATTAGGATCTATAGTTGCTACTATTGTATCATTAGGACTTATCTATATTGTATCTAAATCAAAAAATAGATCGTTATTATGTAAGTAATCCGTTTTAACATTAATTCTCATATTGGATATCTTAACTCCTTACATTTGTATTTATGGGTAGTAAAGTAATTTTGTAAAGCTATTCTTTCACTACATGGATTATTTGGAGCTTCATATACTATTAAAACAATAGTATCTTTATTAAATTTATTTAAACAAAATTCAAACGCTTTTATCATTTTATCAAAATCAATAGTTTCAAGTAATTGTCTATATTCCTGCATTGTTGGACAATTACCTTTTAATATTTCTTTTTCTTTACAGGGGCAATAATGCGTTCCCTGGGACTGGACTATAAGAGGTTCATAGCGGAGACCGCATATTATTCCTCTTTTATCTATATAATATTCTTTTCCTATTGGCGGTTTAAACCATTCAGGATCTGATAAAGCGGTTGATATAGGTATCATATTTTGTTTAAAATTACGAATTTGATAAAAATAAGATGTATATATTTTCATATTATTTTAAAATTAAATAAATTCCATATTTTTACAATAAAAACTACAATAGGGTAAAATTTTTTCATAAAAATCTTTTTTTGCAATATTTGAAGATATTTTAACTTTATAAAATCTATATCCTCTTATATTTGAAGCTATATGAACCCACTGCCATTGTTCATTAGTTATAGAATCTTTCCAAATAAGTTGATTATAAGATTTACGAATTAATTGATATTGAGGATATTTATTCATATAATTAATTGCCTATGTTTGCGTATTTGTAATAATCCCACATATTATATGTTGATTAGAACAAGGATATGATTGTCCTATTTGTGAATTAAAATAATTTATATAATATTGTTTTTCTTCTTTTGATAACGCTGTCATCATTATATTTTTTACCTTTTTTATTTATACGTATTTAATTTGGAATTTTATTAATTTTATCCACAATATTCATATATTCTTCATATTTCTTATTAATCCAAGCAATAAGTTCTTCTGTTGGTTTATCATTATATATATTATTATATTCATCCATTTCTTCATCTGGTATTAGATTAAGGACAACTTTCATTTTATTAATAAAAATAATTACATCTTTCATTTTTTTTACTCCACTAGATAATTTTCATCTTCATATTCTTCCCAATCATCAACTTCATAAGAAACCATTCTTGATTCAATAAAATCAGATTCCTCTTTAATTCTATTTAAAATATCTTCATACCATTCAAAATCCTCATTAGACATTTCATTTTCACTTATATTCTTTAAGTCATAAAATCTTTTTTGTTCATCTTCATTTAAAAAATTATTTAAATTAATATGTTTTTCAAGAATAAAAGTTCCTTTACAAAATTTAGTTTGAATATATTTCATATTTACCTCACTAAAACTAATTTTTCACTTGAACGAGTACAAGCTGTATATAACCATCGAGTATGTTCTTTTTTATCAAAAGGAAAATTTTCTTCAAGAACGACGACTTTAGGCCATTCACTACCTTGAGATTTATGAGTTGTAATTGCATATGCATACGCAAATTCCTTTGGAACAATATCGCCATATTTCGGACGCAATTTTCCTAATCTATAAGATAGCTTCCAATCACAACATTTTTCACCAGTCAAAATCATTTTTTGATCTATATCTACTGATATATATATATCATTTGTATCTGGAATAATTAAATCACTTGTTAGCACATCAAATCTTCTTATATTACTTTTTATAAACCTTGGAATTTCTCTCCATGTTTGGAAACTATCTTTAAGAATACCAATAGTACCATTAATAAGCGGGTCTTCATTCATACTAAAATCTTCCCAATAATTTCTTAAACAAATCATTTTATCTCCATCAACAGGATAATTAGGATAGTTTAATAATTGTCTCATTTGATTGTTGATAGCTTGACGTTTTGCATTAGTTGCGGTTAGTATCTGGTCTCCCCACTGAAGAACTCCGGTATTAAGTTGGGAATAAGGAATAATCTTTACTTCTTTTCCATCATAATAATCAATTGATTCACCATTTCTTATTTTCATTGTAAGCTGAATAATTTCAGATTCTTGTGCCTGCCGCATAATTTCATCAAGAAAAACGTGTGGATGATCTAACAAATGATTATCTTCATCTTTTTCTATTGGCGGAAGCTGACCTGGATCACCTAAACAAATTACATATACATTATGAGTAAATAATAAATCTATTAAAGTTTTTGGAGCCATACTAACTTCATCAACTACAATAATTTTATAGTTTATATTTAGTTTAGGTTTTTTAAAAAAGCCACCCGTTGGTTTTGGAATTGATTCATATAAAAGTTTGTGTAGGGTACAAGCGTTTTTATTTCCCTTCTTACGAAGTACCTCTGCGGCCTTGCCTGTGAATGCACAATAACACACATCATCTTCATCAACATCTAATGCTTCAATAATAAAACGTACTAGCGTGCTCTTTCCACTGCCAGCGTATCCGCTAATTACCGTATATTTTTTTCTAGCTTTATATCTATTTATCGCAATTAACAATCCTTCAGATTGTTTTTTAGTTAAAATCATTAATTATGTTCTCCCATCGCTTCATTTAAAAGTTCAATAAAACGGGCTATATCTCTATTTGCTCTTGTGCTATATGTCATCCAATCATGATGACGACAACCTGGATTTGAATTTGTCTGATCTCTTAAATATTCATATTCAGCCATATTTTCTCTTGCTCTAATATATCTATATACTAAAGAATCATATAAATATCCATTCGCAATTTTTATATTTATAAATTCCTCTCCATTATCGAAGAAAATTACTTTTTTATTTTCCATAGCTTTTATTAACTCCATTCTTCATTTTTTTCAATTTCTGAAAAAGAAGTCCAACCTTCTATTTCATTTTCTTTCCAATACGAATATTGTTCTCCACCTGCTTCTTCAAATTCCCAATATTCTTTTGAAGTTTTATCTAAATAAAGATAAGCATTTACAACATAATATTTTGGGAAGATTCCTTTTATAGATTTTATAAGAATAGTCGTTCCCGGTTCAGGGGGCTTTTCTTTTAATGTAAACCATTTCATTTTTATATCATTCCTTTTTTTTCTATATATATTATAACAAATTTTTATAAAAAAATCAAAAAAAGAAAAATGCGATGGAAAAAAGTCCAAACGCATTTTTAATTCAGATTGACGAGCACTTGCGCCCCGAGCCATTAAGAATAAGAAATTACTCCTAATGAACCTAAATAATCTGCTATATGAGAAGCACATGAGTAACAAATTTCAAGATTAGATAATTCAATAGAATCTTTTAAAGATCCTACTCTTTTTTCATTACGCATAATAAACCTATATTTATTAATAGGTATTTGTGTTGTTATAAAATTATCTTCTTCAGGTATTTCCTTTTTACATATATCACATTTATGAATAATCATTTTTTCTCCTTAAAAGAAATATTTAGATGAATCTATAATTTCATAATCCTACATTATAAGCTGCGGATAAACGTTGTTATTCCATTGATTTGCATTACATTTGCAAATTGCATTGAGTTCTAAATATCCTGTTGTTGTAAATTTTTCGATTTCCTATTCAGTTCCGCCAAATTTTATAATAGATAATCCATTAGGTAAATTAAATTTTAAAGTATTACTTTTCATTACCTGAAAATTAGAATTTGTAATTTTAAAATTAATATTTACAAAAGCTCTATCAATATCTTGCCCCCAATAGTCATTCATTTCTGCAATATCTAAAATTGTTTGGTTATTATTATCTCTTTCTTTAAAATCATAATCAACTCTATAAATAGGTTCAACAGAAACATCTTTTAAAAGATAGTCTATTCGAGAAAGAAAATTATTAATCTAATTCCCTTGGACACTTAAACCCGCAGCATTCTAATGTCCTTGTACATAGACTACCTATGGACAACGTTCAAGAACTTCTTTAAAATTATTAATACCAGTTTTAGTATATCCACGCATTGAACCCTCATAAGTTTCTTTTCCATTTCTATTGGTTCGAGTTAATAAACAACATGGTCTTTGGTATTTTGCCATAAATTTATTTGCAATTAAACCACGAATTTCTGTTGGAATTTGACCAGGCTCAAGAAGAAATAAAAGAATTTTATGATCTAACATATGATTAGTTTCAATCATTTTTTCTAACATAGTTAATCCAGCATCTTCTGCTCTTGTTTGTCTATTCTTAACATTTGTAACTGTTCTAACTGCTTGTAAAACTAATTTTTCTGTTTCTCCTAATTTATGCCCGCGTTTATTTGAAAGAACTTCTTCAAAAGCCTTATGATTTAACATAGAATTAAAAAGTAATTCTTTCTAATTTTGAGTGCCACTTCTTGTAATGGCATTAATAAAAGGAACAATAAAAAATGCTGCTCCAATTGATGTACAGGCGGCAGCCGCATCAGAGGGCACATAATCTGCCTTGGATAAAGGAAATGAATTTTTATCAAGCATATAATCAATAAAAGGATTTTTAATATTCTATTTTTTAAATCCTTTTGTAATAAGATAGCGAGTTTCAAATGAACGTAAAGACATCATATCTCCGCAGTTCCCAAGAGCGACAAGATCAAGAAAATTATCCGCATAATTTACTTCTAATATAGAATCTAAGTATCTACAAAACTGCCAAACAATTCCAACACCAGATAATTCTTTATTAGGATAATCAGAAAGTTGATTATTAATAGTCACCGCATATTTACTAATTTCATCTGCTAAATGGTGATCTAAAACTAATATACCAATTCCTTTACGATATAATTTTTCATGGTATTTATAATCATTACTACTTGAATCTGGACAAATCACTAATGAATAATAATTTGAAATTTTATCCACACAATCAGACAAACCATGTTGTTTGCTATCGTGCATAATCCAATTTAAATGATTATTTACCCAAGTAGGAAATATTTTATATAAATAATTAATTAAAAGTGCAGCAGATGTATATCCATCACAGTCGCAGTCAACTATAATAATTGCATTTTTGTCTTTTGAAATTACGTTTAAAAGTAATTTTAATCCTTGATATAAATTTTCTTCACCTAATAATAAAGGTGAATTAATGTCCTAATCTGATAAATTAATATAATGTAAAATATCCTTTTCCGCAATTCCTCTATTATATAAAATTTGTTGAATTGCTGAGAAATTCTTATTTGGTTGATTTATTAATTCATATTTCACTTTAATTGAACCTCCCCAAAAGGAAGCCAATCTGCAATTGCAATATGACATCCAAATATTTTTCTTGGAGAATGTTTTAAATCTTTTAAAAGAAATGATGATTCTTTTTTTATTTGTAAAAAAGTGTCTTCATTCATAAGAATAATAGGGTATTCATAATTTATTATTGTATTAATTTGAAACATCAAATCTGTATTTTGATATATATATTCATCTATTGCTTTTTTTATTTTATCAATATCTATTTTTATTACATTCATTAGTTAAACTCCTTTATTATAATATTTCTATATATATTATAACAAAAAAAGAAAGAATTGTCAACTCAATTCTTTCTTTATTCTAATATTATTCTATTTTTAAATAACTGAAGAAAATTTTCTTTTCCACAATCAATGGGCGAATCTTTATATCCTAAAATATCTTCTTTATCAAAAAGATAGGATATGTTAATATAACTACCATATTTATTATATAAAGTTTTTAATTTAATAACCCATTTTTGCCATTCTTTATCTCCAATTGCCTGGAACTGTTTATCAAAAGCAACAATGATTTCTTTGACTCCAAGAGATAATAATAATTTAACTTGATAATTAATTAAATTACTGCCGCAACAAGCCACGCTAATATCAGACTCTTCTCCAAAATAAGATGCATATAATAACGTTGACTTCTCGCCTTCAAATACTATTGCTTTTTTAAATTGAGAGATAGCCTTTTTACTATTATTAAGATTATAGAGTGAAAAACCTAATGGATGATTGTACATTTTACCATTAATTATAGCAGGACGATATTTACCATATATTTCATTTTCTTTAATTAAAGTTCTTTCTCTAATACCAATCAAGTTCCCATCTATATCGTAATGAGGAATAACTATTCCTTCATTTACAGGATCGTAACATATGCCTCTTGATTCTATAATATCAAAAGAAATATTCTCTTTTTCCCAAGGGAGGATGTGGGGGCGTGGTAAATATCTTAATACTTTATTATCATAAGTTTTTAATTCCACAATTTGCGGTTGATTTTTTTCTTTATTTCTTTTGAAGTTATTAATAATTTGCCAATCTTCATTTGCTTCTTGATTATCTTCAAAATTAAATGTTTCTGCTGTATATCCAAAGTATCGAGCTACAAATGCAATAGCACGCGGTAGAGAAAAATCTTGAATACCCGCAGTTTTATTAATTCTTAATACTAAGTCATATATATCAAATGAAGCATCGCCGCATCCTGTGTAACAATGAAATAGTTTAGTATTTTCATAATAATATAATTTATGACTATCGCCGCCATGACAGATTGTACGAGCGGTGAACAATCCATTTCCCATTGTTGGTTCACCGCCCAACTCACTTACAAGATCAAACACTTCTTCTATTGTTAAGTTTTCTTTAAGTGTGTTTTTATCATATTTAAAATTATTCATAATAATCTTTTAACTCAATTTTCAAACCTGCGGTTAATGTTTGAATCATTTGTAGAATATCATTATTATCAAAAATTATAAATAAATCAACCATATTATATTCTTCAATATTCCAATCAAAATCAAATACTTCTCCATGATGAGGTATAATACAAGTAGCTCCAAAATCGCCATCTGTAACCATAATTTCACTATTTATTACATCTGGACTATATTCCGCAAATACGATTCCACCATCTGGATATTTTTCTATTAATTCTTTAAATTCATTTTTATTTATAACTTTCATAATTAACTCCTTAATGCAATATCATAGCAAAAAAATTTATAATTGGATGATGTTCTGCAATTACATCAATTTTTTGACAAACTTCTTCAGCTTTTCTCCAATTTCCGCACCATAACACAAAACCTAGCCAACTCCATAGGCATTTTAATTCTTTATATGTTTTCATATTTCTTCAATATAGGCTTGTAAACAACCATCTCTTGGTAATATTACAACAGTTTTATTAACTGAAGATTTTGTTATAATATCTCCAATCCACTTATTCCAATGTGTTTCAATTAAAGAAGTAAAATCAATATTATTTCCTCTTTTGATATATCTATTTTTGTAGATAGAAATATCAGCAAAAGGAGGTACTACAACAGTGTATCTTACTTCCATTTGTTCAAATTGTTCTAACAATTGAGGATGAGTAGACACCATAACATTATATCCATTATCACTCATGTGTTTTGCTACTTTTGCATAACGAACCCAATCTTTTTCAAATGGGGTGCTTTCTAAATCTACCCAATTAGAAAATTTTGCTAAGGTAGATTTTCCAACCCCAGGGAAACCGCAAATAATCATTTTTTTCTCCTCTATTATTTTATTCTAAATTTTAAACAAAAATTCATTGTACTGTATTTATGATATATATACCACTCTTTTATCCAAATATATATAGCTTTAAAAAAATTATACCCTTTATATTTAATTCTTGGATTACCTTGACAAGTGGTTATGACTTCAATCATTTTTTCTCCTTTATAAAATAATCTCATAATCTTTTAATTGTTCTATAAATTTTATTTTTCCACAGTTCTTACAAACAATAACACCTCTAGCAAAAGAACCATATAAAAATGGACTTGCATTTTCCCAATAAAAATGTGAACATAAAATTCTATTTATAATATTTTTCATATTAAAATGCACTACTTTCTATTTTAGGTGTAACTTTAATTTTTAAATCTTCAATGTCCATTAACTCATAATTATAATTAGTTACGAATATAGGGTCAATACGACAAATACCTCTATCAGATTTACACCAAAGAAGAATATCTTTATAGCGGCCGCGTCTATTTTTATAAACAGAAATTTTTATATCAGGCATTTCAATACCCATAGAATTAACAATATTTTTTAATGATTCTCTATCATCCTGACTAGTTTGTAACATAATCATACCACAGTCAATTTTGTCTGCAATAGCTTTTGCTCCACGAAGTAGATTTTGGTCATACTGTTGAGCTGATACATAATCTGCATTTAACTGAGTTGCAGACATAATAAAAACACCATATTGATTACATAAATCTTTTAACCTAACACTAATCATAAAAAGAATGTTGTCTTCTCTAAGTCCTTTAACTCCAGCTTTTGAACTAATTTCACTTAATATTTTCATACTTGAATGAATATAATCCATAAAAATATATCTAGTATCATACTGACGGATACCAAATTTAATTGTATTTTCAATATCTTGAAGTGAAAAGTCTGGCAATTTTTTAATATATAAAGGACTTTTTGAAAGAATTGCGGCGGCCTCGCTTACTCGTTCCCACTCACCTTCCGCATATGTATTCTCAAGAATATGATCTTCATTTACACCAGACAAGAAAGCTATCATCATAGTTTGAATTTCATCTTCTTCCTGCTCTGTTGTAATAAACTGAGTTGGCTCACGAGTTCCATTATCTTCCCACTGTTTTGTTTCAAGATTATAAATTTTATTACAAGCAACATTACAAGCATCTGCAATCATAGAACGAGTTTTACCTACGCCAGTAGCAGCTGACCGCAAATAAAACTTTTTTAATCTTGCCCCTCGATGAACTGCATTAACTAATCTTCCATAAAGAGGATAACCAATTTCAGGATTCGTTTTTAATCTTTCAAGAAGTGCTAATGCACCATCTCCTGCTTGAATAACTCCATCTTCTGAGTTATCAACATATTTTGCTTTTATTTCATCAATTTTATCATTAATGGTATTTGCAATTTCATTAATTGGAGTGTTATCAAACCAAGATTCTTGTGCTTCTTTCTTTTTTATATCTAAAATGTTATCGGGATCATATAGCCAAGATAAATCCATTCCTACATTTTTATTATACATTCTTAAAAGTGTCATTTTTTTCATCCGATTATAATAATAATCAAATGCTGCAAGTTGACACATCTCTTTAATATTTTCTAAGTATTCTGAACCTTTATTTACTTTATATACAGCATATTTTTTTGGACGTTGCTCTAAATATTTTTCAATATCTTCAACAGAAATCTGCTTTGCCCCAAGTTGATGAAGATTATAAATAGAACCAAATAAAATTCTATGAAATTCTTGCGGGAAATCTTGTTCATTAAATTTATATTTATCTTCTAAATCCAAAAGAGAAGGATTAATAAAAACATCTCCAATTACTTGCATATTTGCAGATACGTCAACGTATTTTGAACTCATTCATTGTCCTCCTCTTCTAGCCACATATGCGGCGGCCGCACATATACTCGCGGTGATTCAATATTTATTATTCTTTCTTTTGGTATTGTAAAATTAGAAATATCTTTTTCTTTATTTATTAATTGTGCTTGGTATAAAGCATAATAATAATTTAATGCTTGCTTATAGATATAAGGAATAATACCTATACTTCCATTACTTTTGTCTAAAGAATTGCCTTCCTTTTCATAATACCATTTTAATGTTTTTAACATACCGCTATATGTATAATTATTTTCTTTTACATATCTTTCAGCAAGTTTTTTAGTTAAAATATAATTATAATCTTCTCCGAATAATTTTTTTGTATAATTATAAAAAGCTTCCATATCTCTTTCCTCTTGAGACATATTAGCTTGGTGTTCTTCCCAACATTTTATATGAGCATATCTGCGTGCGGAGACTTGTTTTGTTGGTTCAGTATCTCTATTAAACTGCTCGCCGCAATATAAACACTTTACATAATGTGCCAAAAAACATACCTCCTTTATTATATTATAACAAAAAAAATAAGACTTGTCAAAAAAATAAGTTTTGACAAGTCTTTTAAAATATAATTATTCTGATTTTGTTTCATTAGAAAGTGAGAGAAGATCGTCATAAATTAAAGAAAGAGCTTCAACTTGTTCTCGTGAGCATTGGCTCATCTTCTGACCTCGGCCGAGATAACGATCAGTAATTTGTACAATTCGAGGTTGATAAAATTCTTTAAAGACTTCCTCAGAATTATTATCAATCATCGTTTTAATTAAATTATTACATCCTTCCATGAGATTATCAAAGTTAAGTTCTTCGGTTGTGTCTCTGTAAAGATTGCTCTTTTTATCTGTGAAAAATTCTTTTCCATCTTCTTGAGCCTGTTTATCTATAGCTTCACTAATTGCAGCAACTAAATTATCATAAGAGAAATCAATATAATCTGGAGTGTATTTAAATCTCGATCCAGCTTCGTATCTTGGGGTACCGCGCATAAAAAGCTTTGTTAAATTATTTCCATCTTTATCTGTAACAATTCTAGAATATCCAATAATATCTGCCATTCTAGCTACAATATTATTTGCTCTTTTGTCAAGAGTGGGAACAATTTTATTATATTCATTTCCCGCCTCATCTTTAAAGACTTTATCTGTAGCGTGTGAAATAAGAATAAGACCATAATCCATCATTACAATAGATCGAAGACATTCATCAAATTCTTTTGATACTAGTCCATATCCCTTTCCAAAAGGAATATCACTAATGCTATCTACTCCATAACCGCCATCTGAACGAAGTGCATTATCACAGATATACTTCGTACAGTAATCATAGGCGATGTCTGTAGTATCAATAGTGATCGTATAGAACATTTCTTTTGCTTTTGGATCTTTTAACTGACGTAAAACTTTTCTAAATTCTGCCCAATTATTAATTGGCTGAGCCATTACTCCAGGAATTGCATTATAACCTTTTTCAAATGCTAAAAGAAGATTTTTTTCAAATTTTGCGGCGGTGGTTGTCTTACCACTTTTTGGCTAGCCATAAAAGAAGATTGAGTATCCACGCAAGTTTCTACTTACCTTATGCGGTTGGATACTAAAAATATCAATATCTGCCATAATTATAATATCCTTTCTTTAAAAGGGGGGAAATTAATCCCCCTTTTATTAAAATACAAATCCACCTTCAGGCACAGCCTGAGCAGTCTTTGTTACAGCGGCAGCCGCATTAAAACCAGCTCCACCGGCCGCCCTATTAGCGACACGTTCATTAAATCTCTTTTCGACTTCTGCTAACATAACCTGACGGTCCTGAGTCATTTTATTAACATCTTTAACAGTTAAAACTTCTTCATCTCCAAAATCATATGGAACCTTAGCTGTTCCTGTTACAAGATATTCTCGACTTTTTCTTTCATAAGTCTGAACAGCAGCTTCTCCAAATGCTGATTCTTCTGTTTTTTCAGTCTTAATTGTCATACAATTAATCTTACCCCAAACTTTTGTAAAAATCGGATTTGAAGGAGTTACATCTAGATTTTCAAAATAATTCATACCCATCTCATTTCTAACAACAAATGAGACCGGAAGAATAACAGGACCATATCCAAAAATTGCTCCACTAATAGTAACAAAATCTTTATCAATATTTTTTTCAGGATTTGCTTCAATATGAGTAACTTTTGTAATTAGCATATCTGTTGTAAAAGTATTTCTTTCAGCCTCTGGCCCAAGATCATTTACAATTGAACAAAAACCATTTTCATTTCTTACTGCCGCAACTTTTGACCCATCAGACGCAATAAAATCATTTAGAGCGAGTGCAGCTCCAGTACACTGAACTTTAAAAGCATTATCTTTACCACCATTAATCCATGTTCTATCCGGATTATCAATAATTTTCTTTAAAGCAATATATGTATTATTTGTCTGTCCACTTTTTGCATATGTTTCTGTAACATATGTATAATGAATAGTAACAATATTTAAACCAGATTCATCTACTGCAATATCAAGATCTCCTGCAATATACTTCGTTCCAGGATGTTTTGAATTTTCTCCAGTCACTCTTTCAGAAAGCTGATTAAAATTACTACCTGTGCTATAAACATATCCTTCAATTTTTTCTGTGTTAATAAATCTTGCGTTTGTTTTCATTCATTTTCTCCTTATTAAATCAACTTTTATATTTATATTATATTAAAAATTTTCTTAATTGTCAAAGCGGTAATCCTTACCAGCATCAGTTAGTGAATATTGAACAGGATTTTTACCGACCTTTTCTACATAACCATCATTTATCAATTTACGCATGGAACCCGCAATAGAGCGGCCAGAAGTGAAAAGAGCTTCTGCTGCCTCCTTAGATGTAAAGAGATTAGCCATTGTATCCACATTCTCTTGCATCCAAGAAAGTAGCTTTTTGCCATTTTCTGTCATAGCCCCTGAGTTTTTTATCTTTCCATCTTTAAAGTCTTCCCAAAAAGATTTTGCAAGTTTGTATTCTTCTGGATAATCATTTTCATAAATATTTGAACTAAAAATTTCTGCTTCAATAATTGTAATAAAGGCTTCCTTTTTTGTCATTATTTTATTTTTCCTTTTCATTTATAATATATTTTTTACTTTATATATATATTATAACATTTTATTTTTTATTTTTCAATTTGAAAAGGAATATTTTCATCATCAAAAATTAAATATTGAGCATAGGGTAATTCGCGCGCCCATTTAATAAAATTATTTTTAGATGGATCATTTGCTCCAGACCACTCATTTAATTTATGATTTTTTCTTTGATGAACTATGGCACGAATAATCTCATAATTTGCCGTCCAGGTTCTTGTTTGAAGCCAACTCTCAGGTAACCACCGCACCAGTTCCTTCCAAACCTGTTTATCTTTTGTTTCTATGTATTTTTGACGTAACATCTCTAATTGTTCAACTAAAAGATCTGCTAACATACCTGCGGTATTTTCTGCATCCATAGCATCATTTTCAAAATAAACTAAGTTTGAATCAAAATCATCTGTTTCAAAACAATCAAGAGTAATGGGTTTACTTGTTAATTTGTGCATAGTTGATGTACTATTAGCGGTTGTTCCAATTTTATATGTGCTCATTTCCTTCCACCAATAAATGGGAGCAGTAATATCAACAGATACAAAAATTTGACGTAAAAATTTACGATGTTCTGGTCCAGCTTTAATAAGAGTCTGAGCAAGTTTCATATCATTTGGACCTATAAAAGCTACATCTGCAACGTTATCAATCTCATTTAGTCTTAAAAGACCATTTTTAACAAGTCTACTTGCATATTCTTCTGCGAGATTATCACCTTCATTGGTAAATTCTTCTGGCCAGTTTAAATCAGGATGAAAAGTTTTAATCCATTTGTTTGCAACTTCTAGATCTTCCGTTGCATAATCAAGATTTACTAATTCAAAAAAACTATCGCTTTTATTCCAGCTATTTTTAGGATTTCTCATTCCTCTGAATGCGCCTTCAAAATTAAACACTTGAGTATGTTCAAATTTCATTTTTTACTTCCTTTCCGTATTAGATAAATTAGTTTCAACTATGTATGGTTGTACAATAATATCAGATGCAGTTGGAGATGAATATGTCCAATAATTTTTTTGCTTATATCCTTTCCAAAAACTCTCATTTAAAAGTTTTTCTAATTCCTATTTTGTTAATTCAATTTTATTATTTTTATTTAAAGTAAATACTTTTATCATATTAATTATTTCCTTTCAAAGTGTTTAAACCAAATTTATCACTTTGATACATCTATATCCAAAATTTTTCTTTTTCATTTAATAAATCTCTTGGACACTACTCCAATAATTCAAAAGTAAAATTCCAGACCCCATCTTTTTGCATAGTATTATATAATTTATTAGTTGCAGAAGCATCAATACCTAAACCACATTTACAATGCTGTTTCATTCTATCTTGAATATTTACACTTTGTCCAATGTAACATTGTTCAGTTAATAAATTAGTAATTTTATAAATTCCACAAATAGTTTTTTTACCAAAAACTCTATCACATAACTATGTCATTTGTTTTTGAAAATATTGTGTCCATATAAGTTTACTTAAAACAACAGGCTTATGAAAAGAAGCTTTTAAATTTTCTAACATTTTTACATCAGATAAATCTGCATCTGAAATTGAAAGTTTATAAAAATCTAATTTATCTTTTTTCTCTTGCTCGCGGAGACGCGCTTGGACGCCCGCACTAAGCGAAGCCCGCATTTTTTCAATTTCATTTTGTATCTATTGTTTCTATAATATAGCAGACTATCTGATATTATTTAAATCAGTATGAATAGATTCAATCTCTTGAGAAGTCTAACTATTAATTTTCTATAAATTTAATCTAATTAATTCTTTTTCTTTCTATAAATTTTCATTTAATTCTTTTTTACGATACTATTGAAACTATAATAATTCTTTATTTAATTCTTCTTTTTTTTGAATTTCTGAATTAATTAAATTATTTCTATCGTTTTGTAAAGTATGAACTTCTTCTTCTAATTTTTGTCTATACTATTCTTGCTATTGGTTTTTATAAATTTTTATTTGATTAGCTTTATAAAAAAGAATTAATCCACATATTAAAAAAAGAAAGCCTAATATTAATAAAATCATTTTCATTTTCCTTTTAGCAAAAAAGAGCCAAATTAAATTTGGCTCTTTAATTGTTGCATTAAAATTTTTATTTTTTAATAATTAGTTTTCAGCAGTTGGATCAAATGCACGACCAGCATCAGTTAACTGAATGAACTTAACTGCCTTATGTAGACCAGTCTGAGGGTCCTCAATTTCTGCGGGTACACGCACCATAAGCGGTACTTCATTCTTATCTGCATCCTTATGTCTCTGGAATGCGGATGTTACAATACCATTAACTGAACGGGTAGAAAGACCAGTGGCATCTGCAATATCCTGAGCTGTAATATCCTCATGGTCATGTTCCTTAACAAAATCAAATACAAGTTTACTGTTTTCTTTAAGCATTATTTTTTTCTCCTTTTAATTAAATATTATTATTTTATTTAGATGAATTTAATATTTATCACCATATTTTTATTATATCAAAAAATTTTTAAAAAGTCAAAATATTAGTGAATAAAATATTTAATTTAACATTTTTACTTGCCATTTTTTAAAGACACTTATTTTTATTATTCATCTTAATTACATTTATATTATATTAAAAATTTTTTTAATTTTCAATATATTGCTTAATAAAATCTGTTTCTGAAATAATCGGAATACCCCGACTTTGAGCAGCTTTATTTTTAGATGATGTACTATTTACATCATTATTAATTAATAAACTGGTCTTACTAGAAATAGAATCAGACACTTTACCGCCACAAGATTCAATAATAGCTTTTAATTCAGCTCTATTTTTAAATGTAGTAAGTTTTCCAGTAATAACTATAGTTTTTCCTATGAGATTATTATTCATTTGAACGTTGTTAACAACAGGAGCTTCAAAGATTAAAAGTTTAGAAATTCTATCAGCTTCCGCATAATCAAAATTCTTAATACTTTTATTCATTTCTTCTCCAAAATTATCTAACATAGAAAAATCATATTTATCATCATTAACCGCATTACGGAAATCTTCATATGTTTCAAAATAATTAGTTAAATCTTTTGCGGCGGTCCGCCCTATAAGGGGGATGCCAATTGCAGATATAAAGGCATCAAGTGTTGTATGTCTATGCTCTTCTATTGATTTTAAGATTTTATCTACAGAAGCTATTCCAAAACCAGGCTTTTTAATCCATTCATTTCTATATTGATTAAGATTAAAAACTCCTTCAAGATTTTCAAGACATCCCCAATCAATTAACTTTTGAAAAGTAGCTTTAGATAATCCTTTAATATCAAGACCCTTTTTCCCACAAAAATGCTCAAGTATATTAATAAATTTTCCCTGGCATGAGGGATTAGTACATACAATAATTTTTACACCATTATTGTTAATAATTTCTACATCTTCACCGCAAATAGGACATTTTTCTATTAATGGAATAATAGGACTACTAGGTTTTTCTTTTGGTTTTTCTGCACTATAAATTTGCGGAACAATCATATTTGCTTTAAAAACCTGCAATTTTTGTTTTTCAAAAGGAATACCTAAAATATTTTCCATTACACTTAAATTATGTAAACTTGCTCTTTCTACTGTTGAACCGTCAATATCAATAGGATCAAACACTGCTACTGGAGTAAGAACGCCAGTTCTTCCCATTGTCCAATGAATATATTTTAGACGAGTTGAGTAAGTTTCATCATAAAATTTATAAGCTAAACCGCCCTTAAAATGATGATCTGTGCGACCAGCCGCCTCATAGTCATCAATATTATCATATTTAAAAACAATTCCATCAATAGGATAAACATCTTTACAATTGTTCTTAATTAAAGTAACAGCTTCTTCAATTGAATAATTTGAACTGTTATTAAAATATGGAACAATTTTAAAATTTAAAAGATTTAATATTTGTAATTTATCTGTTAAAGTTTGACAGTCTTTTTTATTAATTATATCCCATGCAATAAAGGTTAGGTTGCGGTTAACACATTCTTTTGAATCTAATAATCTTATGCTTCCACTTGCAAAATTTCTTGGATTTTTATAATCATTTTTAAATTGTTCAAAATTTTCATAAGTACATATAACTTCTCCATCTACAATTAATTCATCTTTATAATTAATTTTTTGTGGAATTGAAGAAATTATTTTTGCATTATGAGTAATATCTTCTCCTTCAATACCATTTCCTCTTGTCTCTGCGGAAATTAATTCACCATTAACATATCTTAATGAACAAGTTAATCCGTCTAATTTTGCCATAGCAATCCAACCATGCCCATTAACAAAAGATTTTATATCTTCAATATTTTTTGTTTTATCAAGAGAAAGCATGGGGTGATTATGTTTAACCTTTTTTAATTCAGAAACTTTTTCAAAATGAATGGTTTGAGTTGGCGAATTTGGATAAATAATACCAGTTTCTTCTTCTAGTTTTTGCAGTTTAAAATAGAGATTATCCCACTCTTTATCGGTAACTTCTGGATGTCCTTCATCATAAAGTTTTGTTAATCTATTTAATTCATTAATTAAATTTTTAATATCGTATTTTTCCATTTAATTAAATCCTTTTACCAAATATTTATAAGTACTTCTATACAGGGAATATAATCTCCTCCACCAAAATTAACTATAATATCTACTATATCTCCTTCTAATTCTTCTATCTGAACTTCTTTATCTACTGTAACTGTCACAGGAATTGTATTTATTAAACAAAATTTATACATTTTTAAAAATTCAGAAGGGTTATTTGTATAAAAAGTAGCTAACATAACATTATTATTTACATTTATCGCTTTTATTAGAGTTTCATTTGAAAGATTTTTCATAATTTTTCTCCTTGTCTTTTTATAAATATATTATAAAATATTTTTTATAAAAAATCAAAAATGAGGGGATAGTTCCCCTCATTATTTTATAATTTTACTACAGATAAAATATTTGATTTAATCATAATATTTCCAAAACTATTGCGACCGGATAAAGGTAAATCTTCTGAAGAAATACAAATAGAATTCGGCTGTCCTGTTAATAGCACTGTGTCTTTATCAGACAAAATAGTTGCACCAATAATATGTCCACAGGTTTCATTAGGATGATAAATTAATAATCCTTTTCCGCCTCTACCTTGTAAAGTAAATTCGTGAATAGAAGTCTTTTTCCCATATCCTTTAGAAGAAAATATTGCAATTATATCATCTTTAGATTGAATTGGTAAGCCAATAATTACTTCATCATTTTCATTCAATTTTATAACTTTAACACCTGCCGCAACTCTGCCAATAGGGTTAATATTTTTACTTTCAAAATGAATAGACATTCCATTTTTTGTAATTACAAGTATATCTTCTTCATTAATAAAAGCTACATTTGCAATAGAGTCATTTTCGTTAAGCTTAATTGCAGCGATGCCAGTACTACGTTTTATTTTAGTATATTCATCAAGATAGGTTTTCTTTATTAATCCTTGTTTGGTAAAGAATACTACATATTTTGCTGTATTACTTCTAGCAAGAGATGTAATTGCAATTACTTCATCATCCTGATCCATATTAATTAATGTACCAACATGAACCCCTTTTGACACGTTTGTACCCACGGGAACTTCATCTACAATAATTTTAAACATCTTGCCTTTTTTAGTAAAGAGAAGAAGATTATCAATAGTATTAGTAGAAATAGTGGACATAATTACATCATCTTTTGTTTTAACGCCTTTCCCATTTTTTCGTTGTACTTTAAATGATTTTTTCGGAATACGTTTAATATCTCCAGTTTGAGAAAGAATTACAACGCAGTCTTCTGGAACAACTTCTTCAATAATTTTATCTTCTGGTTTAATTTCAATGTTAGTTAATTCGGTGCGGCGAGCGTCTCCATATTTCTTTACTAAATCTCCTAAACGAGATTTAAGAATACTCTTTTGACGATTTTCATTTGCAAGAATATCTTTTAAATCTTTAATTTTATTCTCAAGTTCTTTAGCTTCCTTTTCTAATTCAACTTTTTCAAGTTTTGCAAGAGAAGAAAGCCTCATAGCTAAAATTGCTTTTGCTTGATTATCTGTAAAGTTATATTTCTTAATTAAATTTTCCTTTGCGGCGATCGCACTTTCAGAGCCCTTAATCAGCGCTATGATGTTGTCAATATCCTCGAGCGCCCGCAGTAAGCCATTAACAATTTCAAGTCTATCAATGGCTTTGTTTAAATCAAACTCAGTTTCTCTTTTGATACATTTAATATTATGGTCAACATAAATTTTAATACAATTTTTAAGATTTAATTCAGTTGGGACTTTATTAACAAGAGCAACCTGATTGTAACTAAATGAACTTTGTAAATTTGTTTTTGCAAAAAGTTTATTTACAATACTTGCGGGATTAATACCTTTATCGCATTCGATAACAATTCTAACACCTTTTTTGTTAGATTCATCACGAATATTATTAATACCTTCAATTTCCTTTGCATCTGAAACTTCACCAATTTCAGTCATTAATCCTTCGATGGTGGTGCCATATGGAATTTCTGTAAAAATAATTTTCTGCTTATCAATTTCATATTTACCACGAATTTTGACGCTACCATGCCCTGTTTTCATAATTGCAGGAATATCTTTAGAATTAATAATAATACCGCCAGTTGGAAAATCTGGCCCTGGTAAAGTAGGTTCTAACCCACTTAAATAAGCGTGGATAGCAACTGCGACATCAGTAAGATTATGCGGCGCCCAAGAGCAAGCCATAGCCACACCAATTCCGCTATTAGGATTACAAAGAAGATTAGGAAAAATACTTGGAAGTTCAACAGGTTCTTCTGTTGTTTCATCATAATTAGGAATGAAATCAACATTGTTTTTCTTTAATCCTTGGAGCATTCCATCTTCTGTTAATTTAGAAAGTCTTGCTTCTGTATAACGAGGGGCGGCAGGCCCATCTCCCGCCTGGTTGCCTACATTACCATGGAAATCTATAAGAGGATAACGCATCACCCAATCTTGCGCGAGTCGCACTAATGCACCGTATATGGACGAGTCTCCATGTGGATGATAGGAACCCATTACATCTCCAACGATCTTTGCACATTTTACATGGGGTTTATTACTAGACCTTCCTCCTGTAAAAGCTCCATATAAAATTCTTTTAGCAACTGGTTTAAGACCATCAGTAGCATTTGGTATTGCTCTATCTGAATTGACGGATGCGGCGTATTCAATGAAGTTTGTACTTAATTCTTTTATTAAATCACTCTGCATTGTTTGGCCTCCAATTATTATTTATTTTTTGAAGTAATGATTCAAAATATTTTAAATCTTCTTCATCTGCTATATCTCTTTGCTTTGCTTCTTTTGCACTACAACAATATTCACTTTTCCACATTGAAGAAGCTTCTTCTAAACAACCTTTATAAGCATCATATATTTCATTTAATACATTAAGTTCCATAAGTTGCCTCCGCACTATGTTGCTGAATAAATCTTTTTCTAGGAAGAATTTGAGTTCCCATCAAATCATCAAATAATTTATTAGCCGCCGCAACATCTTCTACAGTTACTTGTTTAATAATTCGCTTGTCTGGATCTACAAGAATTGAGGTCTCATCCGGCGACATCTCTCCTAATCCTTTTAGTCTGTTAACGAGATATTTCTTTCCTTTATGACTAGCTCTATATTTCTCAAGTTCTGCGTCATCTTTTAAATAAATATAAGTGTCTTTACCTTCTGTAATTTTATAAAGAGGGGGAACTCCTGCATATACATATCCATCAAGAATTAATTGCGGACAGAAAGTCCATATAAAGGTGTAAAATAGATTCTTAATATGACTTCCATCAACATCAGCATCGGACTCAATTATAATCTTTCCATAACGAAGATCTTCTTTATTATAAGTCAACTTCATAGTCTTCATATCAACAGTAAGACCAAAGGCATCAATCATTGTCATAATTTCAGCATTTTTCTGAATTTTATCAAGTGTTGCTTTTCTTACATTAAGAATTTTGCCACGAACGGGCATAACCGCAACGAATTCATTATCACGAGCTAACTTTAAGTTGCCAGAAGCTGAATCGCCCTCCGTTACATATATCTCACATTTCATGCGGTCTTTAGACCAGCAATCCGCGAGTTTACTATCAAATTTAAGAGCTTTTTGTTTCTTTTTATTCTGCTCTCTTGCCTTGTCTCTTGCCTTCTTTGCAGCGTCTCGTGCTTTACGAGCGGCAGCCGCCTTCTCAAAAATAGATTTTACTTCTTTCTCATTATTATTTAGCCACACTTCAAGATTTGTGCTTAAAACAGAAGTAAAAGGTGTCATATCAATCTTTGTGATTCTACTTTTGACCTGTGCATCATATCCAACATTAGGGGCAGTAATATTAAATACTACATACATTCCCTCTTGAATGTCATCACCAGTTAAATTAGTATCTTTTTCTTTCAACCACTTTTTTTCTTTAAAGAATTTATTAAATTCTCTTGTAATAACTGTTTTAATCTGAGTAATATGAGGTCCAGATTCTGTTAAACCAGTATTAACATAAGGAACTATGGTTGAAGAATAATTTCCAGCATAAGTAAGAACCATATCAAGTTTATTCTTACCTTCTGAGAAATTCATTGAAAAACGATTATTAATAAGTTCTGTATCTTTTACAGCTTTATCTACGAGATCGTTAATTCCATTTTTTGAATAATATTGAACAGAATTATCTCCGCCAAGATTTAAATTAATAGTTAATCCTGGACAAAGACAAACAATAGTTTCAAATAAATCTTTTATTTTATTTAATTCAACTTCTGTATGAGTAAAAAATTCTTCAGATGGTTTCCAAGATACTCTTGTGCCTGTTTTTCTTCCGGTTATTTCATTACAAATTCCAGCTTCTCGTTTATCAAAAACTCCTTCAAGAAATCTACAATTTTCAAAATGATTATCTCTAATTGTAGTAACTGTGAGCCAATGAGAAAGAAATGTTGTGATTTTAGAACCAATACCAAAAGATCCTAATGATGTTCCTTCATAAGTTCCATCGTCACGATATTTTCCTGAAGTATTTAATACACTAAAAGCAGCTTCAAGAATTGTTTTTCCATCGTCTCTAAAAGAATTTGGAATAAATCCCTGTCCATAATCTCGAACAGTAACAATGTCTTTATCAATGGTTACATCAATTTGAGAACCATGTCCAAGACGATATTCATCAACTGCATTAGAAATAATTTCAACTAAAAGCTGTGTTGAATATGTACAGTCGCCTGCATATACCTGAGGACGTAAACGAGTAAACTCAAGAGGGCTTAAACTTTCAATACTATCTTCAGTATATAGATGTTTATCATTCATATTTAACAAAACTCCTATTCTTTTTTAATTTTAATAAAAATAGCATCATTACATCCATTATTATCAATATCTACAATTTTATAAGAAATACAATCATTATTTTCATCTATTGAATTTATAAAAATTTCAGTGTCATTTAATCCTCTTGATGGCATCTGTTCAAGTATTTTAATTAAAAAATCTTTAGCTATCATTTATAATTTTACCTCTTTTTTATTATATAATATATTATAACATAATTTTTTAAATTTAGCAAGTTTTTTCAGAAAGACTAATATTTATATGGTTTTGTAATATAATATTTGAAAATTTTGGCACGTCTGCCGTTGCAAGAGCATCAGCCAATTCGTTGCCTATAATTCCTTTATGACCATCGACTTTAATTATATAGATTTGATTTATGAAAAAATTTATATTATAATATTCATATAGAGATAAAATAATATCTAAATTTTTTATTGTTTTGCCGCTACTGTTTTGCCAATTATTTTGGCTCCATTTATAAATCCAAGAATTGAGGATATTTATACAATATGCAGAATCAGAATAAATAGTTGCTTGATTGTTTTTATATTTTGTATTTAATAATTCAAATGTTTTTAAAAATGCTTTTAATTCCATTTGATTATTTGTTATATTATCAAAATATTCGCAATAAGCATCAATTAAATTATAATTTTCATCAAAAATTACTATACCAAAACCGCCGTGAGAGTTTTCTTTTCCGTTGCCGCGGCAGGCCCCATCTATATAAATATATAACATATTTTATACCTCTTTAGCTTTATAATAATATATTATATAATAATAATTTATTTTTGTCAAAAATAAAAAAGAGGTATTTAACGACATTTATGTCGTTAAATACCTCTTCAATACACGTTAATTATTTTGTAAGTTGCTTAAATGTCTGATTTATTCCTGTTGATGCACCGCCAGAAGCAAATCCAATCGCAATAGCGTTGATTATATCCGTTGCGGGGAAGTCTGGAATAATATACATTCCGCAACCACCTAACACCGCACCAATAATAAGTACAATAGCAGGAATATATTTATTATCTATTGGAGAAACTTTAATTACTTCACCTATAAAATAACAAATAACAGTAATAGCAACTACAGTTGCAATACCAAAAGTTTCCATTGTTATTATCTCCTTTTGTATTAAAATATTTCTTAATATAATTTAAAAAAGTATTAAAAACATTATTTTGTTTTGACCTATAAATTTTTAAAATCTTTAATAATTTCTTCAATAGAAACTGGAAAACAGCTATGAGCATCAACCGCAACATTATAAGAACCACATGGTTCAAACTTTTCTTTAGAATGAGTATGCCCAGCAAGACAAAGTATGCGCTGCTTTAGCGGTTTTTGATAATCATCAAAATTAGTTGTGCAAGTAGGATAATGACTAAGATAAAAATGCCATTTATGATAATGAAATACACTAGCATAGCCACAAATTTCAACTACATTAGGGCATTCTGTCATCGCAATACTGCGTGTGTTGGTGTCATGATTTCCCCAAACGAGATGAATTTTTCCTGGAAGCTGATTAAAAAGACTAATTCCCGCATCTAAATCTCCAAGAAAAGTATCCCCAAGAAGATATAAGTCATCGTCATGTGTTATAATTGAATTAAAATTTTCAATAATTGTATCATTCATGTCATAAATAGATTTAAAACCGCGTGGTTCATATATAAATGGCTTATTGTGATTAAAATGTAAATCTGATGAAAAATAAATCATTTAAGATACTCCTCCTTTGTATTTAATCTGATCTTCTTTGCTATTGTAATAAAAAATATAATCAAAGCCTTCACTGAGAGACGGTTCTACAAACTGAAAATACATCCGTCGAATAGTCCCTCTAGGCACATAGGAGCGGGTTCCCTTGCGTTTTTCATTTCTTTCTAAGCAAGTTTTTAAATCTTCATTAATCCAAATAATATTCGCATATGTATACCCAGTTACATGATCAAGAAGATATTTTCTTGATTTAGGGGTAAGTGAAGTCTGATCAACTAAAACATCTTTATTTTCAGCTAATGCAGTATTAATCTGTTTCCAAAACTCTTTAAGAACTTCATCTTCGTGAGAAAAATATTCTTCATTTGGTTTTACAATTGAAAAACGAATTTTATCACGAGAAACAATAACTAAATTTTCATCTTTTTTTACTTTATTTTTTAAAAAAGTTGATTTACCTGCACCAGGACATCCGCACATTAAATATAAATTACCCATTAAATAACACCTCTTTTTCTTAAATTATTTTTAAAAATTTTATAAGGCTCTTTTCTTTCTCCATCTTTATTAAAATTATTATATTTTATTTCTAATTTAAAATCTTCATAATTATAGTGAGTAAAAAATGGGTGAATTTCAACATGATTACATTCTTTTTTACAATGAATACAATATAATTTTTTTAAATGTCCTGCTTTTCTATAGTGGCCACTTCTTCTTGGAATATTAATTCCTCTATTCCCGCAATTAGTACAATACATTTCTGAAATTAAATTTTGTGACATTATTATCCCTTCTTTCTGTGATTTATTCAATAACATTAATTGTAATGGTAGGCTGCTCAATTCCAAATTCATTTTTATCTATAGAAATATAAATAGGCTCATCAGTATCAGCTTTATTTTTTCGTCCTATTGGTAAATCAACAAGATGCCATGGAATATCAAGCATACTACCTTCGAATAAAGGCTCTGTACTACTATCGCCCCAAATAACAACATCTACTATAGGATCAATTTGTTTTATCCATGTTTTAAGTTTCATAATAAACACCTCTTTTTCTTTATATATATTATAACAAAAAATAATAAAAAAAACAAATAAAGATTATCTTTATTTGTTTTTCTTTTATTTTTACTGATGATATTTAAGTAAATATGTTGGTGATACACATTTAAATGAGCGGGTTCCATCAAGAGAACGGAATACAACCCCTTCTCTTAGCTCGCCATCAATGACGGATTTTTCACTATCTACATATTCACGAAGTTCATTTAAAGTATTTGGTAAAACATAATGAGTATCTAGGATTGGTACACAAGGAATTCCGTATAACTTCTCAAGAAGATCTTTCATATATTCAGAATTCCATCTGCCTTCTGTTGAAGTGATGAAATTAAAGGCCATAAAATTGTGTTCATTCATATGATATCCACGTTTTTGGATACTATCTCCATAAGTTTCTCCTTGGATAGTAATCCAATCACAAACTGGAAAATGATTCAACATATCTTTCATTTTATTATAAATATCATATTTTTCTGCCATTTCAGTATAAACATTAGTATTATAAAAACAAGCTTTATCTGGCTTGTCAAAAACTACATTTCTTGAGCATACATAAAATTCATCTTTATGAGGCCATCTGCCGCGTTTTATTGTAAAAGTGGTACTAGTTCCATCAATTTTCTCTGTTGCAATCCATTCAGACTTATCATTGAAAAGATACGGTAAATTTTCTATTCTTTCTTCATCAGTCTTTTTTACCCACTGAGGCCAGTTATTTTTCTTATCTCTTTTACGTCCAAAAAGCACAAAAAGAATTTTTTTACCCCAAGTGTGTTTCATAAGCCAGCGAAAAGGCTGTTTAGAAAAGAGTTTCCCATGACGTTGAGCCATTCTCTTGTACTTATCAACAGAAGCTGCTTTTCGTTTATTATCACTTGCTTCTGCATAAGTTACACCAAGTTGTTTAGTTAAGAAACGAGATTCATCATCTACCCCATGCTTGATACCATTGTTATCTACAATATCAAGATATGTTCTATCTCCAACAAATTGAGGAACAATAGTCCATCCAAAATTTGCGGCAGACATTAATAAGCCCTGAGAAATAGACTTGCACATTTTTTGAGTTTTAATTTTATAGTGTTTTTTAGAAAGAAATTCCATATTAGTGAAAGGCTCTACTTCAGGTAACTTAGAGTCGATTTCAAAATAAATAGCAGGATCACCCGCACGGAATTCTCCCTTTCCAACTACAACAGTCCAACCGCCAACATGAGCAAGCTCAACTCGATCATATCCTTCAATAGGAGTAATGTTATCAATTAATACAATATATGCTAATTCTCTTTCATTGTTTTTATTCAGCATTATTTATCACCTATTTCATTTATAAATTCGTCAAATAATGTAATCATTTCATTTTCTTCAATATAAAATATATCTTTTTTATACTTTTTGTAATACCAACTAATAAAATTCATTATAAATTGCCCAAACCGCCAGTCCGGAAGCTGTTTATGTGCTTCTTTTAAAGCGTTGTAGAAATCATCAAGCCTATTAATGTCTCTCATCATCTATCTCCTTTTGAATAATTTTATCAATAATTTCTTCTGAATTTTCAAGCATGAAAGGACAAGGGTCATTTTCTTCCATACCTATTGTGTATGCACATAAATTTTCTTCAAATGCGTTGCCATATGGACACCGATAACTAACATAGCATATTTTCATATTTTTACTTCCTTTCTTTTTATAATATTATTATATTATTTTTTTTAAAAAAAATCAAATAAGATTTTAAAGGTCAAGCTAAATTAAACAATATTTTAGAATTTTTATATTCAATATGAAGAAAAAATAATAATTAATGCAAAAGTTTTAAATAGGAGGTAATATTATGATTCAAGGAACCACTCCTGTAATAACTTGCATTTTAGAGAATGCTTCAGATATAATTCAAAATTCTAATGGAAATCTTTATATGAGTATTTCTCAAGGTCCAATAGTTTTAACTAAATAGAAAGAGGATTTAGTAATAGAAGAAAATAAAATTTCAACGAAATTAACTCAAAAAAATACATTAATGTTTAAGCCTGGTGAGGTAAAAATTCAAATAAAAGGAAAGACGAGCGATGGAATTGTTTGGGCAACTTCTATTTGCGTCGCAGATATCACAGAAATTTTATATAAAAAGGTGATATAATTATGGACAAAGTTTTAACAATAAAGATGTCTCTTGATAAATCTAATATAAATAAAACTATAAATATGAAATTAGATAACACTAATCAAGATATATCAATGTCCATTCCAGATCCTTACTATAGTATTGCGGAAAAGGATTATGAAAAGTTAATTAATTTACCAAAAATTAATGGCGTAACATTGATAAAAGATAAAAGTTTTGAAGCTTTAGGGTTAGAATCATTAGCAAACTCTGAAATTGAAGCATTATTACAATAACAAGAGAAAAGGAGAATAAAAAATAATGGGAAAGTACTTAGATAATGAAGGCCTATTGTACTTTTGGCAAAAAATAAAAAATACTTTTGCTACTAAATCTACAACATTATCTGGATACGGGATCACGAATGCATATACGAAGGGCCAAGTGGATAATGCAATTTCGCAGGCAATACAGGCTATTGATAGTGGTGTTGTATCTGTTAATGAAAAAACAGGCGAAGTTGTGTTAACATCTGCGGATATTAACTATAATGCAACTACCTCAATTGAGGCGGCGATTGATCAATTAATGAAAGGTACTCCAGTTACTACTGTAGATGAAATTGCAACTGATTTAAATGACATTGGTGGCACGACAGGAACAATTATATTATCAAGATGGAATCAAACTACTTTAAATACTCCATTTACACAAGGAATAACAGAGACTTATAATGCAGGTATTTGTATTACATATAGCACTGGCGCAAATTACAGGACTCAGGTTGTTTTTGTAAATGCATCTAGGTATACTGCGCGTAGAGGAATGAACAATGGAACGTGGCAGACTTGGGAGTTAATTCCTAAGCTTTTTGATATTCCAACAAAACTAAGCCAGCTTACTAATGATGGTAATTTTGTATCAGATGCTAATTACGTTCACACTGATAATAATTATACAACAACAGAAAAAAATAAATTAGCAAATTTAGTAACTGGCGTTTCTTCAGTTAATACAAAAACTGGTGCGGTGACATTAACTGCGGCAGATATTAATTATGATACTAATAATACCGTGGCTGCGGAAATTGCTGCTTTACTTGATGGCGTGGATTCTATTGTTATAGATGAAATGGCAACTGATTTAAATGATGAATATGTTTTAAATGGTGTTAAATTTAGTAAATATGATACAAATACTTTAAATACTCCATTTAAAGAGGGTCTTTCACCGGATTATCCAGGCGGTTTATGTATTACATATGCATCAACTGTTAATGCTCAAACACAGTTTGCTATTTCAAATGCTTCTCGATATACCTTTAGACGTGGTAAAACAAATGGAACATGGAATGCTTGGGAAAGAGTTGTTAGATTATCTGATATTCCAACAAAAACAAGCCAACTTACAAATGACAGTGATTTTGTATCAGATGCAAATTATGTTCATACTGATAGTAATTTTACAAGTGCTGAAAAAACCAAACTAGCTGGTATAGCGACGGGTGCTACAAAAATAACAGTAGATAGTTCTCTGTCTAATTCTTCAACCAATCCAGTACAAAATAAAGTTATTAATGCAGCTTTAAATGCAAAAGCACCATTAGCTTCTCCGGAATTGACTGGAACTCCTACTGCGCCGACCGCCGCTAAGAATACTAATACTACACAAATTGCTACTACAGCTTTTGTTATGGGACAGGGGTATTTAACACAACATCAGTCTCTTACAGCTTATGCAAAACTTGCTGGACCAACTTTTACAGGAACTCCAAAGGCTCCAACTGCGGCGGCGGGTACTAATACCGAACAAATCGCAACCACTGCTTTTGTTGCTACAGCAATTAGTAATGCTCAAGTTGGAACTGCAACATTCCAGGGAACCGTTACTAAAGAGGCAGATATATCTGGATTAAGCACTTATAAAAAGGGGTATTATTGGGTTGTTTCTACCGCGGGAACATATGTGGGTCAGACATGTGAAGCGGGAGACATGATTTTCTGTGTAAGTGATAAAGGCTCTGCTTATGCGGCAAGTGATTTTAGTATAGTACAAAATAATATTGTTACTATTACAAATGCTGAAATTGATACAATAGTCGCTTCTTAATAAAGAGGTGATAAAATGAGTTATTTAGATACAAATGGATTAAATTATTTATGGTCAAAAATAAAGTCTAAATTTTATACTAAGACTGAGATAGATAAATTTGTACCTTAGATTAAAATTGTTTTTAACAAAACTGGAACATCAACCTATCCAAATTTTGGGTAGGTTGATGTTTATGATTATACAGTCTATGAAAAAGGATAGCAAGTTACATAGAATCCTTTTTTAAAAGTCGCCACATCAATTTTACGTGGTTCTACTGTATATGGAGCTACATTAAATAGTGAAGCTGAATATGAAAAATTTTTAATTTTTGCTGGCACTGATTCAAATGGGCTTTTGTTTACGGTTCAATAGTTTAATTTAGCGGCGACGGTGCAAAGTGTTTATGGAATTTATTTAAATAATCAAGCTTGTGTTGGAGCTAGTTTGCCAATGGCAAATTATCAAGAGGCTACTCAAACTTTAGCGGGATTAATGTCATCCACTGATAAAACAAAGCTTGATAATTTTATTGATGATAATATTGCAACAGATTTGAATGAAGAATATAATCTAAATGGAGTTAAATTCAGTAAATATAATGCAAGCACGTTAAATACGCCATATTCAGAAGGTCTAGCTGAAGCATATGTTGCGGGAGTGTGTATTACATATGCAACAACCGCAAATTTTCAATCACAATTTGCATTTTCAAATGCTGCAAAATATACTTTTAGACGTGCAAAAAACAATGGAACATGGACTGCGTGGGAGCAAATTAATATTGCAACATCATTTGCTAATTATTCTACTGATTTAAATTTAGAAGGTCGCACGAATGCGATGACAATGTGTCGGACAAATACAAGTACATTAAATACCCCATATAAAGAAGGTGTTATTTCTTCAAGTGCGAGTTAGTTTGTTGTAACTTATACCACTAATGCTAATAATAAAACACAAATAGCTTTTGTTAATGCATCAAATTATATTTGTCGAAGGGGTATGAACTCTGGCACATGGCAGCCGTGGGTGGTTGTTGCAACAACGGCTGTTGCAACTACTACAACAGATGGATTAATGTCGGCGGCAGATAAAGTCGCACTTGATGCAGTGGCAGCAGATTATTCAGCGGCGTTGACCGCACTGGGGGTGAATTGATATGGCAACACCATTAACTGATGCGATTAACGCTTTAACGGCATATGCCAACGAAACAACAGGGGCGAATGATGCTACGCTGAGTGATGCTGTAGAGAGCCTTGTGGCAGGATATGGTGGTGGAGGCGGATGGTCTACTGATGGAATTGTAAGTGGAACAGAACCAAGCGGAGAAATTACAATTACTGGAAATTCTATAAGAATGTATTGTTTTTATCAATGCTCTAATCTTACAAAAGTCACAATGCCAAACGTAACAGAAATACCTAGTTTTGCTTTTAGCGATTGTACAAAATTAAAAGAAGTGGTCATGCCATCTGTAACATATATTAACCAGCGTGCTTTTCAAAAAACTGCCTTAGAGCAATTTGAAACAAATAGTGTTATAGATTTTAATGCCTATGTATTTAATGGATGTTCAAATTTGGTTAGGGTTTCTATGCCAAATACACCGACGAACGCAAAGTCAAATAGCATATTTTTTAAATGTGTAAATATGACATATTGTGATTTCGGCAATATTTCTGCCATTTAGAATTCTTGTTTTTATTATTGTAGAAAATTATCGACATTAATTTTGCGAAATTCAAGTGCTGTAGTAACATTAAAAAGCATTAATGCTTTACAAGATTCTTCAATGAGAAAAGGCGGATCAGGTTGTACAATTTATGTCCCGCAAGCATTGGTTGAAGATTACAAAGTCGCAAACAATTGGCATACATATTATAGCTATGGCACTATAACTTTTATGCCAATTGAAGGCAGTGAATATGAGATTTAAAGGAGGAAATATTATGCAACACTTTTTAGTAGAATTACAGAACCGCCCCGACGGCATCACTAATAGTTCCATCAAAGCCTATAGCTCACTGGCCAACGGACTGGCGCAGTATTACGCGAGGGCGTCCGTGGCCGTAACAACCAAGGACTACACAAGCGTCGTGCTGACCCTGACAAGCGCCGAAGGTGATATCGTGCAGGCTCAGCGTTTTGAGACCCAGTACGAAGCAACAACTTAAAAGGAGGTTTAAAATAAGTGTTTCAAAATTTAAGATTATTAGAAAAACTAACTCCAGTAACTAAAACTCGTTTTTATGATAATCAAATTGTTTTTATTATAAATATAGACACATCAACAACTCCACAAAGAGCCTATTATAAAAGTATAACAACAGGATATGGAACTGGGACTATAAAACAAAAACTGTCAGATGGAATTCCAAATCCGCAAGCTTGTTATTTTTATTTAGGTGGAACAAAGAATGGAAGTTCAATTTCATCAGAAAATATTACAACAAAAGCATTAAATAAATTTGCTTTACATAAATAGTGTGCGATTATTGATTTTAGATACAGTTCTTATATAGCACAAGATGGTGGATTAGAAATAAATAAACCAGTATATCTTGTTTTTACATATAATAGAGATAATGGATTATATTATTTAGCAGATACCTGGTGGACACAAACTATCCCAGAGTAGGAAAATGATTATATATATATGTATATTGGTCTTGCAATTTCAACATCTGCGGATACCAATGGAAGAACATATTATATGACCTTTAGCAAGAATCATCCTTTATATTATTATAAACAAATGACTTCTGAAGATGCCGAAGGAATATATCCTTTTTCACCTGCTAAATATTTTAGTGAAAAACTTGGAAAATTATAGGATAATATTTAGACATTAACTGCGGCGGTGCAGAATTTAAATACCTCATCTTAGGGACTAAGTGATGAGGTTACATATGAAAAAGGCACCGGTGAAGCTAGCGATATTATGGTAAAAGATATTGTTAGAAATTTAGTTAATAGTACAGAAGCTTTAGATGGTGCTATTACCGCATTAAACAGTAAAAATAAAAGTTATGTTGTTTAGGTAAATCCCGCAGATACTAGTGGTGATACTACAACAACTAATTATTTTTTAACAATTACACCAACCGCAACCGGTGGATATAACCGATGGATTTGGTTGTTAATTATGAGCGGCGGAAGACTTCGTTCAAGTGGAATGGGTATTTTACACAGAGCAGGTACTCAAATTCAATTTTGTCCTTTTTATATGGGCAGACAAGATGGTGCATACTCTAATCTTATTTAGGTCAGTCCATCAACAGACGGAACCTCCTTAAAAGTTTTAAATTTAGATCCTATTCATAAATTATAGGTAACTGTTATACCTCTTGTCGGAGAGTTAGATGAAAGTAAAATTAAAGATATTCTTCAAGTTGGTTATGAACGAGTTTAAAATATTTTGATAAACTACTGATATATAAAATAATATAGCTAATGTTATATATCAGTAGTTTTTGTTTTATACTTTGAAAAAAGGAGAGACAAAAGGATATGGCTAATAATAGAATTCAATATTAGATTGGATTTAAAACTAATACTTCTGGTATATAGCCAGCAAGAAAAGCTTTATTAGAATTACAAAAAATGACTCAGGGTTAGTTTGTTAACATTAAGCCTGAAGTAGAAACTGGCAAAATGGCTCAGGCATTACAAAACATAAAAAAAGAAGCGGGTAATGTTGAAGAGGCTTTACTTAAGGCATTTAATCCTAAGTTAAATACTGTAAATACGACAGAATTTTTTAAAATACTTCAAAATAACGGAAATTCATCTATTAAAGATATGAATTCGTTATATTCTGCTTTTAGCCAGGCTGGAGCAAAAGGCTAGGCAGCTTTTAGAGGTGTTTCAACAAGTATCTTTAGAACAAATTCTAATTTAAAAGAGAGTCATAAGCTTTTAGATAAAATGGGGCAGACTCTTGGTAATACTATTAAATGGAATATTTCTTCTGGTGCGGTAAATGCATTATCTCGCGGCATATAGCAAGCTTGGGGATATGCAAAATCATTAGATAGATCTCTTAATGATATTAGAATCGTTACTGGTAAATCCGCAGATGAGATGGCTAGATTTGCGGAAACAGCAAATAATGCTGCTAAAAATTTAGGTAAATCTACAACAGACTATACCAATGCAGCTCTTATTTATGCTCAACAGGGTCTATCAGATGAAGAAATATAGAAAAGAACTGAAATTACGTTAAAAACAGCCAACGTTACTGGCCAATCCACAGACGCGGTTTCTGAAGAGTTAACTGCTGTTTGGAATGGTTATAAGGTAAACGCTGATTAGGCTGAACTTTATATAGATAGATTAGCTGCGGTTGCGGCAACCACAGCATCAGACCTTGAAGAACTTTCAACTGGTATGAGTAAGGTCGCAAGTGCGGCCGCCGCTATGGGTGTTGGTGAGGATCAACTTGCCGCTCAATTATCAACAATTATTTCTGTTACTAGACAGGCTCCTGAAACAGTTGGTACAGCTTTAAGAACTATTTACGCGCGTATCAGTGATATTAAAGCTGGTATTGATGAGGACGGAGTTACATTAGGTAACTACTCTGGTAAAATGGCGGAGTTAGGATTTAATGTTCTTGATGCGTCTGGTAACTTACGAGACATGGGTTCTGTTATGGAAGATATTGGAAATAGGTGGCAGACTCTAACTCGTGAACAGCAAGTGTCTTTAGCTCAGACAATGGCTGGTCAAAGACAGTATTCAAATTTAATTGCATTATTCGATAATTTTGAAAAATATAATGAGTCTTTACACGTTGCACAAACTGCGGCTGGTACATTACAAAAACAGCAAGATATTTACATGGAAAGCACCGCCGCACATTTAAATAATTTAAAAGCTTCCGTGTAGGACGTTTATGATTCTTTAATTAATCCATAGGGATTAAATCCACTTATTGATGGACTTAGTTAGATAGCAACACTTGGTGCATCTGCTATTGATTCTATTGGCGGTGGAGGCGCTGTATTAAAATCATTAGGCGCTATTGGTATGCAAGTGTTCTCAGGACAGATTGCAAAAGGACTAGCTACAACCGCCAGAAATGCTCAGGCAGCTAAACTTCAAATTGCAGATGTTCAAGCAAAAATACAAGCATTAGAAGCTGCACAAACTGATCGTGCAGGTAATAATGACACTACCGATAGAGCTTTAGAAATGCAAAGGTAGCTGCTTCAACAAAATGGCACTATTGATAATCAGCAATACCAATAGATACAAGGTACTATAGATAATTATGTTTAGGCTGGAAATAAACTTGAAGTTTTAAATCAAAAATTCCAAGCTTTTAAAGAACTTTTTGCCCCGACTAAAGATATTAAAGGTTTGCAATTTAGTCAAATTCCTGATTTATTCGGTGATCCAGATTTAATTAAGGAAACAAAACAACATTATGAAGAATTAAGAAAGACTTTTGCACAAACCTTTAAAGTTGTGCAATCTGCAAAATAGCAGTTTGGAGGTAATTTTGCAGACATTTTATTGGGTGATAATCAAACAATAGAATAGTTACGGACAAAATCAGAAAACTTAAAAGATATAACTTCTGGTTTGTTTGAGAGTCTTACTAAAGAAGATCCGGAAAACAAACTTTCAGAAAAATTTTCTGCTAAATTAAACGATTTAAAAGGATAGTTTTAGGAAAAAACGAAAGATATAAACTGGGGAGACTTAAATCAAGACCAGCTTTTAAAAGCAACACGTGATATTCAAGCTATTTTTAATCAAGCGGTTGCAAGTTATAATGAATAGTTAGATAAAATTAATTATCAAATAGAACTTTTAGAAAAAAATGGAGATACGGCCTCTAAAGAATATAAAGATTTAATAGAACAAAAATCTCAAATGGAGGCACAACGTACAGCTGCGGAAAATGATTATAAGAGTAAAAAAGAGCTACAAGAACAAGAAAAACGTTATCAAGGTTATGTAAATCTTACAAGTTCAATTACCCAAGTTGCACAAGCTACAATTCAATTACAAAATTTAGGTAGTATTTGGACTAATGATGATATTTCTTCAGCAGAAAAGTTCACTCAAACCATTACTAATCTTGGAATGTCTATTCCTATGATAATGAATGGAATTTCTCTTTTTAAAAACGCCTTAGTTGATTTAAAACTTGCTCAAGCAAGCACAGTGGCAGCTATGAATCCTTGGATAATTGGTATCACTGCTGCGGCTGCTGCAATAGGATTGATTGTTAATGCGATTAATGGTTAGCATTAGGCTCGGCTTAAATAGCAAGCACAGATTATTGATGATGCAAATGCTAAACAAGAATAGATAGAAAAAAATAAAGAATTATATGATTCTATTGATGATTTAAATAAACAATATGAATAGGGATAGATATCTAGAACTGATTTAAAATCTTCTATCTAGGATTTAATTAAAGAATATGGTCTAGAGGAAGATGCTGCTAAAAAATTAAGGCAAGAATATAATAATCTTAATCAGGCTAGAAAAGAAGCGGCAGAAACAGCTGCCGCAAGTGCGGATGAAGAAAATAAAGCTGCTCAAAACGCAATGATATAGCAAGCTAGAGGATATCTTTTTGACAATGGTTCTAAAACACCCTCTGGTGGATATAGATTTTAGTTAGGCGATATGAGTGGAATTTCTTCTTCTATTATAAAAGATTTCAGTGGAATAGACGGAGCACGGACATCAACTCAAATTTTAGGTGGTAGCTTTGAGGAAGCTACATATAGTAGCATCAATTTAGATAACTTAGATGTAGATTCTCTTTTAAAGACATATGATGCGATGGACGCCCTATTCCAAAAAATTCAAACTGCCAAGAAAGGTTCTGAATATTATTTATCTGAGTAGGAAAAAAACACTAATGAATGGTATCAGAATACTGAAAAATGGCTATAGGACATGAGATAGTCTGTTGAAAAATACAGAGCCTCACTTGAAGATTTAAACAAATATAGCGTTTAGTTATTAGGTTTTAATAACGATATTAACTTTGATAATGTAGATAATGCAGAAGAGTTCCTTAAAAAGCGACAAGAATTTATTGATCAAGTAGTTAACTCAAAAGATATAATATTATCTGATGGAGTTACAGGTGAAGATTTAGTAGATTCTTTCTTAAGAGAGAATTATTCTGATATTCAAATTCAATATGGCTAGATAAGTACTTTCTTAGATAAAATGAAGTAGCAAATTAGTGATACTGATGACACTTTTGCTAACCATGAAAAAGAAATCACTTCAATTTTAGGTAGTTTATCAGATGCTCAAGTTGCGGCAATAGCAAATCTAGATTTTAGTCATATAACAGATTGGTAGAATTTTGAAGAAGTACTTAAAAGAATTTCGGGAATAGATTTTTCAAATGTAGAAAGTTTGACTAATCCTGCAGACCAATACAATGCAGCTCAAAAAGTTATTGAGGAACTGTAGAAAGAAGGCACTGTTTCTCAGAAGACCTATGATGCATTAATTAAATTATAGCCAGAACTTGCTAGTCTATTTAGACAAACTTATGATGGTTCTTATGTTGCTCGCGAAGGAATCGTTAGTCTTAAAAAAGAAATAGAAGACTTTTCTATGCAAGGTTGGGAACAAGAAGTCAAACGAGCTTATGATAGTTTAGCAAGTTACGATCTTGCTCAAGCATTTAAGGAAAAAAACAAAATTACAAATGAAAATGTTGATGAAAAAATGTTTGGCTCTACGGTTACTGAGACTTAGGATAGCGATGGAAATAAGACATCAAAAGTCGACTCCGTAAAAATGGATCGTCAATATGAATATTTAAAGAGCATAAGAGAAACCAATGAAGAATTAAATGCTCAATTAATGATTTACGAGCAACAAAATGAAAAATTGCAGCATAATGTTGAAACCGCTAATATGTTATCTGAATTAATGGCTCAGTATGGAGACCCGCTTACCGCTTCTAAAGACGAATTAAATCAAAAGGCTCAAGACGCTTTACAGGCCTTATCTGATATGAGAGATAAATTAGATTAGGATGTTGATTCGGATGAGTATCAAAGATTAACAGATACCTTGGTTAAATATGGAGATTCAATTTAGGGCGTTAGCAAAGACCTACAAAAGAATGAAGATATAGCTGAAGATGTTGCATAGGCTCTTTTAAGATTTGACGATGCCGTAAAAGATGTTAAAGATAATTATAATGACTGGATGAAAGCTTTAAAGAGCGGATCCGTAGGAGATCAAGCTTAGGCAATTTCTGAATTAAGAGACGCGTATGCTGACTTACTTGATTTTCCTGAAGATGCTTTTTCAGAGCAATTTTTAACAAGTGCAGATAATCTACAATTATTAAAAGAAGCTGCTAATGGTAGTGAGGAGGCCTATGATCAGTTGGCATAGGCGGCTCAGCAAGATATTGCTGCACAAGTTGGACTTGATACTACTAAATTCGATGCTGGCTTTGATCATTTAATGGATCTTTATTATCAAGGCAAAGACATTGATGATATGGAAATTGGGGCTTCTTTAAATAATCAAGGATTCTTAGATGGATTAACATAGATGGTCAATGCAGCAAATATGAGCGCTGACCAAGCAACTGCTTATCTTGCTTCTATGGGTGTTGATGCCGACGTTATTGAACAAGATACAGAGGCAGAATAGGTAACTGAATAGACTGGCTTTAAAGCCCGTTGGACTCCCGCCCCGGCACCATTTTCAGCACCAATTCCTACTGGAGATAATTTTACAATGTCACAGGGGCTAAGTTATTTAGCTCAAAATTTATCATATGAACCAGATCCTATTTCATCAATTTCTAAAAAGTAGAATAAATCTTTTGCTTTAAAAGTAACCTCCGCACATAAGTCAACTGGTGGCGGTTTTAAATTTAAAAATGCGCCAACTAGAAAAAGCGGCGCTTCAAAAGGTAGCGGCGGCAGAAGTGGCGGCGGTGGAGGTGGAGGTAGTAGCTCTAAACCGAATACCTCTACCAAAGAAGCTAAAAAACCTGTTTAGAATCAAAAAGATATTTACCATGATATAAATATCTAGTTAAAACAGATTAATCGTTAGCTTGATCGAATGAAAGATAAGCAAGATTATCTGTGGGGAAAAGATTTACTTGATAATTTAAATAAACAAACTTCATTATTAGAAAAACAGAAAAAGAAATTATTATAGAAACAAAAAATTCAGCAACAAGATTTAAAAGATCAGCAAGCTACTTTAAAGAATTTAGGAGTAACATTTGATAAATATGGTAATATTTCAAATTATATGGCCATAATAGATGCGAAACAACAGGCTTTAAATAAGTATACTGCTGAATATAATGAATTAGTTAAAAAATATAATGCGACAACAGATGCGGATTTGAAAGCTAGTTTAGAATAGTCAATGAAACTTGTTGAAGCAAATATTAAAGACGCTGAAGAAGATTTAAATAATACAAAAACTAAGATTGGTAATTATGATAAATTACGTTAGGACATGGAAGACCTAAAAGATGAAATAACAGAATTAACCAATCGATAGATTGAATTAAATATTAAAAAATTTGAAGTAAAAGTTCAATTAAAATTAGACCTAAGTGAAGCTGAACGTGAATTTAATGACTTTATGAGAAATGTTGTTCAGAGAAGCGACGTCCTAAAAGGCGACACCGCAAATGATCTTCTTTTAAATGCAAAAAGAGGTCTTGCAAATCTGGCAACTTATTTTACAACTGCGGGCGGCTAGCCGGGTTCTCTGAAAGTAGAGACTGACGCAGCAGAATTCATAATGAAGCAAATAGAATCCATAGATAAAACAGGCACATCTTCTGTTTATGGCAACAATAAGAGTAAAGCCATGGAAGATTTAAAAGCCCGCACTGATAATATAAAAAAGATGCTTGGTGAAGTCAAAGATGCTATGGATGAAGTGTTCCAGGCATATCTTGATACTATTGATGATGTTAATGACAAATTTGAAGAACAATTTGATAATTATGATCTTATGAATTAGTTAATAGAACATAATATTGATTTAGTTGGTTTAGTTTATGGTGATAAAAACTATGGACTTATGAATACATATTATCAACAGTTACGAGATAATCAGTTTAAATAGATTGATTTGGCTAGACAAACCGCCGACTTTTGGAAGGAGAGACTCGACTAGGCTAAGAAAAACCACCCAGAAGATACCGCATTAATAAAAGCTTTCGAAGAAAATTGGAAAAACTCTATAAAACGATTAAATTCATATATTGAATAGTCAGTTAAGACTATTAAAGAAAAATATACTAATGCAATTAAATCTATATTTGAAGAAGAAGAAAAATTATTAACTGGCGGTCATGGTTATGATTATTTTGAACTTGAATGGGATTTAGTTAATAAAAATGCAGATCGTTATTTAGATCCAATAAATTCTGCTTTTGCTCTTCAAGATTTACAGAGACAATTCCAAGATGCTATGAATGATGCGGACGGGCTAAAAGCTCAAAAAGCATTGAAAAAAGTTTATGATGAGCAAGTAGGAGTTTTAAAATAGAAAGAAAAAATTAGTCAATATGATATTGACAGAGCGCAAAAACTACTGGCTGTATAGCAAGCTAGGATTGCTCTTGAAGAAGCTCAAAGAAATAAAACTTCTATGAGATTAAAACGTGACTCTCAAGGAAATTATTCTTATGAATATGTTGCGGATGAAGCAAATATTTCATAGGCTCAAGGAAATCTTGCAAAAGCACAAAATGATGTGTGGAATCTTGATAAAGATAGATTGAAAGAGATCAATGAATAGAGTCTTTCAACAATGAAAGAATTTGCACAGAAAAGGTTATAGATTCTTAACGATGAATCGTTAAATGCACAACAGAAGCAAGAGAGATTAGCTCTTTTATTCTAGCAAAATCAGCAACATATGACTGATCTACAAAGAGATGCGGCTGCGGTTAGAGGAAATCTTATTGATTCTGCGGTATTAAATAATTCAAAATTATATGGTATTAATACTGAAAATTTTGGTAAGATGACTAAAGAAGAGCAAGATCTTATTATGAAAGATCTAGTTCCAACATGGAACACTGGTATTACCGAAATGCTGGATAAAGCCGCTGGTGAAGATGGACTTTTCCCAATCTATCAAGATAGCTTAGAAAAAGCAAATAAAGCTACTGATTAGCTAACAGAAGACATGGATAAGTTGAATGACGTTTCAGGTAATGCTTTAGAAAATATGAAAAATGGTACAGATGAGAATATTGAGAAAACACAAGAGTGTATTGTTAAAACAGATGAGTTAATTGCTACATTAGGAAGAGAACTGGATGCTAGTAAAAACTTAACTGATCAGACACGAGCTCTTGCTGAAGAATATGACCATGTAGGTAAATCTGCGGAATAGGCGGTTTCTCAAGTTTATCGGTTCGTACAAGCCCAGACAGCTGCGGCCGCCGCATATAATTAGACAGCAAAAGCATATGAAAATGGAATTCAAAGAATAGATCAGGCTCAAAATAGACATTTTAATAATACTCGTCAATTAATGAATGAATTAAGTAATCTTGGTGGAGGCGGTGGAGGTAGCAGTTCTACAACCGGAAGTGGTAGTAGTCCTTCTTCATTTCGCTCAACTCCATCTCCTCATTCAACTACACCTAGAATTAATTATTCAGACACAACTAGCAAACATAGTCAGAATTATTATGGCGATGACTATTGGAAAAAAGTATATTCTGGAAGTGGAAGACAAAAAGTTATGGAAAAGTTTGCTTCTGGTGGTTATACAGGAGAATGGAATTCTGATTAGGGTAGAGTAGCAATTCTGCATGAAAAAGAGTTAGTTCTTAATCAACAGGATACACAAAATATTTTAGATACGATAAGTATTTTAAGAGGATTAACATAGACAACTGGCTTATCAATTCAAGATAAATTAAGCTTGATGAGTAACGGTATGTATCAATATCAAAAGAATCTTGATAAAATAGAACAAAATGTTCATATTGAAGCTAGTTTCCCAAATGTTAATAGCAAGAAAGAAATTGAAGAAGCATTTTCAGAACTTGTAAACCTTGCCGCACAAAGAGTTTTAATTAACTAATTAATCTAGCTAGGGGCGCCATATGGCGTCCCTATTTTTCTTATTATAAGGAGGTATTTTATTAAAAAATGTAGAGTTTAATTTTAATTAGGCATAAATGGAATAGTGGAGCTTATTCTATTGAGCAAATGATAGATTTAGTTAAAAATGATAATCTTACAAAATAGGATTTTTTTAATATAACTAGATATAAATTTGAAAGTGTATGTCATTTAAAAGATTCTTAATTGAATTTGCTAAAACGAAAAATTTGTGTTATAATAATATTAGGCCAATATAAATTAATTTATAATTAGTTTTTTTTATAATTAATAAAGACGGAGATATAAGGAGGCAAAAGGACAAAACGATGAGTAATATAAACAATTCTATATTAGAATCGCAAGAGATTATAGCAACTTCTATTGTTCAAAGAGCCGGTTTTAATTCTACTGTGTAGGCAACGATACTATCTTGTGAAGATGAATCTATTGGAAAATATAGATGCAGATATCAAGATGCTATTTTTTATGCTTTCTCAGAAAAGACAGAGAATACATATACAAATGGATCTTTAGTATATGTATTAATACCAAGCAATAATATGCAAAAGAGAAAAGTAATTATAGGTACTCAGTAGAGTCTAGGTGTTAATTATATATCTCAGGCGGTTGGCGATGAGGCTTATAGTAAAATTGGTAATAATTGTGTTTTACAAGAGCCTTCTAAAGTGTTTTATTTAAATACAAACAATAATTATAGTTATGAAATTTATAAGACAAAAAAGAAAAAGGTAAGTATAGACACAGGTGCTTTAAAAACTTATTTAAAAAAATCTTCTTCTTTAATTTTTGGAGCGAATTTTAAAACATCTATTTAGCCTACTAAACAAAGAAGTGAAGGCCATTTTGGTATAAAAATGATTTTGTGTTTTAATGATAATGCAACTAACACAGAAGTATTAAGAGAATATATACTAGATGAAGATAATATGGTTGGAAATCCATATCAATTAACTAATGGCGTTCGTCAATATGAGATTTTTGATATAGATGGTGAAAACTTTGTTAGGTTAGAATCTATTCAACTTTTTTGTTAGAATTTTATGGGATCAAAAACCGAAAAACCCAGTAGCTTTGAAACTGGAGATATAGAAATTAGAAATATTGAAATACAAGGTGCAGCTCGTTTTACTGAGGAATAGTTAAATGGTGTTAGTGTTTCTTTCTATACACCTAAAGGAACAATTTTTTTAAGTACACTACCAAAAATACCAGTTACCGCAGAAGTTAGAATAAAAGGAAAGCTAGCTTCACCAAAACATCAAAATATTGAATTTTATTGGGGAAAAGAGGATGCTCATGTTTCCTCTGGAGACAAATACTATAACAATATTTTAGGGCGCGGTTGGCACTGCTTAAACACTTTTAATTAGTTAGATAATGGTCTTATTAGCTGGGTAGCAGATGGTGACACAAAGACTTTTAATATAGAAGACTTTCAATCAGAAAAAACTAAAATTAAAGTAGCTATTTTACAAGATGGTTCTGTATTTTCAAAAGAATTAACAATAACAAATGATATTTATTCTTATCAAATTATTATAGAATCCAGTGATGGAGTACAATTTTATAGAGATATTGGACATCCTACTTTAACTTGCCAAGTTAATAAAAAAAATACCGAAACAAAAGAAGAAGATAATTATCTTTACTATTGGGCGATAGAAAATGATTAGGGTGTTTTAGTTCCATTAAATGAAACAACTAAAAAGAATAAATCTTATAATAAATTAATTAACCATAAAAATGTGTTATTACAAAAAATTAAAGATGGGTACTAGAAAGGTACAACTCCAGTATTGAATGCTTTAAATAAAAAAATAGAACAATATAATTCAATACAAAGAGTAGATGGTAACCATATTTATAATCTACAAATTAGAGAAATAACCAACTCCGCAGTAATAAAATGTGCTGTGTATGTTAAAAATGAAAATACTGTTTAGGCTACTTATATTGGAACAGGGTCTATTCAAATTTTTAATACTTTTTTATAGGAAGGTCAATTTTCTTTAGTTGTTGAAAATGGCTCAATGGTGTATAAATATGACTCTTTTGGTAAAGCACCATCCGCTCCTGGGGGATTTGGTCAAAAATTACAAATTCCGCAGTTAACTTTTGTTGCTACAGATAATTTAGGAAATAATTTAAATGATTATATAAAAGATAGTGACATTACTTGGCGCGTTCCTATAAAAAATACAATGTTAACTGTTTCGGAAAGCACAGATTAGAGTGATTAGAATTATAAATATTATCATCAAAAAGCATTATCTTATGGAATAAGAAACGATTATGATATTGGACGTAGAAATAATCAAATTTTCTTATAGATAAAATATCAAAATTTAATTTTAAAAGCAAAAACTGAATTAACTTTTACTAAAGATGGATAGCCAGGAACAAATGGTACTGATTATATTATTAGATTATTACCTATTGATTCAAATGCTTCTGAGTATCCAATGATTACTCGTTTTGGTGTTAAAAAAACTAATTAGGTTCAGGTTGCAGAATTAAACTGGCACAGAAATATAACTAATAAGGATGATAAGCTCTCTGCAAACCAAATAGAAATAGATAAAAAATATAATTTTTTTGATTTATTTAAGGTTTAGGTTTGGAAATCAAATTAGAAAGTTTATGATTCTGCTAAACCCAATGATAATTTAATAAGTGATACTGTTACTATTGTTCCTTAGATTTTAAGACACAAAGATAAAGATAAAGATAAAAGTCAATTTAGTATAGAAAAAAATAAGAATAATGTATTTAAAATTAAATATGATGGGAATAATTTAGTTTCTTCTGAAAATAAATTTATACCATATTATAATATAATAAAATGTACTGTAACAATAAAAGATAAGAAATTTTATGATACACTACCAATTATGACGGCATGGTGTACTAGTGATAAATATAGAATTAGTTTAAAAGAAAATACTGGTTTTAGATATGTCGTCTATAGTAGTGATGGTACGAATCCAGCCTATGATAAAAGTAATCCTTTTACTTTTGTTTTAACTGAAAAGAAAAAAGTAACTATTAGTGGAGATATATTAAAATAGGCAGGATATAATGAGGATAATATAAAAGAATAGTTTGAAGAAATTACTACTTTAAGTGAAAATGATAATATTGACATTCAATATAATTTAGATTAGAGCTAGTCTTATATTAGATTTTTTAATCTTAAAGATGACAATCTTACACCTTTTCAAAAGAAGGCTTATGTTTCACAGAAATGTAACGGGCTTAGTCTGAATCAAGCTGTAACTTGTGTTGCTAAAATAAATGGAACAATTGTTGCACGTATTTATGTTCCAATTCATTTTTTAATTAATCGTTATGGGCTTAATTATTTAAATGACTGGGATGGAAATAGCATTCAAATAGACAATGACGATAATTATATATTATCTCCTCAAATTGGTGCCGGTAGCAAAGATGAGGATAATAGCTTTTCTGGTGTAATAATGGGAGAATTTGCTAGTAAAAATTCTAGTACTAATTTTAAAACTAAGACTGGATTATTTGGTTTTGCTAAAGGACAACGATCTTTCTTCCTAAATAGTGAAAATGGTTCTGCATTATTTGGAATAAAAGACAAGGGACAAATTGTTATAAGTCCAAATATACTAGGAAAAGATAATTAGCCAAAAGCTCTGTTATGGGGCGGCGGTTATTATGAAACTAATGATGATGAAATACCTATACGAAAAAACAAGTAGAATACAGGTATGTTAATAGATTTAACTACTCCTGAAATAAAATTTGGAAGTGGCAATTTTTCTGTTGATAAAGATGGATACATAACCGCAAAAGGCGGAGGCTCAATAGCAGGCTGGGAGATAAGTGATTATAAATTAACTAGTGATACTTTAACTTTAAGAAGTAAATTTGAAGATAAAGATAAAGGCATTAATGAAGAGCCAGCTATTTACTCAAAAAATGGACTTAATAATACTGCTACTGGCTTTTATTTAAGTGGATCGGGCTTATCAATAGGTAGTAAGTTTAAAGTAACAAACGATGGTGTTCTTACACTAGGAACCGGAGCTGTTAGTGGAAGTGGAGGAAGTAAATATCATTGGACAATAGATGGAGACGACTCTACATCATACATATGTTATGGTTATAGTGGCAAAGAAGGCACAACAAGATTTCAACATTCCTTAGCGTATATTGGAACAGATGGAATTTCACTTGGCGACAAAGACAGTAAGAGTGGCCGATTCTTTTCAGTTGACAATAGTGGATATTTAACTGCAACAGAAGGATTATTTGGGGGTAATATAAAATTAGATAGCAGCGGTTTATCTTGTGATCCAAGCAGTTCTTCTGCTAGTAATTTAAAACCAGCTACTATACGATCTAAAAATAATAATTCTGGGAAGATGGATATAGATTTACAGTTTTTCGCTAATGACAGTTCTGAAGGAGAAAAAAGATGGGAAATTCGAAATGACGGTAGTGCAGTTTTTACATCAGCTAAAATTGGCGGAAGTATTTATGGATCATTAACGGGTAATGGTTTTAGTTTTGCTCAAACTGGCTATTCGATACTTAATCCAATGCTTATGACAGTACCTGTTAATCTTTCATATGATAAGTCAGGAAAAAATAAAACACTTGTTGATGCATTTGTGGGATTATTTGATCAATTATATGCAAAAAAAGCAACGATTGATGATTTAGATATTTTATCAAAATTAAAATTTCAAGATATATTTGCGAATTGGCACGCTGTTATAGACGGAATAACAGGAAGAATCAATACAAATAATGATGGTGTTATAACTTCTATAACTCTTACTTGCACAAAACGCTGGGCTATTTGTGCAGGCCCCGCGGGAGGAGCAACCATAATATAAATAAAGGAGTTAAAATGGAAAAAGAAAAAACACTTGAAGATATATGTTTTGAATTTCAACAATCGTTAATAGATATTTTTAATAATGAGAAAAATATTCCTTTTTTATTAAAATATTATTTAATCGAGGAAATCTGGAATAATATTCAAAATCATAAGCAAACAATAGATATGGAAGTTCGTGCGAATCATCCTCCTAAATCTGAGGTTGTAAAGATTGTAGAAAATCAAGAAGAATCTGATAAAGAGGATTTGACAAATTAAAAAATTTTTGTTATAGTATAGTCGAAACAAAAGGAGATAAGTTATGAAGATTTTATCATTGGATCTTAGTACAAAATCTTCTGGGTTCGCTATTGGTTAGAACGAGTCTCTTGAGGCTCACGGATGCATAACTGCGAGCTCAAGAGATGTAATTAAAAGAATAATAAAAATGCGTAATTAGTTATCTAAAATAATTAAAAATAATAAAATAGATAAAATTATTATGGAAGAAGTTCGTCCAGAGTATAATTCGCATACTAATAAAATTTTAATGTGGTTGCAGGCGGTAATAGTCATCGCCGCATATGAGATCAATCCTAAAATTGAATTTTAGTTTAATGGGGCTACGTCATGGCGGGCCGCATTAAAAATTAAACAGGGACGCGGCATAAAGCGCGATCAATTAAAAAACAGTGATATATAGTATGTTTTTAATAAATATGGAATAAAAGTAAATGATGATTAGGCGGATGCAATATGTATCTTAGATGCCTATTGGATTAATTTTAATAATGAATTAAATTGGGGAGAGTAAGATTTTTTCTTACTCTTCTCTTTTTTAAAGGAGAGAATAATAAATGGCTTATAAAAGAATACTAGATGTATCAACTTTTGATACTGCAAATGTCCCAATTAATTGGGGCAAGGTAAAAGCTGATAATATTTCTGGGGTTATTATTCGTGCGGGATTCCGTTTATAGGAAGATGAAAATTTTAAAGAACATATTGAGGGAGCTATAAAAGCGGGACTTCATATTGGTATTTATTGGTTCTGTTATGCTTGGGATAAGAAAATGGCATTAGCAGAAGCCGAAAAATGTCTTAAAATAATTTAGCCTTATAAGAATAATATTGATATGCCAGTGTTTTATGATATATAGGGCGATTCTGTAACCAATGCTTAGAGAAAAGGTTATAAATTAGATTCAAACATGATTAATGCTATGGCAACAGTTTTCTGCGATAAAGTTGCCGCTTAGGGTTATTCAGTTGGTTTATATTTTAATAAATCTTGGAAGAATAATATTTGGAAACAATCTGTCTTAGATAAATATTATAAATGGTATGCTTATTATAATGATACATTAGATTATAAAGATGTTGATCTTTGGCAATTTTCTTCTACTCAATAGATAGATGGAGTATATCCTGTAGGAGAAGATGTTAGTTATTTAATTAATGAAAGTATAATTAAAGGTACTAAAAAAGAAGAAAAAACAAATTCAACAACTACATATTATACTAAATAGGAGAATATTAATAGATTTGTTGCAAAAGCAAAATCCTATTATGGTATTACAAAAAATAGTAGCGGACATCAACATATAATTGATGTTTTTAATAAGAGCGGGCTTGGTAACATTACCATGTCAACTGCTTATGCATGGTGCGCTACCTACGTTTCCGCAGTCGCTATTTAGTGTGGATTAACAGATATTATTCCAGTAAGCGCATCTTGTAATCAACAAATTAATAAATTTAAACAGCTTAATGAATGGATTGAAGATGAGTCTGTGACTCCAGAGGTTGGTTATATTTGTTATTATGATTGGGATGATAGCGGTTATGGTAACAATACTGGCGAAGCTGATCATGTGGGAATTGTAATTGAGGTAAAATCAAACTCATTTGTAGTTATTGAAGGAAATAAGCATGATAAGTGTGATACAAGAACAATGTCTATTAATGGGAGATATATACGTGGCTTTGGCGCTCCTGCTTTTGGTAAAGTAAAAATTGCAAAAACTACAACCGAAGAAAAGAAACCAACACAAACAACACCAACAACCTCTAATAAATATTTAACAATAGATGGAAGCTGGGGTAAACAGACTACAATGAGGGCACAAAAAGTTTTTAACACGACATAGGACGGTATTATATCTAGGCAGCCCGCATCTAACAAAAAATACCTTCCGAATGTTAGCACTAGCTCTTGGGAGTTTTTCTCAAATGCAAACGCATATAGAGGTGGCTCTCAATTAATAAAAGCTATACAAATTATGTTAAAAAATAGAGGATATTATACTGATGCTATTGATGGATGGTGTGGTAAAAACTGCGTTACCGCATTACAAAAATATTTAATTTCATCAAAATTATACAAAGGAACAGCAGATGGTTCAATGGGACCATTAACAGTAAAAGCTTTTCAAGAATATTTAAATAGATTTACTGTTTAAAATAAAATAACAATGAAAGAATAGGTATTATTATGAATAAATTAACTGCTATAAAAATTAAATTACCTAATGGGGAATTCTCTGATGAAATTCCCATTCAAGTTTTAGCGTCTAATGTTACCTATGATAGTAGCTATTCCTTAGCTGATGCTCTTGGAGAAATAGATATCGAAGAAGATGGAGATGTAAAATCTCAAATGGAAGTTATAAATAAAAAAGCTTCTGAAACTAATCTTCGAATTAGAACTTTAAGAGATAAGGTATTGGGAATGACTGGTACCATAGTACAGAATAAAAGTAAAGTTAATAATGCTGTTTTAAAATTAAATGGGATAAAAACAGTTTATCCTTTTACTACAAAAGATGAAAATGGAAATAAAAAAGTTGATAAAAATAAATCTTATAGTTCATTAACAATAAAAAAAGGTGGCGTTAATCTTTTTGGTGTTGCTATGAATTCAAAAATTTTTGAAGATACAGACAAGTCTATTACTCCATTAAAAGGATGTATAAGAGGCATCTACGGACGCGGGATTCCTTTTGCAAATAGATTATATTTATATGATATATTGTCTTGGGAAAAATTTATTATAGAAGAAACTGAATAGTCGCATACCTACACATAGGGTGAATATGAAGTATCAGTGAAATATTATGTAGATAATAAAGAAATAACTGAACAATAGTTAGAAAATGAAATGTATTGCACTTCTTTTAAAAGTATTGTGACTATGCAATATTGGGGTCCTCATTATGAAATAGATACGCAACTTAAAGAGGAAGTGCAAAATGGTATAGAACGCACTCTAAGGTCTGTAAGAACTTTTGTTACTACTATCACTCCGGATGGAGCTTTTATAGATATATATACAGAAGATCCATCTTATTTAGATTCACGCACTCCTCCATATGTAGTTTATCCAGGTGGTTTTAGTTCTGCATCAAATCAGCAATATATTCAAGTATTAGGCCCTAATGGTATTGTATCATCTGATGGAAACTTATTAGATGGCCCAATAGACTATGGTGCGGGAGGCAATACCTCTGGAGTAAATCGAAATATTGTTTATAGTAATAGGCGATCTGAAGAGGTTATTATGCATATAGGACCAAGTGATATACCTGGTAGATATGTAAAATTAATTAGAGATATTGATTATGAGCCTGGAAAAATATATCATTTATAGATAAGAGTGTGATTAGTTTGAAAGGAGGATTATTATGGCAGTAAGTCCAAATACAAAAAATTTAATTGCATAGGCGGCAGGCGGCTAGAACGGTGGGATGAAAAATAATCTCATTGGGGATCAAACTGGCGGCGAATTAAGAGCAAGAGAATGGTATAATTATACAGCACATGGTTGCAAATGGGCAAAAATTTTTCGTTTTGATGATCCAGAAATTAGAGAAAAAGTCGCTTAGACAATGGAGGCTATGGTTGCTAATGGACGAATTGGATATAATAGTTTCGTAAGACGAAATTTATATAAAAATTTATGTGCGTATTATGGAATTGAATAGTATGGAATTAGTCCAAGAAGTTTAGATAAAAATTTAAAAGATTGCGATCCAAGTCTGATATTAACTCAATCTGCTTGTGACTGTTCTTCTTCTGTTCGAATTGCCGTGGAGGCTGCAACTGGTATCCCATATGATGATTTAGATTATTATAATGATGATGGTAATTTTAATGATTCTAAAGATTTAGTTCCACCCACTAATCATGGGAAAGCCGGTGCGACAGACTCGGTTTGCGATACATAGAATAATAGTTTAGCTTGGTGGCAACCAAAGGTTAGACAATTTGATGCTTACTTAGAAAGGACTGTTTTAAGAAAGTCTAGAGAATTAAACAATCCAATTTCTTTAACTGTATATACTGTTTAGACTTCTAAACTGGCTTTAGATGATAATGATGATCCAAATAATTATCAAGAAATTAATGGTAGATTTTATCATAAAGTTACAAATTATGATACCATATACGACCATATTAATTAGCCAGGTTTAACAGTCAATTTTATTCCAGATCCATATCCAGACAGTTAGTAGCCTAAACGTTATTAGTACTTTGAAACTTTTGCAACAAAAGGTTATAATTCTGCTGGAGAGGAAATTGTTAAACAACCTTTAAAGGAAGATGAACAATCTACTGATTCAGAAGGCGAACAAGCAACTGATGGTTCTCAAAGCGGAGACGATACTACTAAAACAGAACAAACAAGTGTTTCTAATTAGATTCCTGCTTATATAGAAATGGCAAATCTTCAAAGAGGAGATATTATTAGAACCTGTTCTCAGCAAGATAAAAATGGTACTGTTTGGGGACATATTGTTGTTTGGATTTAATAAAAAAAATAAACCCCTGATATATTAAATAATATATCAGGGGTATTTTTTTATTTATATTGATAATCTATATAAGTTTTATTATCAACCGCTTGTTTAAACATAATAGAAGTTATCTAAACATCATTTAACTCAAGCATTCCAGTTTTTCCAATAATAAAATTTTTACCATTTAAAGAAACCTCAATTAAGGGGGTGGCCTTACCAGTAATATCTAAATCATACTAGCGAACACAATGAATTCCTATTTTTGAAATAAAATTTACAGTTGTTTTACATTGACTTTTTATATCTGTAATAATTTCTGTATTTTCTTTAAATGGTCCTTGTATTTGTCCAAAATAACCATTCGTATTATTACTCATTATGAAATCACCCTATTAACAGTTATACCATTCTAAGATACAATTGTTTTAGTTTTATAGTTAATGCAAATACTTTCTCTTTTTCTTAAATAACAATCAATATCAGCGCCGCCGCATCTGACAATCTTAATTAGATTCTTATTAGTGTCTATTGTAATTATATTATAAGCATCTAATGTCTCATCTCTATATTGGTCTGAAGAATCCCATCTAGAAGGCTCAGAAGTGCAAGCACATGTCACTGTATATATTAACTGAGATCCGTCTCCAGTACAATCCCAAATTCCATCTTGATGAGTGTGACTAGCTATATACCCAATAAAGTTTATATTATTTTGTCTTATTAGTGTATTAATTCTACTTACGACAATTTGAGGAATATCACAATCCGTAGAGGTACTTGGAGATGATGCTTCACCATACTTAGAAAATGCACAGTCCACAGGCACCGCCGCACTATATGGGGCGTGTGTTGCAATTAAAATATGATAGTTTGTATTTAGTAAATTATCTAGCCATTGATATTGATTGGAATCGGTGCTTGCAAAGGTTGGGTCTGTGCAATCTAAAACAATTAATCTTATTTTTTTTGCACTATAATCTACATAATAATAACTTTTATTAGTAGTAAGAACAGCTGATCCGCCCTCAAGGAAAGGTTTAATGTAATAATCATATTTATCTTGCATAGACAATGCTGACCATGTATAAGTTTGATTATTTTCATTATATGCACACGCATCATGATTACCTATTGTGGTTAAAATTGAACCAGGCCACCAACTTTCTATTGGCTCCCCTTTATAATTAACCATATCTCCTGTACATATATAATCATCTATAACATTGTTTTTATCTATATCAAGACTATTTTGTAAAATTCTATCTAAAGCAACAGTATCTTGATGCACATCACCAATGTGAACTAGCGTGAATAATTTAGATGCGATAGCCGCATTTTTTAGCTACTTCTTAACTTTTAAATCTTTTTGTGTTTCAACATTTTGTTTTATTTCATATATTGATGTGTAAAGTATATGAATTTTTTCTTGTCTTTTTGTATTTGTAAAAATTGTGTTTTTACCATCATAGATATCTGCAAATGTGACTGTTGAAATTAGTTTTTCATCTTGAGAGTCATTATAATTATCTATATACATATTTTGATCAGGTAATAATGTAATTTGACCTGATTGCATATTAGTAATATTATTAGCCGCTAATGGCACTGAATAAGTTGTCATCTATTTAAATAAGCCAGGTTTAATAGTTAAATTATTAATTGTTTTAGTTGTAGTTCCATCTCCAAAGCCTATATGAAGAATATATCTAATTTGAGTGGTTTCAGTTAAAGTAAATGATGCGCCTTTTCCGGTATCACTTGCAATTATTTGATTGGTATTATTGTGGTTAACAACTCTTAATCTATATGGACCAGATGTAGAACCACTTGCTGCAGGTCCTCCATCAAAAGGACATCCTGCAATATAATAAGTTCCTGGAGACAGAGATAAGCCACGACATAAGAAGAAAATAGAATATCCAGTTGCTCCTGTAGTTCCATTTAATGTAATTGAACCATCTGGATTACTTACATATGTAATACCTGCGTTATTATATGGTTCTTTTGTAGAATTATAATAAGGATATTTTATAAGATTTTCGGTTCCAACATATATATTAAAATCTTTATAAAACTATGTTTGGAAGGGAAGATCAATCTTTAAAGAAGAAATTGGTGTTGAAGAAGATTTGTCTGAAATATTTAAAATATTAGTTTTTGTTATACTTTTTTCTTGTTCTAATATATATTCCTATCTAAATTTATTAATTGCTTCCATTAGGTTATGAATTGTTTTATTGACAAGAACTCCAGCGCCGCTGCCATAAAATCCTCCAGCAGTCCATTCTCCTGTGTTTAAATTATAATAATACCATTTACCAAATGAAGCAACTCCACCATTTTGTCCAAGATACAAATAAATTTTATTTTGATCTGTCATATCTGAAAAATCTCTAACTAAAACAGGAGATGAATCAGAAACTAATGATTCGACTCTTCTAGCTAACTATTGAATTTCTGTAGAGTATATATGTCCAATATTTGTCCAACCAGATGTTCCGTTATATACTACATTACCACTAGAATCAGAATATTTCATTAATATATCATTATTACTAGTAATCGCAACGTCTTTAATCCATCGTAACTTATATCCAATAACTTCATCCTAGTTATTATTCCATCTTGCAATTAAATTTCCGTCATTATTTAATGTAAAATGAATTGGCCATTTAATTTTATTATTAGTAATAGTCTCTTGGTCAGGATTACCATATTGATCTTTTGTATTATAAATTGCGGTAATGGTTCCATCATTTAATAAATGTAAACTTGTAATGTATTTTAAAACAAAAGCAGATGGTCGACTATCAGTTTCTTCTTCGCTATCTGTGTTATAAGTAAAACGAAATTCTCCATTATCATAGGTCTTAAATCCATTTATCCAAGACAGCCGCTGACTCATCTAAATATCTTTTGTTTCTGATGCGGCAGAGCTTTGTTTAATTTTAAAAGTTAACAAACCCGCATCATCTAAGGTTATATCATCTATAACAGGGAAAGCTGTTGTTATTGTATCGCTTTCATTAGTATTATAATTAAAAATTAATTCTCCGACATTATTAGAAGTAATTGATGATATTGATTTAAATTGTTTCTCAAAAACTTGTGAAGTATTATCATTATAGGTAATTGTTAAAGAGCCATTATTTAACTAAACTTGTTTTACCCATTTAATTTTATTATTAAGAGATTTATTGTCATTATGAGTGAATGAGAACACTAAAGTTCCATCATCTGCTAACTAAACATCTTTTATTATATTATAGTCGCCAAGGTAATTGGTTTTTTCAATTGTTGGGGTTTGAGAATAATCATGTGAGCGATATGTAATAATTGATCTTTTATTTTGTCTATCGTCATTCTGTCCGGCATATGGTTCAACGCCGTCATCTTCCCCAGCCTAAGTAACAGTTAGATTTGAAATATCATTACCCTTTTTCGCTCCTGGAATTCCTAAATCCCAAACCTATTTAAAAGGCTCAGAACTTGCATTTCTACTTGCAGTAGGTCCACTACTATAAGGAGATATTGTTTGTACATTAAATTTAAAATATGGATATGGAATTTGAAAACCAATATAAGCAACTGAATCAGTACTGTTTTCATCTTTTATTGTATAAGATGCCCATTTTATACTATGGTTTTTTTCTCCAGAAACCAGTCCTTGATTAACCTCAGTTAATTCTCCAGTGGTGTAATGCGGAGAATCAGTTTTATTTACAACTACATTGTATTCTTCCATTTCAAAAGATGGGGCGGGCCCTGCTGGACCTACAATCGTGCCTATATATTCGGCACCACCCATTTCATCTGTAAAATTATAACCTCGTCTATATATAGCTCCATTAGTTGAATCGTTTTTATCTACAGTATTTATAATTACATATTCATCATAATGAACATCGGTATAGTTAGCTCCTTCACTAAAAGCCTCTACCATATCATTTACTGTTTCAAAAGCCTTAGTTATTACAAATGGAGCACCAGGCCTTCCGCCGTAAAAAGAGTACATTTACTTTATTCCTCCTTTAATCATTTTAATTTTCGAATTGATAGTCCATAATAAAAAAATCATCTTGAGTTTTTGGGTAAAAACAAATTGAATTAACAATAATTCCATTGTTAATTTCATAAATACCACTTTTACCAATTCTAATAGGTTCTTTATTTATACACATTAAAAGAGAAGGCGGTCCTTGAACTCCAATTTTCGTTAAACTATTAGACGGTATTTTTTTGATTTTTATAAGATCAATTAATTCATAAAACTAAAGAACAATAACATTCATCGCCCTACCTGGCGCATCTGTAGAATCTGATTTTATAAAATCTATTGATGATCTATATAATCTCCAATATAATTGATCATAATTTTCATTTGGAGAAAAAACAACTTCAAAAGTCGTATAAACTTTATTTTTATTATCAGCTTTTTTTGCGGGCACAATCAATTTATCCTATATAATTTGTGAATTTGTATTTGAGTTTAACTCTCCATCTGTAGAATGTTTAAGTCTTAAATCAAATACTTGTTGTCCATCTGCCCGCCGCTATACTTTAAACTTTAAATAATAACTTTTTGAATTCTAAAAATTATAAGTATTTATAATATTTTTAAATCTCATATTATCATCAAAACCAAAACCCTATACAGCATCTTCCTATTGGGATTGAATTAAATCATTTATTCGATCTGTATAATAAGTATTTAAATTTGATTCTTTTCTATATTGTCCTATAGAAGACATTTCCTTTTATCTCCTTCCTTATCAGATTCTTTCAAGAGCTCTTGTGCAAGATAATGTCATAGTTCCATTTATATCTAATGGTAAAGAAATTGTATTTATCATATAATCTCCAGAAATTCCACTAACTGGATCCGTAACTGAAATTCTAGTATTTGGTTCCAAGTAATATATTGGTAATGTTGTTAATGAAATCTGCTAATTGTAACTTGTATATTGATATAACTACGTTCTTATTGTTTCAAAAGCTGAACGGAAGACTCCTCCAGTAATTAATAAATTATAAATATCTGGCTTTACTTGTAAATAAGCTTGTTGTTTCTCATCACACTATTGTCTTAAACTTTTTGAGTCTTCTCCTGTGCTAATTAAAATTAAATCTTCATGCTAAGGTTCAAAAATACAATTAATAGAATCTTCAACTATTGTGGTTGTTCTACGCCCAATATTTTTTACACTAAATTCTGAAACAGCTGAAGAGACATCTATTATATCTAAGAAATAGTCTATATCAGTGACGTATTGATCTCTAAAAGAGTCAATATAATATTTTTCTTTTTTATTTTCTACTAATGTTAATTCAAATAATTTAGGCCATTCATTTTTTAATTCTGTATAATAATAATTACTTTCAGTCCCATATGGCTAATGAATAACACCTTGCATATATAATTCTGTTAAATAGTTTTGAGGTCTGATTTCTATTAATTCAGTTTTTAACTATACATAATCATAATTTGTTTCATTTTCTACTTTTTTTGCATCTGTTTCATTTTCTGTTTTTTTTGTATTTGTTTCATTTTCTACTTTTGCCCATGTGTAAATTTTGTTATTTTCTTTATTATAATAAAAAATATTTATCTATCCAAACTCAGGAAAATCATCTCGTGTTTCAAATTCTAATGGTTTTTTTATTTTTACTAATCCATCATCTGGATCTGTATATTGAAAACAACCATAATATGTATTTCCCATTTGAGGTTTTTCATCAATAGCTAAATGATAACGAATTGGAACTGTTTTTCCGTCTGTTGTTTGACGTTTTCCCCAAATAATATAATCATTTTTAATTTGTTGATAAGCAGGAGTATTAGAAAATGATGAAACAATATTTGCATTATTAAAAGAGTATGCAGTTTTACCATCTACATAACTTATTAAATAATTGCTAGGTTCAATGATTTCAACAAGATTTTTAATAATATTTTGAGGTCTTTTAACAGGCCTAACAGGCCAATCCTCCGTACTAGCTTTTATTTTCGTTGTTGGGAAAGAATTATTTAAATAATTTTTAATTTCTTGAAATATGAAATTTCCATTTATATCATAAAAATATTCATAATTTCCAAGGGTATTTTTAATTTTATCTAGAATTGTTACCACAGTCTCTCCTGCATTTCCAATTAATTCCCCAGGAAAAGTAAAATCTGAATAAATATATCCAACATCCTCTCCATAACCAATGGTATATATAATACCGTTCTTATTATCTTCTTTTATATGATTAAAAATTTCATCGTCATAGTTTGTACTAAGTAAATAAGAATATTGGCCAGTTTTTGAATAGGCCTTTCCCATATATAATGGATAAGATCCACTCCATCTCATTACTTTTTTTATTCTTTTATCAACATCACTAATAATAATTTTTCCTAATTGCTCTCCACCAAAATGGTTCACTAACTATTGAATAATTTGATATATAGTTGGTTGAGTAATCTATATCTAACCTTCACTATTTATATCTTCAATTTCACTAAAAGTAACTGATGCGGGGAGCGTCCCTCCGCACTCCCCGTTTAATAAAGCCATTTTATCATGTAATGTTAAAGATATTGTAGTGCTTCCAGTTAGACTATGATTTATATTTGCCGCCATAATAACATAAACGCCAAGAGGAAACCATAATATAGAAAAATCTTTATACTTGTCTGTTGTATTAGTAAAGCCAATAAAAACTTCAACTTTTTTATTAATTGATAATAATCGTCTGGTATCAGTTAAACTATTTTCATTTTCATCTGCAATTAAATTTATATTTCCGGTTCTTCTCATCGCGGATGAACCATTAAAAGAAAAATTACCTCCAATAATTTTTCCTTGTATGTCTTGGATGGGACGTTCATTAAAATCTAATACAGTAATTTTTGCAAATTGCTATTTTAATTTAATTAAATCAAATTCTTTTAAAAAATCTATATCTTGTAAATATGTAAACTTATGAGGCATTAAGACACCTCCCAATTATTCTGTTCAATCTAATATGAATAATTTACAATTAAATCAATAGGACACGCAACAACATTTCCTTCTAGAAATGGATACCACATATTATTGTAATAAATATATTGTTTATTTTCAGTTAACTAAGAAATAAATAATAAATAATTTTTATCTACTTGATCAATAATTTCTGTATCTTCTGGTTTTACAACTAGAAGGTCCTAACCGCTATAATAAGCAACGGGGTCTTCTACAGCATATTGTTTAATATTATATACTTTATTTGTTATTGGATTAGCAATATCAATTAAAGATTCATATACATTTTCATCAGGAGGAATAAATTCTCCTTTTTTAGAATGAGTTAAATCAGCTGATTCATATAATTGCAATCCGCCAACATAGAGACCATTAATTACTACATCATCATCTGATAATGCTAAAACTCCATTTTCTAAAATATGCTTATTAAATGCATCATCTTTTGAGTCCTTAACAAAAATTACTGCATTAACAGGCCCCTATATATCTATATTACCAATATATGCTAAATGTCTAAGGTATTTTGAATTATTATTATAATATTTATTACTAATCTTCTTAATTAAGGATTCATTCATATTAAAAGTACCATATAGTTGTCCAATACCTTGTTCATAGGAAACTTTTATAGGTATTTTTGATATATCCTCTTGCTATTTTAAAACAACACAATAATCTATCATTGTTGATATTTTATATTTAGACCCTGGTGTTTTAAATTTTAAACTTGTAATATTTGTTCTTAACTCAAGAAAACCTATATATTGGATTGAACCATCTATTCTTCTACTCATACTAGGTTTAATAATCATATCTTGGCCATTAACTTCAACAATATAACCAGCAATAACATTTTTATCTTCTGGATCAGTCGTGAAAGTTAAAGCATTGTTTTGAGATTGTATTAAAAATGGTTCAGAAGTAATTTCAATTCTTACCCATGTTAAATATTCTGCATTATGAATATAATTTTCCTTTGTAGAATTTTTAAACTTTGGTTCAATAATTGTTTTTATAATATTATCAGAATCTACAGAAAAAGTCCTGACTTCTTGTCCCATAACTTCGTGATAATAGCTTAAATTTGGATTATAAGACGATCCAATGCTTTGAATATTATATTTGTCGCAGGCTGCGATAGAAGCTGTATCAACCTACACTGCGGTCGCTGTAAATGAATAAAGTCTTCTTCCTAAAACTTGCTCTGGTTGAAAGGCTATATTCATTAATTTTATTAAAATATTACCTTCTGTTTCTGATCGAAACAATTTTACATTATGCTTATATAAAAACTCATAAACCTTTTCCCTAAAAACTCTTTCATAAATAAAATCAGAATAATCATCAATTTTATGTTCTTTATTATAGTTTTCATATAATGTTTTAGAATCTTTATATAATTCAGCTTTTGAAGTAAAAGCTTTAATTTCATTTTCATCATCATGGAAACTTCCATCATAAAAATGTGGATCATACCAGTCCGTGGTATCCATAAAAGAGCTAATTAATCCTCCAATAGAGAAAGACCTATAATAATTATTTCCATTTCGTACCACAAAAGGAAACTGCGATCCTATTGTATTTTGTTGAAACTAAGATACATTATATCTAAAATCACTAATAGATGGATTAAATTGAATTTTTAATTGACAATTATCTGCGGTTAAGAAAATGTGCTATAAAGTACACATAACGGGCTCTTCTGTTCTTATTAAAATGCCGCGGCCGCCGCGTAGAGTCTTTTTTTGAACTCCATATTTATACCAAACGCCGCTTTCTATTGTTAAATCGCTCCAGACAAAATCTAACAACTTTTCTGTTGTAATTTGAATATTTTTAATATCTTCCCAAATGTGAAAATTAGACTTAGAAGAAGTACGTCTAATAGTTAAATTTCCAAAAAAAGTATCTTGACTAGTTTTTGATTGAATATGAACATTAATTCTTCCATTCTATTGGTCGGGGATGGTTTCAATAGTAACTGGAATCTATTCTGAATTATAATCAATAATTGAAAAATCATATGAATTATTTGATTTATATAAATTATTTGTTGTATATTCTATTGTTAATCTATATTTTACACCATTTTCATATCCATAAGGAATGATATAAGTAAAATGATTCTATCCATATATATTCTAATTAATCTATTGACTGTCAAAAACAGGGGTTTCAAGATTATTTTTTTCATATAACTTAATTCTATAAGTTTTTAAATATTCATTTTCATTTTCCTCTTCAAAGCTTAAATATCCCATTAAATCAGTTACTTTTTCCGCATTTGTAATAATTATTTCAGAATTTTCTTGATTTGTCTATTGGTCAGAAAAATCATTAATATGTAATGTCGGAACACTAATGCCCTTAATTAATCCTACACGAGACCATTCTGAAAAAAATTTTCTATTATTATTTAACCAAAATGCTGTTGGGACATAAACTCCAGTTTTTGAATCAGTAATATCTGCAAAATCAATAGTAGTGATTTTAGAACTTATAAAACGTAACTGAATTTTATAAATTTCTCTAATTTCAAATTCTGTATTCCGAAAATCCTCTTCAGGATTAATTCTAATAAAATATTTAAAATCATTAGAGATAGTATCATCTATCTAGATTGATTTTATCATTTGTCCAGCCGCATAAATTTTATTTAAAACTGATGCATTTGTTTTTTGATTTGTAATAGAAACTAAAACTTTATTTATTTCATATATAGAATTATATATAGACAAAGAGAAATAAATACGACATTCCTAATTTTTTAATACGGCTGGATATGTATCTAACAGTATAGGTGGATATAAATTGCTTGATTCTGTTGACATATTCCTTTTCTCTCCTATTTTAATTTTACTATTCTGGCGGCGGTTGATTTGGTAAATCTCTTAGGTCATTCATAAAACCGCCTATAAAAGAGTTTCCGCCTTCATCAACGTAATGTTGAAATCTTCTCTATAAACAATCTAATGTAAAATCATCTATCCATTTACGCTAATAACAATAATAATGATGTTCTTTAGTTATATATGCTCTAATTGAATCCATATCAGAATCAATTAATATATTAATTTTATTTGTTAATTGATTCAAAGTTTCATCTGTATTAGCTTGATCATCTTGTAGTTTTTTCATTATCTAACTACCGTGTTGTAATCTTTTTTCAATTTGCTATTTTTGATTTAATGTTTTCTGTTTTTTATCAAAAATAATATTAAGACGAGCAGCGGCCCAATCCATAAAAGAAATGAAACTTTTTGCTGCTAAAGCTAAAAAGATAGTGAACACAATTATGTCGGATAAAGAATAGTGTTGTAGTAATTCTACCACTGCTGTCTCCTCCTGTTTTTGTAAGATTTTCATATGAAATCTTATACTAAATATATATAAAAAATAAAAACAATAAATTATTTATTTTTGTCCAAAATAAATTTACTAAAATACGCAAATAAAAAAACCTAAATCCATTTTTAATTCCCATATGCGAGTGTCTGCGCCCCAACAAAAATTTTTTTATATATAAAATACAAAAAAAACCAGCCTCTTGGGAAAATCAAGAGGCTGGTGAGAAAGGAAAGGAAAGATAGAGGAAATATAAAATATTTAATAATACAATGGAATTTAAACTTATATTATCCATTATATTACCCATCTATGTTTTACTATTTTTCTTTAGAATCTTTATGTGATGAAGTTGTTTTATTTTGCTGCTCCATTTTTCTAATTGCCATATTAAAACGATGCATTCTTCGATTTCTTTCTTGTTTTGTTTCAAGATTATCGAAATTAATAGCGTTAGTACCAACTAAACTCCATTTTTTACTCATAAAAAACTCCTTTTATAAAAAATAGCAGGCGATCCAGGTGCTGCCCCTGGGCACCGCGGGTCAAAGCCGCGTTCACTACTGTTATGATAATCGCCCAAGCGGAGAAAGAAGGATTTGAACCTTCGAAACTTAAAAAGTTTAACATCTTAGCAGGATGTCGTCATAAACCACTCGACCATTTCTCCTTTTTAAAGTGCCTAGAACTGGAATTGAACCAATGACGGCGTAGATCTTCAGTCTACCGCTCTACCAACTGAGCTATCCAGGCAATATTCGCTATTAAGCAAAGCAGGTGATGGGAATTGAACCCACGTATTCAGCTTGGAAGGCTGATGTTCTACCATTGAACCACGCCTGCATTAGCGGGGATTACAGGACTTGAACCTATAGCATTTTGATTAACAGTCAAACGCTCTAACCATTTGAGCTAAACCCCCAATAAAGTTGGGATGTCGAGACTTGAACTCGAAGCCTTTGGTTTATAAGACCACTGCGCTAACCGGTTGCGCCACATCCCAAAATATTATGCATATCAGATGATGGATTTGAACCATCGACCTCGACTTTGTAAGAGTCGCACTCTCCCGGCTGAGTTAATCTGACATTATAATGGACCGTGCAGGAATCGAACCAGCCTGAATTTCCTGCTTGCAAAGCAGGCGACCACCCCATGCAGTCCCACAGCCCAAGCCAGTCGGAATGACAGGATTCGAACCTGCGATTTCTTGAACCCAAATCAAGCGTGCTACCAAACTACACCACATCCCGAAAAATAATCCATAGCTACTTTCCGCATTATCTATTCAACCAAAATAGCTTTTCAGAAGTCTTGTTCTGCGAGGAATTAGGTAAATGTTTCCTCCCTAACGTTAGGCTTTCACTTACTATGGATTATTAAATAACTAAGATAATTCTTAATTATTTTAATGGGCCGGGAAGGACTCGAACCTTCGATGTTTCTTTTGTAATGGGTTTACAGCCCACCCTCGTCGCCGCTGGAGTTACCGACCCATAAATAACTTAAAATAAATACGTGGACCTTCGCCCTACAAAATAAAACATTCCCGTTTATTAGACTACCAAGGAGATAAGTCTGAGCAATAGGGAGCTACCCTAGAACTTCTTACCCCACTCGAATTCCACGAGCTAAGAGCCTGCCCAAAAGGGCTTCTCTTTAATCTTGGAGAGGACTGATTACCTCTAACTTTCACCCACCATTCAGAATAAAAATTTTATCTATCCACAGATAAAAATTGTTTTTTATCTACTTGTTCTTGCCTTGGGCTACTCGTACATTAACCTCATCTTATACACTCATTACTGAGCTTCACGGCATATCTCCTTATTGGCTTTCCTTGGTTTACATTTGGGGCCAACCAATATGTCTAACAAGGATTCTTCCTCACTGAGGCGTCTATTATGGAGACGATGAGACATTGTCCTAACTAGAAATGAATATTTGCGCTACCTACTCTAAGCACCTTACGTTCGTAAGATAATTTCTAATCATCACTGAAAAGAAATTTCACGATTTTCAAAGTATCCCATGAAGTCGCTTAGCCATAACCCCTTTTAGGTGGTAGGCACCTCAGCACAATGGCATTTGCTCTGCACTGAGTTACGCATTATTTAAGTTAAAGGAAGGAATGGGATTCGAACCCATGGATCCTTGCGGATCGTCGGTTTTCAGGACCGATGCATTAAACCAGGCTATGCAACCCTTCCATATCTTACATATATATTATATCAAAAATTTTTAAAAATATCAATTAATGTTATATAAATCGGGAGCTTATCCACCACCTCAACCCCCTTTTAATCGTTACCTGCCGACTAGTGAAAAAACACATTATAATCACCAGATGCTAGTGGACTTCCAACAAAAATTAATTAATTAATTAATTTAAAACTCAAAAGGTTCAAATAAAGAATCAAAAAGGCTAAAAGGTGAAAAATAATCATTTTCTTTTAAGGTTGTCTTAAAAGTGCCATATTCCTGACAAAAATCGGAAAGAGCTTTTTGAGCCTCTTTCTGTGCTTTTCTTGCTTCTTCAAGCTTACTCTGCACAATCTTTGCGGCGGCAGCCCGGGCTTTCTTTCGAGCCTCTTCTTCTTTCTTTTCTTTTGAAACCTTTGCTTCGGCTTCAATTAAAGCCTTTTCAGAATCATAGGTCTTCCCAGTGATTTCACTCTGATATAAAATCTTCATAATATAATAAAACTCCTTTCAACTTTTCATTCTTAAATCTTAGAAAAGTTTTTTCTTTTTTTAAGATATATGAAAAATCTTACAATGGGGGATGTGGGATTCGAACCCACACACCTTACGATACTAGTTCCTAAGACTAGCGCGTCTCCCTTTCCGCCAATCCCCCAAAAATATTTAAATGCGGGCGGTGGGATTTGAACCCACAGCGTTTCCATTGTAGCGGATTTTAAGTCCGCTCCGTCTCTCCAATTCCGGCACGCCCGCATAAGCCCTCAGTAAGATTCGAACTTACAACCGATTCATTACAAGTGAATTGCGCTAGCCGTTGCGCCATGAGGGCAAAGATAGCGGTTTATATAAAATATATAAACCGCAGTTTATATAAATCTGAGTATTCTTTTTACTTTGAACTATTCACTGAAAAGTATGTCACTCAGAAGTTAGAAAGGAAGTACTAGAAAGAAATGATTCTAATACCTTTGCTAATTATAAAATTTTTATAATTAGCTTCATATTTCTTATTGAAATATGAAAAGTCAATTATTTTTGATTTAAATATGAACAAAAATAATATAAAACAAATATTTGTTATTTAGCAAAATAATTATGAAAATTATTCTGTTAAGATTGCGGCGGGTGGGATTCGAACCCACGATCTCCAACTTATGAGGATGGCGAGATGACCACTTCTCTACCCCGCAATATAACAATAAATAGCAGCTGTGTTTTAGGAAATTCATTTGCGCATCCTATGGGGGTGATTTAAACCAAAGACCCATCTCAAGGTACTACTATTTATTATGTTGTTATATGGCTCGTCAGCCAAATCACCCAGGCAGGATTCGAACCCGCGATCCGCTGATTTAGAGTCAGCTGTCTTAAACCACTCGACTACTGGGCGAAAAGGTAGTTTAGGTTTACCTCCGCGACGAACACTACCAAACTGGAGGAAATAAATATAGCTTTGTCCATTTTTAGGAGGCACCTGTATGTTTTTTATACCTCCAATTCGATTGGTCATGACTCCATTCCAGGTAGGTCGCTATGGTCTCTCTCTGCCGACCGCCTCGAAAAGGTGGACTCTCTGAATGTTTATGTACACTATTAAATTCAGTCACCGTTGCTATATCTTATATATATATTATAACAAAAATTTTTTAAAAAATCAATTTTGTTATAATTATTTTAATTTAGAACACTTTAACCAATACCTGTAATAATCTTTAAGCGTTGGATAGCGTTTTTGTATCCAACCGAAATTATTACGCTCCCATTCTCTTTTAGCTTCTTCCCAGGTCCATCTATGAACCCAATCATGTATATCATAAGATTCAGCCACTTTTTTATAAGCACTATTATTAGGTAATTCTTGAGTATTTCTAACCTTTTTATTAGCAAATTTCTTTCTTTCTTTTGTAACACCAGGTGATCCATCCGTTACATATGGATTCTTTTTATAAGATCGACTCATTTTATCCCTCCATCTTTAAATGGATACAGGCCCATTCGGGTATGATCCGAAATCTGAGGTTTTGGAGACCCCTATGTTCTCCATTTACACTATAAGCCTATTTTTAAAATTAATCAAGTATATAGTTTAAGATTAATTTTAAATTACCGCGGAGGGACTTGAACCCTCGGTCCTATGATTAAAAGTCATATGCTTTAGCCAACTAAGCTACGCGGTAATGTTATGACTCTGATGGGACTTGAACCCAATATTTTGGCCTTGAAAGGGCCATGTCCTGACCTTTAGACGACAGAGCCTTTCTTAATAGCTGTTATTCTCTAAAAAGAGGCGCAAACTTCATATGTTACATCAGAAAAACGAGTTTTAATAAAATTAATTTCAGTAAAAGAGTTAACAAAAGTCAGATGTCTTTTTCCAAAATCATCTTTGTAGTAAACCATATATCTAATCATATTTGCAGCCTCCCTTGTTATTTCTTTATCTTACATATATATTATATCAAAAATTTTTAAAAATATCAAATGAGAGGGTGTTTCTCTAATCTTTTCATGTTTTATAAAAAGATTAGAGAAACTTTTATTTAAAAATGACACAAAAATTTTTAATCAATTAATTCTTTTAGTAAAGAAGCCCTACGAGGATTTCTAAGTTTTCTTAATGCAGAATTTTCTGTCTGTCTAATTGTTTCTTTACTCAAACCTAAGGAGCGTCCAATTTCTTCAAGAGTTTCAGCCCTATCTAAATCAATTCCAAATCTATGTATAATAACATACTGTTCTCTGTCTGATAACGTTGCAAGAACTTCTTTAATAATATTTTTTTGATTCTGATTTTCTACCTCTAAGAATGAGGTTGCCGCATTTTCATCTTCGACAAGAGATCCTACTGTAACATCTTCATCGTCTCCAATAACAATATCAAGAGACGTAGTATTTTTCATCCATCTTTTCGCATCCTTAATCTTTTTTTCATCAATACCCAAAATTAAGGAGATGTCTTTTGTAGTAGGATTTTTTCCATTTTTCTGAATAAATACCTGTTCTGTCTTTTTAATTTTTGAAATTAATTCAATAGAGTGAATAGGAATACGGATATTACGACTCTGGTTTTTAATAGCTAACGAAATAGCTTGCTTTATCCAGGGAGTTGCATATGTTGAAAGCTTATATCCTCTGGTATAATCAAATTTATCTATTGCAGTCATTAAGCCCATATTTCCTTCTTGCACTAAATCAAGAAATAACACTCCATGTCCAATATAATGTTTCGCAATAGAAACAACTAAACCTAAATTATGATTAATAAGTTTGCGTTTTGCTTCTTTATCTCCCTGAGCGGCGGCCCTTGCAAATTCATACTCTTCTTCTTTTGTTAAGAGCCTATATCTACCAACCGCTTTTAAATACATTTTTACTGCATTGTCAACCACAGCATCCATCCCCGTAAGGCTATCTAAATTTTCAAAATTATTAATCATAATTGATCTTCCCCTCTCTTTCTTATATAATAATTATATCATATTTTTTTAAAAAAATCAAAGAGGAATTTTTAATTGCAATAAAATTGTTTTTGTTTAGCTATTTTGTTTACATAAGAACAAAATGCTTTTACATCCTTTTCATAAAGGAAATAAAAACTTAAATAATCTGTGGGTTCATAATAATAAATATGTTGTGCATGATATTTATTTAATAAATCTAAATATTCTTCTATATTTAAATTTAATACCCGCATAATAGCATACCATTTTGCAGATTTACTATTTAAATTTTTAATATCATTACAAAACCAATGCCCACTGCCGCTTTTCCAATAAGAAAGTTGATATATATGTTTCATTATGCTAAATTCATTTTTTCTAAAAGAATTTTTAATCTAGCTTTTTCATCTTCTGAGGGTTCATTAATTGTTTCAAAATTTAAGTCATTATTATTCTCTGAAGAAGTTTTCTCATTAATAGTAATTGTTTTACCTTCATTTTCAACAGGAACTTTTGCACAGGTAAAAGTTAATTTAATCTGCACTAAATTTCCATCTTCAAGACCATTAATACGCACTTCTTTTCCATCATTGTAGCTAAAGCTATTCGGAAAAGTCGTTAATATTTTCTGAATTATTTCCGCCTTCAGCTGACTTCCCTTCGCCGCCATCCTCTGCACCTCTCGCTCTTGGTTTTATAAATATATTATTTTCTTGTAAAGTGTTTGCAAGTTCCACAAATCTATCGCATATATTGCAACTATTTGGTTTATAAAAACATTTTTTATGACAAGAGCATCTAAATAAACCAAAATTTAATGAAGTAGATTTGTTATCTAAATTCATTTTAAATGATGGAATTATTTCATTAATTTGACCAAACCACTTTTGGTTTTTATAAGCTTTAAAAATTACTTTTTGAGTTTCTCTTGTTGTCAACAGCTCAAACACATCTACAAAAAGAGAATAAAAAGGTATATCTTCTGGCCTAATAAAAAATGTTTTTAAAGAAGGCGTTTCCGAAAAAGAAGATTGACAAATATTTGGAAACACTCTAATTTTTATATTATGCGTATGGAGGATTTCACTAACGTTATCTAAGAAAAATCCTAATTCTTCACATATATACATATCTGTAGGGTTATAGTTAAGTAATCCCATAACCTAATCAATAGATGTTACAAAATTTGAAAAAAAGAAAGGAATCTAATATTCTTGCGCTAAAGACAACGCCTCTTGGTTAGCAAAAGGAAAGCTAATTTTGATATTATGATACTGATCATTTAACGTACTTAAAAGTTGTGCATCAATTTTATTAAATTCATTTTCTATTTTTATGATAACTGTTCTATAACTATTCTACTAAATAAGATTTAGTAATGAACGACTTTTGTTTTTATAAGAAATTTTTATTTCTTCAGCTTCTTTTATATAATCCTAAAAAGGATAATAGTCTATACAAAACATATAAAAAACACTCCTTTAAATAGGGGCTTTATATAAAGCCCCTATTTTTATAAAGTAAGTAAATAAATTACTCAGCTTCAACTTCAGCCGGAGCCGCATCTGCCTTGCGATAAGCCATCTTCTTAGCGCCGTCAACCTTTACGGGCTCCTTGACGATTACGCCTTCTCTAACAAGCTTTCCAAGTCTTGCGGTTACCTTGTTACGAGTAACAGACTCATCTGCAAGAGCCTCAACAATAGTGTCAACTGTGATAAACTCATCACCAACAATCTCCGCAATCCTCTGAGTCAGCTCATCAGACTCAGATCTCTTCTTTTCAGCTCTCTTAGCGGCGGCCTCCTTGCGCTTTTCGATGGCTTCAATCTGCTTATCAATAAACTCGACAAGCTCGTCCTGCCACTCCTGATCCTGAACTGCCTCAATAACCATCTCACGAAGCTCTGTAAAATACATCATCTTAGTTTTCTTAACAGAATTTTCCATAAATTAATTCTCCTTTTTAAATCTTTGTTTTTTCTTTATCTTTATCTTACATAATTATTATATCAAAAATTTTTTAAAAATGCAAGTTTTTTTAAAATTTTTATTTAAAGTTTTGATAGAATATAGTCTATTTCTTTTTGAGTTAAATCATCATAATCTAACTTATGTTCAACGAGAATCTTTTCAAAATCGTCTTGGCTCATTGTATCATATGGCCAATCTTTCATATCGTTAATAACTGCATTAATTCTTCCGGCTCTTGTGGGTAGCAAACCCTCGGCCTCCGCATAAAACATCATTTCACCAAAACTTAACATAATAACATCTCCTAATCATAAATAGGATTATCATAAGCCATGTCAATTGCTTCGTCTAACATATCCTCTTCACTGTGATAGTATTCACACTCTGTGTTGTCACAAGAGGTATACCCTAAATCACACCAAAATTCTGGAGGAGTATCGTAGGTTCCATCTGTATAGTGAGCATGTCCACACATTTTTTATCCCTCCTACTTTCTCTTTCTTTATATATATATTATATAATAATTTTTTTTAAAAAACAAGCTACGATCTTATTATTCAGAATACCCGCTAAAATCAAGTAAGACAGGAGATCCATCGGGTCTATATCCATAGTTTCCACTATGAACATCTTCAAGAATATAGGGGTCTACTGTATCACAATACTTCAGAAAAGCCTCCGCTTTTTCAACTCCATATTTATCAATACAGTTCGCCATCCAGGCAAGAGGAAAATAAGGTTTTGTAGCTGAATTTAGCCATTCTTTAGCAATTTTTTCTGACTGTAATGAGGACAATCTTTTACCTTCATCATATGCCTCTGGGACGACTTTTTCTTGAACCAAAACTGCATAATTATCTCTATATTGATAAAGTTCTGTATGAGCTAAAAAGCACTCTAATGATTCTGCTTTTAAATTTTCATACTTTTCATATTCAGCTAAACAATAGTCTGAAGGATCTGAGCCGGACGCCGCTTCAAATTTACAAAACACATCCTCCTCATAACCCATGACATCTATTGATTCGGTTCTTCCATGAAATGGAATTTTTATAACAATATCCCCAGCTTCTGGACTAATTATTACTAATTTAGATACGCCCCAATCAAGGTATGCAAAAGGATCAATATCTTTTATTGAATTTAAAATATCAAAATATCCTACAATTCCATCATAGTCTTCTCCTTCTTCGCTTGACAAGCAAATTCCAAAATTCTTTGGTAAAGGGAAGATGCTATCTAAGATAGCGTCTACAACATTATGATTAAAAACCATTGATTTTGCCTCCATTATTAGTTTTCAATTTTTACAACTTTACATCTAGTTAAATAAGTATTGTTAATACCCATGTATTCATCAAATTTTTTAATTGTACCAGTTAAATCAACGGTATCTCCAACCGCAAGAGTAGAATCGCACTTAGAAGTCATCCAAACAAAAACATAATTCTGTGAAGTAAAAGTATATACCGAAGTATAACCATACATTCCTTCAAATCCGCGAATACTCTTGATTTTTGCGGTGATATTGTAAATTCGTTCTTTGATTTCACCAGGATAAAACTCTGATGTGGAGGGGCCTTTTAATTCTGCAATCCGCTTAGATACAATAGCCTTAGCATCTTCTTTAAACTCAGCCCATTTTGTGCGGGGATTGTAGATATAAAGCTCGTCAAAGCTCATTTCACAAAGATTGTAACCAGCAGGTAAATCGACCTTCTTTGCAAAAAACCATTTTAATGTAGGATCAAACCTTGCGCCAAGCTTTTTCAGCTCATCCTTAATTGCAAAAGTATCATCTCCATACACCAGGTAAGCTTTTTCATCTTCTCCGAAGCCTAACTTTAAAGCAATTTCATGCTTGTAGGTCTCCGCATTCTCAATCAGATCCTGCTCTTTACGAATTTTTGCTTTGGCTTTTGCATCCTGCGCTTTTGCTTTTGCCGCTTCTTTGCGGAGATATTCTTTTTCGGTGTAGGCGCGGACTGCTTTAGTAATGGTTTTTTCTCCATTACACAGATAACAGACGCCGCCATCAACAGGGATAGGAATGGGGTGACCATTCTCAACTCTAGATACAATAAAACCAAGCCCGCCGCACCTAGGGCATACTCCTTTTACGTTAACATACATTTTACCTTTTTCGTTTTCAAAAGGTTCTCCAACAGGAGTCATGTCCTTATAAGAGTCGGCTACAAAGAATTTTTCCATATGTTTTTCCCCTTTCCTTACCTTCTATATATATTATATAATATTTTTTATAAAAAATAAAGCTGCGATCCGCAGCTTTAAAAATGAGATATTTATAATTAATTAAAAATATAATGAGTATTTATTCTTTTCCTCATTGACTTTAGCTATTGCCGCATTAATGTCTGTGGTTTTAAAATCCAAGTAATGGCCATTTGGCGTTTTAACTTTATAAAAGAAATTATTGTTTAATATATCTGCGCCTAGAGCGATTTTCCACCGATCTATATCTTCCATAATGATTAATCTATTGTCAAGATTCCATACTAAGTCATCTTTTGTCATATTTTTTACCTGCCTATGTTTATTTATTTTAGAAATGCGGGAACCAGTAGTCTCTTGCCGCAAGCATATCCGCATAAGTTGCCCCTGCATAAAAGCTTTTTCCCATTAAAGCGCACGCCGCAAGAATCTCAGGATCTGTAACGTCAGTATTATCATACCAGCTGGTTACTCTGTCAAACACGGTTTTAGAGTTTTCAATTTCGCCCTTTGCCGCCTCAACATCAATAACCAGGTTAATCGCCGCCATAACTGCAAAACTTCTCATTATAAATCCTCCTTTATATTACCAATTCTGCTGTAATGTAACGTCGCTATTGCAACAGGTAGAATAATAATCGTCTAAGTTTTGAACCGCTTTGCACATTCTGTGTCTACCACCCAGGAATTTTCCACACTTTTTGCAATAAAAGGTGTATTTAAATGATTTTTCAGGGGGGATAATTCTGTCAACTGCAACAGTTGTTTTATCCGCTTTTGTCCCAATCTTTGAACAATAGAACTTGAAAACCGCATCATGGCCATGCTTTTCTTTTGTGATGGCGGCGGTGACGTAATGTGCACATTCATGCCCGATCACATCCATAATGGACTCGTCTGTGGCCACCTTTAACAGGCCCGCCGCAATCTCAATGCGGATGGGGGTACATACGGAATTTCCGTCAATAGTATAGATACATCTACCTAATGACTTTTTTAAGCGACCGTTAATAACAACTTCGCCTTTAAATTCAACGCCGCATTTTCTGCAATATTCAGTGCAAAGATTCGTGATTGTTGTAACTGTCCATTCCATAATATATACCTCCCTTACTTTCTATATATATTATATCAAAATTTTTATAAAAAATCAAAAGCGGAAATGCGCTATTAGGCTAAAGATTGAAAAGTTAAAAAAAATATTATATAATAAAATTGAAATAAAACAAAAGGAGTCATGGAAAAATGTCTAAAATTAATTCGGAAAATTATTTACAAGATATGATTGATAATAATGAAGTATCAATTGTCTTTCCAAAAGAAAAGAGCGAAAAGGCGGCAGAAACGATGTTCGAACTTATTGATTCTGCTATTGGTTTAGCGCAATTTAAAACAGATGATGGAGATGTTCTTTATGGAGTATTAATTAATAATCCGGATTTTATAAAAGATCATATAAAATTATATTAATGGAGAATTATAGTGTCTTTAGTTATAAGATGTAAAATGCGGGAGTGTCCTTATAACGATAATGTTTAGAATTTTTGTTGTAAGGATACTGTTGTTAGTATAGATTAGTTAGGAATGTGTTAGGTTATTTGGCGGCGAGGAGAAAGACGACAATATTCTCCTTTAGTTAAGAAAGAAGATTTTGTAAAAAAAGAAATGAAAATTATTTAGATTTAATTAAATTTGTTCGATTTTTTTAAGGGAATGAAAAGAAGTTCATAAAGAGGATATTCAATTAAAATAAGAGGCAGCTAGAAAGGCTAACGGCTTATAAAGTCAGAAAGTCAGAGAGAGTTTTTTGAGATTTTTTGATTGAATAATTCTGTGAACTGGTTAAAAGAGGCCTAAAAACGCGGATCCCCGCATCCCTTAGGTAAAAAAAATAAGTAAAAATGTATAGTGCTTAGGGAAAAATGTATAGTTGATGGGTAAAGTATGATGAAAATTTGGGTAAAAATGTTTAATTTATTATATATTTTTTTAATATATATTGAAAGAAATATGAAAGGAGTTTTTATTTATATGGCAACTGTTAACAAACATTTCCCAGCAGATACAAGAATGGAAGTGTTGACTTTTTTGAACGATAAAGAAATTGATGGAAGATTATATGGTTATTTACAAAGTAAATCAATGCCCGTGTTATTACCATCTGGTGATTAGTATTAGACAAGAGTAGATAAGTATGAGTTAGGAACTCAAGCAAAGCTGTGTGAAGCAGTAAAAATTAAATCTCCTAAAACATTACGCAAACATTTAGGATATTTAATTGAAAAGGGGTATGTTATAGATGCGGGGGCTTATTATGTCCTTCCCCGCAAGTAGAATATGTATTTAAATATACCATTAAATACATTGAGATTTATTCAGAATGTTATTAAAGAAGATGTTATAAAGATTTATATATATTTAGGACAGAAGAATAAATATGCGGTTACTCTTGGATTAAAGTATAGTTTTACTATTACTTAGATTGTTGAACATTTGGGATTGAATTCTACTAGTCAAAGCAATAGAGCAATGGTTAAAGATGGATTAGATGCGTTGATGAATTGCGGTTTGATAGTTTTTAAGCCGTATTATGAGGGGCGGATACCCCATTTAAGGCTTGTCGAGTTTAACTACGAGTATCTTACAAACTTTTGATTTTTAATTAAAATGGGTAAAAATGTATAGAGTTCTAACTAATAGTAATTTTTATTAAAATAGGTAAAAATGTATAGAGTTCTAACTAATATAGAATTACTAATTTTATAAGTAATATTTATATATTTTATCTTTCGCTTCGCTCAAGATAAAATATATAAATTTAGTAGATTTTTTGGCGGGGTGGGGTATTGTTTCTGCTGTTGGGGGAGGGTATTGTTGGAGGGGTATGAGGTATTTGGGATGGAATTGGTTGTAAAAATGAAAAATGATTTGAAAAATAAGGAACATTTTGTTTTTTGATTTCAAAAAAGGAGTAGAGAGATGAAGGCTAGAACAGGTTTTGTTAAGTATGTTGGAGATGGGAATGGAAAGATTACTGGAGTTAAGAAGGATGACATTTGTGCTTTTGTTCTTCTTCAGGACCAGTCAAAGAAGGTATATGAGAGCGGTTGCCGCATCATATTGATTAGAAGGGGGAGGAATGGAACCTACGCTTCCCGCATTGGTTATAAGAGTTGGAAGAGCTTTTTGGAAGATGGATGGATTCAAGTAGAGGAAGATTAGGTTGAGTTAGATAATGAGGAGGATGAAGAGTGGTAATGATTAGTATTTATTTAAGTTTTTTAGTTTTTATTGGTATTATTTTGATTGCGGTTGGTGTTATTTTTGGTATTTGCGCTATTGGAGACTTTTTAGTTTATTGGGAAGGGCAGGAAAACAAGAAAAGTTTATAGAAGAATAGAAAAATGAAGAAGTGTTCAGAAAAAGATAGAACATAAGAAATAAAAGGCAGCTGGAAAGGCTAATGATTTAAAAGGGAAGTTTGAGAGAGAGGAAATTTTGGAAATTTTGGGGAATGGTTGATTTTTATATAAAAATAAATGAAGATAATATGTGCGGATGAGGGTTATTCGCTAATAATTAATATTATCTTCATTTAGAGGGTGAATAATTATAATAGTGTTTATTAATATTAATAATAAATTAGTATTATATATTAATGTATTATATTTATTATAATATAAGATGTATTATTGTATTCTTGCTATTGTTTTTAAATATATATTAATGTTGTAAGATGCGGTGGGAGGAGGGTGAGGGGTGTAAGATGGGGGTTATGAGGATTACTAAGGGGAGTTTAGAATGGAATTACAGAGATCTGTAACATCGCGTAAGTTGGTGTAATAGAGGAATCGTAGCTATTCTTTTGATTTTACCCCATAGAGTAACTGAAGTAGGCTTGTGAGGGTAAAAGCTAGCTAATCTCTTTTTTGTGTTACCGCCACCTTGAATGCCTCCCTTTCGGACTAAGACGGCTGTTCACTCTCGCCATTCCAGTCCCGTTTTTCGAGAGAGCTAAAGTCAATTTCATACTAATCTCGTGTGATATCCTACATGATTGCGTTTCCTTTCTATTGTTATTTAAAATAAGGTGTCTCTTGTGAAAGCGGAGGGGCGCATTAAGAGAGGCTTTGATCCCGCTGCCAAGAGAGGGCTAATGAATTTAATGATGAGAGCAGCGGGATAAAATGCACCGCTTTACGCCCCTTCTTATTTTTATATAAATATATACTATTTTATTGTACTTATATTATACCAAAAATTTTTTAAAAAATCAAGTTTGCGGGGGCGAAAAATTTTTGGGTTTTTTTAATATTATACCAAAAATTTTTTAATTTGTCAAGTTAATGCCTCAAGAAGTCTAATTTCGGGAGAATCCAGGCGAGCGCCGCATATGGCCAAGGTTCTGGAAAAAAAGCCCATATGTGTCTGGAATCGGAGAGCGGGCCTTGGCTGTGGCCAGCGGCCCGGCCTAGGACACTTTCATTATACCACATAATCATGGGCTTGTCAATACCTTTTTTTAAAAAAATTTTTTAATTAAATAAAAAAGGGGCTTTCGCCCCTTACTTATTCAACCTCAATCCAATTGCCCCATTTATGGCCACCCTTTTCAAGATGCCACACTGAATAATCAGTGTGTCTGACAATCCAAGTTTCAGTCTCATTTTTAATAACAAAGTCTCCATACACGTTACCCTCAATAGAACAGAAGGTTGAAAGATTAGGAACGGCCTCTTTTAATGCTTTAACCGCCTTTTCTAAATCACAAAACCAAACTGAATACATTTTTAATTCTCCTCTACCATGTAATCATCATCTTCATCCCAGAAGGTCGCCGCATCGTCACATTCTTTTACAGGGTCGCCGCCCTCATCAACCATTTTACAAGTGCCGTCTTTCTTCCAGTAGGGACAATCCCAACCATTAACAGGACAATAGAATTTTTTCATTGTAGCTACCACCTTTCTTTTGTAATTATATTATATCAGAAATCTTCGGTTTTGTCAATAGCCTGTTTTAAAGTTGTATCAACAATTTTTTCCCACTCTTTAACCACCTGACAGTATGGGTCGTCAGGTTTATAGGACTTTAATAACTGCATTATAATATTTGGTAAAGAATATCTAGCCCAAATTAATTCAGAAGTATTCATGTCTGTACCTCTCCTTCTTTTGATACTATAATTATATTATATTTTTAGGAAAATGTCAAGTGGTAATATTGTACAAAAAATCAAATAAAATTTTGTGCAACATACCTATTGACAAAAAAGTGGCTCGTGCCGACCATGCACGAGCCACCAAATTGATTTATTAGAATTTCTAATAAAAGCCCCTGCTAGCTATGCAAGGGCTTTCAGCGTTTCGATGATGTTGTCCACGTTGTAGGCGGTGCCCTTCCAGTCCTCACGGTTCGGCTTCTCATCATCAAACAAGATACCGTTTCCGCAAGTGCTTTTAGGTGTACCATATTTCAGAATGTGGATTTCGTCCCATGTAACAGAGGGCAGATGCTTTTTCAGCCATCTTCTTTTGGTATCAGCAACCGCCATATCATAGGCTTCAGTGCTGTTTTTAGATAACCATGTGATAATGCCGATTCTGTAGCCCTTTTTCTGTACCTTATGAAGTGTTTTAGCGAAGATGCTAAAATTGATTAAGGGCTTCGCTTCTTTATAGGGCCTAGGGTTTTCATCATGTAAATCTGCTAACCAACCATTAACGCCGTACAGGTTTGCGATTGTTCCGTCCATATCGAAGTAGATTGTTGTCATTTTTGTATCCCCCTTTGTTTTTCTATAGTTATTATATCACTAGTCAAAGTATTTGTCAATATCTCTTTTATTATTTCTTCTAATAAGTTTCGGGTCGTCTTTGTGCTTGAAATATTGCGGGCGGTAGCCTACAAAAGTAGCCCCGCGCTGTTTTTGCTGTTCCAGTTTCTTTTTATTTGTATGTGCCATTATTTGAACCTCCTCATAAAAGCATAAGTATAAAAACTAACACCTAACATTAACAGCATTAAAATTAAATCTTCCATTTGTTTCTCCTTTCTAAGTACATATTTATTATAAGCGATTTATGGGAAAACGTCAATGTACAAAATGCACAAATTTTTCAGAAGAAATTTGTGCAAATTGCCTATTGACAAAAATTTCGGGGTGGCGCGGTCGTGCGCCACCCGCCAATTATACCACACTTTTTATCCCTTGTCAATAGGCAATTTGCATAAAATTTTAAGATATTTTTAGGCATTTTTTTATGCAAAAGTGTGCATTTTTATACATTTTTATACACTTTTTATAAAAAAACTGTTAGATTTTCCATTATTTTTAGGAAAATCTAACAGTTTTTCTTAGTTTTTAGGGGGACGCTGTTTAATCAAGTCCAGTTTATAGTGATTTTCACCAATAGTGAAGGTAATAATCTTAGATTTATTAGTAATTTCGCATGAAATTCCTTCTTTTGTTAAGCAATTTGACAGAAGTTCAATTAAATGCTCTTTTTCTTCATCGGGCTTGCGTTCCCTTTTGGTGATTTTCCTGGGCTTTGTTGATTTTGCCTCATGATTGATTTTATTCTGTTTAGCTTTTTCGGTTAATGCTTCTACAGTATCATTTGTTAAATAACCTTCATCTTCAAGCCACATCTGCACGGCTTCATCTTTTGAGATTTCAAGGATTCTTGCATTCTTTTCAATTTCAGCGTCAGGAATGTTAATGACCTTATTATTTAAAGTGTATTTCATGTTATACCCCCTTTAAGGTGGGGAGCGGTTGCCCGCCCCCTAGTTATCATGCAAGGCTGAAGTGTGCAACCTTCTTGATTTCGGTTCTTACAACCTTGTTTTCCTTGATGAGAGCCATCAGAAGGTGACTCACTTTCTGATTAGACAGATTAGAGATGCTGACGACCTCAGTCTGCATTTCCTTGATACTCTTACTGCAATCTGCAACCGCAAGGAAAGCAACAATATCAGCCTTCAGACTCTCATTTTCAAGCTGAGTCTTTGTGGGCTTTTTAGTGCTGGACTTCTTATTCAGAAGTTCAATCTCATGGTCGATGAAAGCAACCATTTCAGCATTGTCAATAACAGCTTTGCGGATTTCAGCAAACATTTCTTTCTTAGTTTTTGTCATAGTTCATACTTCCTTTCTTTTGTGAGGGTCAAGCCCTTTGTTATCTTGTATAATAATTATAGCAAATTTTTTAAAGTTTGTCAATAGCTAATTTTTATTTTTAGCTTTGTTGCTAGCAGATGCTAGCAACAAAAGCCTTAAACATGGGCTGAGGAATCCGCCACGGCATGGGGGTAATCTCACGATTCATCTTTTTGTGAGTTGCGATGCATTTTACAAAGATAGCTGTCTCAATCTCAGCGTCATTTAATGCCGTATGAGATTCTTCAAAGATACAGTTCTTTGTAATGTATCTATAGGCCACTTCTGCGGATGTCTGTACATTCCCTGCATTAGACGTCCAATTTTCTGCATTAGCTAATTTAAAGAAGGTTTTCTGCTGTAAAATAGTCTGACAAGCCATGTGCCAGGTATCCCAGACAGTAACGTTCTCTTTAAAGAACGTCTGATTTTCTTCAAACTTTGACAGAAAATTCAATGTAGAATCTAATGCCCTACAGTCAAACTGTGCATTGTAGGCAATCACGGCCTTAATACGGTATTTCCGCATCAGCTCAAAAAGCTCTTTACGGATAGCCCAAAAACTAGCTACTTTCCATGTGCCATTCTTGATACCTTCTTTGTATAAAGGTAACTTGTCTGCATAGTAGGCAGTACGCATTTTTGCCCACTGGCCATAGAAGATTTCACGCACAACATAAGAGCGTTTTTCAACAATAGTGCCCTTGTTGTCGTGAATGGTATAGCCTACATCATACACAAGCGGCTGACCTAAAGAACCACAAGTCTCAGTGTCTAATGTTACATACAGATTTTTCATTTTTGTGTCCTCACTTTCTTCTTACCTCATCTGACAATATAATTATAGCAAACATAAGAAAATCCGTCAAGCGTTTTCTAAAAAAAAGTTGCACAAAAAATAGGTCGGTTTAAGGCGAAAATTTAGGCACCTTTTTTGGAGAAAAAAGGTGCCTAAAATTGATCCCATTTTGGGAGAAAAATTTGTGCAATTTTTTTCAAAAAAATGCTTGACAAAAAGTGCCGCGGTGTGGTATAATGGAAGTTCGGCGAAAATGCGCGCATTTTCGCCCCGAGGAAAACAAAACAGGGGCCACACCTAAGGCATGGCCCCCAAGAAAGGAGGAACAAAAAAGTTCACGAGAAAGCTATTTCTTATCTTTACATATATATTATATCATAAATTTTTTAAGTTGTCAACAAGTTTTTTTAGGGGAGGGGGTGATTAATCACCCCCTCGAATCCCCTTACTCCGCAAGTGCGAAGTAGGGAACACGCTTGATGTAGGTCTTGGTGACCTTTTCAGCCTTTACAAGGTCGGTCAGAAGGTGGGTAACCCTCTGATTAGACAGGTTAGCGATGCTAACCACGTCTGCCTGCATTTCTCTAATGGTCTTACCGCAATCTGCAACGGCCAGATATGCGATGATGTCAGCCTTCAAAGCCTCATTTTCAATCTGAGTTTTTGTGGGCTTACGATTTCCGCTGGACTTCTTATTCAGAAGCTCAAGCTCATGGTCGATAAAGGCGACCATTTCAGCGTTATCCTCAACAACCTTACGAATTTCTACAAACATTTCCTTTTTCGTCATAACTAACATACTTCCTTTCTTTATCTTATGTATATATTATATCACAGTTTTTTTTATTTGTCAATAGGTTTTTTTAAGATTTGGTTTTCTGTTCGGGGGGCTTCTACTCATGTTTCATCTCTCCTCTCTTTCTGTCTTTATTATAGCACAGATTAGAAGGTTTGTCAACAGGTTTTTTAAGATTTTTTGAATTGGCTATCTGTCTTTTGAACGGTCAGAAGGCGCTTGGCTCTGCCGACCGCCCTACTTGAGGGTGTTGCCACTTCCTTTATCTTGACTTTATTATATCATTTTTTTTAAAGATTGTCAAGGGGTTTTTTATTTTTTTTCGATGAATTTTTTATCAGCTCAGAGGCGGTGGTTTGAAGCATCTCCCCTTGACACTTATTATTATAAGCGATAACCCCCAAAAAAGCAATAGTGATCTTGCACAAATTTTGGGAAAAAATTTTGTGCAATTTTTTCCCAAAAAACACTTGACAAAAACAGCTGGGGTGTGGTATAATGGATTTTCGGGCGCAAGACCTTGGCTTGCGCCCCGTGGAAATAAAAAAAGTGAGCGGTTGCTCACTTTTAATCCTCATCCTTATCTCCATAATGCTGAATAATATTAGTTAAGAAATCCTCAACTTCCATACCACCACAACGACCTTTAAAAGGACACTGCCCACAATCATAATCATCTGAATAAGCTTCACAACATTTATACAGTACAGTGCGAAGATTCTCAAAAGCTTTGATTTCCTCTTTTGAAAAAGTAATACTTGTAATAACTTTCATTTCTATTCTCTCCTTTCCTTTTGTATCTTTATTATACCATGATACAACAGTCTTGTCAAGCGTTTTTTGTTATTGGGGGCAGATTTTTTTCTGCCCCCTTGTGAGTGCTTACTACGCAAGTGCGTAGTAAGCAACTCTCTTAATCTCGGTTCTTACGACCTTCCCTTCCTTAATAAGGGCAATCAGCAGATGGGTAATCTTCTGATTTGACAGGGTGGAAAGGCTGACCACATCGGACTGCATTTCCCTGATTGTTCTTGCACGGTCCGTAACAGCGAGATAGGCTACAATATCGGCCTTGAACGTTTCGTTCTCAACCTGGGTCTTGGTCGGTTTACGAGAAACCGACTTCTTGTTCAGAAGCTCAATCTCATGGTCAATGAAAGCGACCATTTCCTTATTTTCGATAACAGCCTCACGAATCGCATTGAACATTTCTCTTTTCGTCATAAGTTCATACTTCCTTTCTTTTGTGTGCTTTGTTTTTCTTACATATTTATTATATCACAAGGCTTTTGTTTTGTCAAGAACTTTTTTTAACTTTTTTAAAGTTTTTAGTGGTTGACTTCTTTGACTTCCCTTACCTTGTATCTATATTATAGCAAAAGTTTTAAAAAAAGTCAATGGGTAATTTTGCACTAATTTCGGGATCCTTGCGGCGAGAATTTTATGTATTTTTTCTCTTGACAAAAAGTGCGGCGGTGTGGTATAATGGAGCTTCGGCGCGAACCGAAGGCTCGCGCCCCGAGGGCTAAAGAAAAAGAGGCTTACGCCTCTCTTTCTATATCATCAAAGTCAATATGTGTATTTGTTTTCTTAATAATGATAATAATAACTACAGCGACTACAGCAAGGGCAATCGAAATCCAACAAGGGGCAAGCACCCATACCCAAGACCAAGTAATTATACCACACAGCTTTAAAGTGATGAAAATAAGAGCTAACAGGTCACAGAAACCAAGTGTGCAAGATTTTGTAGTTGTATTGTTCTTTGCCATTTTTTATTCCTCTCTTTCTTTCTTTTGTACCTTTATTATATCATAGGGGCTGATATTTGTCAACCCTGTTTTTAATTTTTTTCTTTAATTACGAATTTATTATAATATTTTACCATTGTATCAATGTTTTGCCAATCTTTACGACTAAAAACCATTTTTGCAGTTTCTTTTTTGGTTCCTCTCCACCCAAAAAACAATTCAAATAAATAACCTTTTCCCTGCGAGTAAGCCGAAGCTATAACATATTCAATACTATTTTCGTTAAGAAATCTTGTTTCCATAATGTAGTTTCCTTTCCTTTTCTGTACCTTTATTATAACAAATAAATGGCAAATTGTCAATATCAAATTTTGGGATTTAAAATAAAAAATTTTTGTGCAAATTTCCTATTGACAAAAATGGCCAAGGTATGATATAATGGAAGTTCGGGTCGCGGCGCTGGTGCGCGACCCGACCAGGATAAACCAAAAGCTCCTATTACCAGGGGCGGTAATAGGAGCAGATGGGTGTCCTCTCGAAGAGGAACTGGAGCAGGAGTGCTCCATGGAGAACGGTCACTGACCGTTCGTCCTTGAGGCATTCGCCCCAAGAATCGTAGTACCACTCGTGGTACTTGACCTCGTAGAGGTCGTTGCCAAGGTTGCGAACCTCGGCGGTGTAGCCCCACACAAGGGAGCCAGCTCCCCAAAACTGGGAGCCGTCGGTACGGGTTTCGAACCCGTAGGTGGAAAGGATGCCTGTAATCGTACTAGCCATGAGCGGTACCTCCTTCTCTTGATGATTTAATTATATCATGGGGGCTAACATTTGTCAACCCCCATTTTACATTATTTTTTGGGGCGGTGCTTGACTAATTTCAAGCTGTATTCCTCACCCTCAAAAGTGAATGTAATTTCAGTTTCGGTTTTGACGCTTGCAATATCAGCGCCCATTCCCTGAAGAAGAACCCGACAGTTTGTCAAGATTTTCTTTTTGGTGGGGTCTACCTTGCGCTCTCTGGTGGACTGTTTTCTAGGCTTGTCGGATTTTTCGTAACGTTTAAGCCCGCCCGCCTTGATTTCCATTTCCGCCATTTCTTCGGCTTCCGCACGAGTGACAGGCTCACCGTCTTTCTCACACTCACGCATAATCTGTTCAATCAGCTTTTCTTTATCTGTCATGTTTTATCTCTCCTTTCCTTACTCTAATATTGTAATATATTCTACAGCATTTGTCAAGCATTTTTTAAAAGTTTTTCGTGTAAAAATAATTTTATGAACCTCAAGGACTTCATATAAATTATGGGGGAACCCATTTCTGATATAGGTATCATTAAAAAGATAGTGGATTCTTTTCATCATATATTTAGTAAAACCATACTCATACCATACGTTACCAGTCTCATTGTTCAGCACCTTAATCTTATACATATTAGCTATCTCCTTTCTTTGTACCTTAATTATATCAAATATATTTTTGTTTGTCAAGTACAAATTTCGGGATTTAAACTTTTAATTTTTTGTGCAAATTTCCTATTGACAAAAGTTGTCGGGGTGTGATATAATGGAATTTCGCGCCAGGGCAGCCAGCCGCGGCGCGACAAAAAAGAGGCTTACGCCTCTTCCTTAATCATTTCTACAAGGGTTTCACCAGTGTCATAATCGACAATCTGAGCAGCTGTAAAACCATACTGGTTCATAATATAAAATGCCTTTTTAACGTACTCCTGTAAAGGATGATAGTGGTTATTCATACCTGTATAAGTCATGTCTCCATCATAACAGATATTAGCTCTAAAAGTACCAACATAGTTAATAATCATTTAATGTACCTCTCTTTCATTTGATAAACTAATTATAGCATAGGGGTTGAGGTTTGTCAACCCCTATATCTTAAACAAATAATCTTTTTTCCATCTTTTTATGCTGTCTAAAACAATGGGCCATGATTTTAGTTTCAATCAACACATCCTCTAAACCAGTGTGACTTTCAACAAAATCATTTTTACTTGAAATATATCTATAAAGAATTTCAGCTGTTAATCTAACTTGAGGCTTTCTATGTTTTGTCATGTAGTTATTTCTTAAACAAAACTCTTTATAAGATTTTTGTTTTCCGATGGTCTGCCTTGCCATCTTTAAAGTATCCCAAATAACAGCTTTTTTAGGAAAGAACCACCTGTTTTTTGATTTGCTTAAATAACGAATAGTGTTATTTAAGGCTCTCACATCAAACCCTGCATTATGAGCAAATACATTTTTTACATTGTATTCTTTCATATCGTTCAAAAAGGTTTCTCTAATCTTCCAAAAGGTGGTTAAGATTCTCTTTCCATTCTTGATATCTTCCCAATACTTGGGAATCTTTTCCGCATAATATGCGGATTTCATAACATCTTTCATTCCACAGAAGATTTCATAAATTACGAAAGACCTTGTCTTATAAATGCGGCCTCTTTTATCAGTAACCGCCCAACCGATATCATATACAAGAGACTGTGTTAAATCTAATTTTTCATCTTTTAACATGATACCATTACAAGTCTCCGTGTCAAGCCCAATGAGATAATTAATTCTTCTGTCCATTTTTAGTTCCGCCTTTCTTTTGATAAATCTAGTATATCAGATATTATAGTATTTGTCAAGAGTTTTTTTAAATTGGCTCCATCTTTCCAGCCTAGCACTTCCAGAGCCTGTGCTATGATGCCTACACATTTATATACCGCAAAGAAAGACTTAGGCTTGCGGTAGGTGGGTCTTTGTCGGGGAAGTCTTACTCGGTCAACTTGCGACCATTTTCCTCAGGTTCTGCTTCCTTCCCTCACCTTCTGATATTATTATACATGACAGATGCGGATTTGTCAAGAGGTTATAAGAAGAAATTTTGCACTAATTTCGGGATCGATGGGTTAGTATATTTGTGCAATTTTCCTATTGACAAATGGGGCTGGGGTGTGGTATAATGGAAAGCCGCCAGCCCCGATGGCTGGCGGCCCGAGGACAAAGAGAAAAGCTGCATTATACAAAATGCAGCTTTCCATTGACAACGTAGATGACCTTTTCAGCGCCATCGTATTCTTCGATGGTGTAATCGGTGGTCTCATCGGGGAGCTCAACCACCTGCAGGTCTGAGAAAAAGGTGTTGGCACGGTCACCAAACTTCTTGACCGCCTCAACCAAGCGCCAGTCGTTACGCTCATGGGGGCGGCTGTAGTCATAAGTGCCACAGCCGAGGTACTCGCAGACCTCATCAGAAAGAGCAAAACCACCAAAGCATCTGTTAATTACTAATTCCATATTGTATCTCCTTTCCTTTTGTACCTTTATTATATCATATTAGGGGCTACGTGTCAAGCGTTTTATGCTAAACAAGTCATAATAATTTCTCCTGTTCCATCAAGTATGACGAAAGCCTCACAAAAATGATAAGCGTTGAATGAAACCTCGATTGCCTCACGGGCATCATCAAGGCTGCCTCTGATATGAAGCTCATACTGTCCGTCAAAGGTAATAGTCATAGCACTAGAAAAAGTATAATGAACTGTCATGTGTTTTACTCCTCTCTTGTTTTCTTCTCTTTTATTATACCACGTTATATGAGAAATACAATCGTCAATGTGCTAGAAATTTTGGGAAAAAATTTGTGTATATTGACGACCAAGTTTTGCTTGACAAGATTGGCTGAGGTGTGATATACTGGAAGGTCGACGCTGGCCGGCCACCAGCGTCGCGTCCAGAGTTTCATTTTTTATTTTCATTTTTAATTTTTAAAATCTTTTGAAAAGAATTTTTGTTTTTAAAATTAAAAGAAAAAATATTAAAATTTTGAGAACCTTTTCGTTCGAGTTTGCAGGCCCACGAGTAAGTTAACTGCCTTTTATTTAGCAGTTCTATCCTAGAGATGATAAAGTGTTAGAAAGAGGGGAAAAACAAGAAAAAGAATTAAGATTTTAGATGAGCTGCCTTTTCTTGTTTTTTAAAAGGCTGATTTAATTTTTCTTCTACCCCCTCATTTAGGGGGTAGAAGTTTTAGACTTAGAAGGCTTAGCACCTGCGGTCGCCGCCTTCGGATACAGCTCCTTTACAGGAACAAGATAATCTCTAACAATCTTATTTCCATTTTCTGTTGCAATTCTATAACTTGCTGTTGAAAAAGTTCTACCATCTTTTGTTACTACTTCATACATCAGTTTTCTCATTCTTTTTTACTTCCTTTCTTATTTTCTATATTTATTATATACTATATTTATTATTTTGTCAATAGTTTTTTTCATAACTGGGAAAATTTAATCTTCCCAGTTATGAACGGCCACTACATCGCCCCAGTGAGTCGGACGATAGAAGTAAGACCACTCGCCAAGGCAGTCATCCCCCAGCCAGACATCACAGTCTGAAATGGAAGAAAAATCAACAATGAGAATCAAACCGTATTTCCAAGTATCCAGCATTTATTTGCCCTCCTTGTTTTCTCTTTCTATATTAATTATATCAGATGCCTTGACTATTGTCAATAGTTTTTTATTCAATTATATAATATTTTGTTAAGCATTTTAAAAACAAAGAAAAGGTTTTACATAATTTAAAATTATAGATTATTTCAATTTGATAGGAATGATTATCTTGCATATACCAAGCGGGGAACATAGGGTTTTTATTAAAATGATAATAAGTAAGTTTTGTTTCGGTATTATCTGTCAAATCAACAATTTTCCATTTTGTTTTAGTCATCTTTTTTATATACCCTGTCTTTTATTTTATATTTACTATATTATATTCTCAAAAGCCCTAATGGACTTTTGAGAATAATGCAACAATGAAAATACATAAACTACATAAGCAAATAAAACCAAAACAAGTAGCTGTCATCATTTTATTCCCTCCCTGTCCTTATCTTTTGTATCTTTATTATACATCCATTCTTTTAATTTGTCAAGTGTTTTTTTATCTTCTTTTAAATATTTATATTTTCTATTTTCTTCACACCATGGGCAACCGCCATGATTTCTACATGATTTAGCTATTGCTTTACCTCCACGGTAGGGCTTCCTGTGTTCCTGTCCGCTCTCTATTGCTTTATTCATCATGTTTATTCAGTCCCCTTTTAGTGTTGCGTTTTTTATCTTTCTTTCTGAGTATTATTATATCACAAGCTTCTATTGTTTGTCAAGGGTTTTTTGTAAAAAAGGGCCAAGGTTTCAGGATCCAGGCGGTTCTGGCTATGGTGCGGATAAGGGTCTGAAAAATCGCGCCATATGCACAGGTTCCAATTGGCGGGGCGTCCCCCTCGCAGACGCCCCGCCAAGGCAGGGGAAGAGGAATTACTCCTCTTCCATCATGGCCTCAACGAAGTCTTCGTAAGTCCGATACCCAGTCCGCACAAAGCAGACCATATCCATAATCTCTTTCCATGTTCCGCTCTGAAGGCATCTTACAAGGTTCAGCTCCTCTGTTGTTGCGATGCCAAGCTCTACCATCATATCATACTGCATCATTTCCTCTTTTGTCATTTTTATATCTCCTCTCTTTTGATGATTTAATTATATCATAGGGGCTGAAGTTTGTCAACCCCTTTTTTAACATTCAAAATCAGTGGTGACCTTTTTATTTTCGTGGTCAATCTCCCAATAGCTCTCCTCATACTCTCCATAGCCATTGTAATAATAGTTTCCCATCTCATAATCTTCAGCGTGATGTTTGACCATATATTCATAAAATTCTTTAACTGTCATTGTTTTTATCTCCTTTCCTTTTGTACCTTTATTATATCATAGGGGCGGATATTTGTCAACCCCTATTTTCATTTTTTTTGTAGTGGTCACTCTTTAGTGACCACTACACCAGAGACCATCATGGCCATTTCATTGGCCTTGTCCCTGTCCTCATAGGAATCCCAATACCAGAGATTCCAATCATCATCCCTACGAGCGACGATATAAGTTTTAGCATTGTTAGGAAGATTGTTAACTTTCATCATTTTATGTTCCTCTCTTTCTTTCTTTGTACCTTTATTATAGCAGATACTTTAAAGTTTGTCAATAGTTTTTTTTATTTTTTTTACAGAACTTTTGATGTGAGAGGGAGATTTTCGGTTGGGCTTGCGCTTTCCCGCCGCATCTAGGAGTGTTCTGTTGTCCCATCTCCTTACATTGTTATTATAGCATCTATGGTTAAATATGTCAATATTTTTTTGAAAAAAAATTGCACAATTTCGGGGTCTTTTTCATTTAAAATTTTGTGCATTTTTTCTTTGTGCAATTTACACAAAATTTTCTTTGTGCAATTTGTATAAAAAATTCTTTGTGCAATTTGCACAAATTTTTATTTCGTCATATTGCACAAATTTTGGGAATTTTTTGTCATAAATTTTTGTGCAAATTGCCTATTGACAAAACTGCGAGGGTATGTTATACTGAAATTTCGTGGCGCAACGCCCGTGCGCCACGCGTTGAGTCACTCCGAGGGGGTTGTTAAAGTTTTAACATTCATTTTTAAAATTAAAAAATAAATATTAAAATTAAAAAATGATTTTTAAATTATTTTAATTATTTAATTAAATAGACAAAAGATGGATAACATTATCAGTGTATATTATTGTTAATAATTAAACTATTTATATTCTGAAAAGTTGTTTAGATTAGCCACGTTCTGCATTCCTTCAAAATCTTCAATAGGACTTGCCATGTAAATAACACCATTTTCATAACTAACCCATGGATTATATTTATTAATTAAAGGCAAGTATAATTCAATAAGAGAAGCAGAGTTATTAGAGGTGTCTTCAAAGTCACTCCATTTCTTTGATGTTTTTATTATTAGGTCTTTAATATCATCTGTTGAAATAATAATTTTTTTAATCATAACTTTTCCTTTCATATTATTTATTTGTTTCTAATAATAGTATAAATTATAATATAATAAAAGTCAAGATATTTTTTGTTTATTCTTATTTGTTAAACCTATTTTAAAAATTAGGGGGTTAATTAATCCTTTTAATTAATGCTTTTTAAAAATATAATGAATTATCATTTTTTATATTCCAAAATAAATAATGTTAATTTTTTAACAAAATTATATTATAAATTATAAATAATTTTTTATACTTTATAATAAATAAATAAGGGTAAAGACTTTACCCTTATTTATCATTACTATTTAAATAGAAGATTTTTGAGGATTAATCCTCAAAAATCTCTTTGGGGTCAACCCCCGCAAGTTCCAGCATATCCTCAACAGAGGCGATGCCGTAGCCTGCATCAAATGCGGCAAGCATTTCATCAAAGGTCATGCCGCTTCTTCTACCACGCTGTTCTGTTGCAGTCTTTTTAATCATGTTTGTCATTGTTCGTTCCTTCCTTTCTCTTGTTTAAGAGGTCTTCCTTAACTGTCTTTATTATATCAAAAGTCTTTTTTATTGTCAAGGGGTTTTTAAAACTAAATTAAAAAAATTATTATTTATATTAAAAATATAAGAATGCCTCTAAAAGAAATAATATTTATTTTTATAATAAATATTATTTTTAATGTATAGAGATTATGTATTAATAATATACAATAATATACATTATTAATGTATAAAAAAGAGTACATAAAATAAAAAATATTTTTAAAATAAATGATAATGATTTTGAAAATCATTCTCATTTAAAAATTCAGCATTTATCAGTTTTTAAATAAGAATAACATTTTATAAAAATATAAATATTATTGTTTATATTTTAACAATAGTGCGCTTGTTAAAACTTTAACAAGTTTATTATTAAACTATTTTGATTCATAAAAATGTTAAAGTTTTAACAAAGTTGCAGCTTTAGTTTTTAAATGAGGTTGTTAAAACTTTAACAAACTTGTAGCTTTTGATTTTTTATTTTGTTAAATTTTTGTCTGTTAAAATTTTAACAATCTTGCAACTTTAGCCTCCTTTTTGGGAGCCGCCAGGGTGCGGCGGTGCCCGCTATAAGGGTCTGAAAAATCGCGCCATATGTGTGGAATTTAGATGGCGGCGCGCCCCGGCCACACGCGCGCCGCCAAACTTTAACACACTAAAGTATGAAAGTTTGTTAAATATTTAACACACTTTAACACGTTAAAGTGTTGCCGCTGCACTGTATTAAAGTGTGTTAAATATTTAACAAACTTATTTAATCATTGACTTCGTTAAAAGTTTAACAATTTTATTTTTATAATTTTTTAATTAAAAGATTGTTAAACTTTTAACGAAGTCGAGGTAGTGTTGTTTGAATGATCGTTAAATATTTAACAAGGAGAAAAGTATAAAGCCCTATATTTTATTAAAAAATTTTTGTGCAATATATACAAAAAATTTTTTCAGCAAAGTTAACAAAAGTGTAGGTAATGTTTTATATATGTTGCACAAAACCTTTTGATTATATGCGGCTGCCGCTGCCCATGAACCTTCTTCTTTTGCGTTAAGGTGCGGTGAGTGGGCAGCCGCTGCCGCCATGGGTTTTAAACAAGTCGCGTTAATAAGGGGAGACTTGCGTCTCCCCTTGTCTCTAGTTCGCTTCGGGAATCCCTGTTACTGTGATGTACACAGGGATACCCTCTTCATCATACCCTACAAATTCAGTCCATGTTGTTTCCATGCTGTTTCTCCTTTCTTTGTTTATTGCGCCTCTAGTGTATCACAGGGGGTTGAGGCTTGTCAACCCCCTTTTTTATTTTTTATCTAGCCCAGATTAATCTGTCGTCTGTGATATCCTCAGTGCCCATTGTATCAAACAAGCACTGGATTTTTTCACCTGTCTCAAATCCGCTTCCGTTGAATTCCCACAGGTTGCCGCTTGCATCTTCGCAAGTAACCTGTGTATCAATCACATCAACTACCTTGCACTCAGTGGCGTTTAAATTCATGCTAGCTACGATTAACAAAATTGCTAACTTTTTCATTTTCATTTCCTCACTTTCTTGTAGCTGTTGTTTTCTTGTTGGCTTTATCTTAACAGATGTTTTTCAACCTGTCAAGATGTTTTTTAAAAAAATTTTTTTATTGGGGGACTTTTCAGTCCCCCTTGCTTTTAGCATTCAAAGTCAGTAGTGACTTTTTTATTTTCGTGGTCAATCTCCCAGTAGTCTTCCTTGTATTCTCCATAACCATTGTAATAATAGTTACCCATTTCATAATTTTCTGCACCCTGTTTTACCATGTATTCGTAAAATTCTTTGACTGTCATCTTGTTACTCCTTTCATGTGCTGTTGTTTGTTTCTGACCTTATCTTAACAGGTATCTTTCCCCTTGTCAAGATGTTTTTGAAAATTTTTTTTATTTTTTTTGGTGGGGGTTTTTAACCCCCACCCTTTACTCACCGTAGAGCTCTTTCGGGTCGACCCCCGCCAGCTCCAGCATATCTTCTACTGAAGAGATACCATAGCCTTTTTCGAAGGCTTCCAGCATATCTTCAAAACTTAAACCGTTTCTTGTTTCTTCTTTTTCTTTTCTTGTCATCATTTTGTTGCTCCTTTCGTGTGCTGTTGTTTGTTTCTGACTTTATCTTAGCAGGTATCTTTCAACCTGTCAAGTACTTTTTGAAAAATTTTTTTTAAAGGGGTGAGGTGGTTTAAACCACCTCAACCTCATCGATGTAAAACTTGATTTCACGGCTTCCGTCGTCATTGAGGACGGTTTCATGGCCGATGTAGAAATATCCTTTTTCATGTTCTGCACGGTAGTTATTGATAATTTCAGCTACCTTGCTATGGTCAAGAGTAAAACCGATTCTCTGTTTGCCCTCATAACGACCGTCTAATGATAACATCCCGATTGAAATTTCATAAGCCTTCATTTTACTACTTCCTTTCTTTTGTGTGCTTTGTTTGTTTCTGACTCTATCTTAACAGGTATTTTTCAACCTGTCAAGATGTTTTTTTGATTTTTTTTATTTTTTTGTGGGGGACTTTTCAGTCCCCCTTGACTGTTAGTGTTCAAGTTCTTCTAAAATGAACACATAAGCTACTGCGGAGATGATAACTGCTGTTACAATAATGATTGTTGCTAACATTTTGTTTCCTTCTTTCTTTGTGGTGCTTGTTTCTTTGTTGACTCTATCTTAACAGGTATCTTTCAACCTGTCAATACCTTTTTTGAAAAATTTTTAAAGTTTTTTTTGTGGGGGACTTTTTAGTCCCCCAGTGTGAAAACTAAGCACCAAGTTTCTTTAACATACCTGTAAATACTTTTCTCCATGAATTTACGGGCACTAGCTTTTGTCTTGTAAGATTTCAGGTATCTACCAAATTCTCTAGCATCCTCAGAAATCTCATAAACTCTGTACTCTGTAACTTTCTTCGTCATTTTCATTTCCTCAACTTTCTTTGTATTTGTGTTTCTTTGTTTCTGACTCTATCTTAACAGGTATCTTTCAACCTGTCAATACCTTTTTTGAAATTTTTTTAAAGTTTTTTTGTGGGGGACTTTTCAGTCCCCCTTTTCTTTATTCAAGGCATTCTTTTGTGAACACCTCTCCGCCGATTTCAAGGGCCGCCTGATTAGCTCTGTTTCTGTCTGTGTAAGAGTCCCAATACCAAAGCTCCCAGTTGCTATCTCTTCTAGCCACGATGTACTCTCTTGTGTTCTGCGGAAGGTTATTAATTTTCATCATCTTGTGTTCCTCACTTTCTTTGTGTTTGTTTCTTTGTTTCTGACCTTATCTTAACAGGTATCTTTCAACCTGTCAAGTACTTTTTGAAATTTTTTTAAAAAAATTTTTTTGAGGGTTTGAGGTGGTTTAAACCACCTCAACCTCTTCGATGTAAAACTTGATTTCACGATGCCCCTCATCGTTGAGAACGGTTTCGTATCCAATCCAGAACTGATTTTTTTCGTTCTCTTCACGGTATCTGCGGATGATTTCATCCACTTTGTTACTGTCAAGAGTGAGGGCAATTCTCTTTTTGCCTTCGAAGCGTCCCTCAATATCCTGTTCCCCGATAAAAATTTCATAAGCCTTCATTTTGTTCTCCTTTCGTGTAGCTGTTGTTTGTTTCTGAGTATAGATTAACAGATATTTTTCAACCTGTCAATACCTTTTTTGAAATTTTTTTTATTTTTTTTTGTGGGGGACTTTTCAGTCCCCCTTGACTATTAATGTTCAAGCTCTTCCAAGATGAACACATAAGCGATACTTGCAATAACGATTGCGGAAACGATAATTACTGTAGCTAACATTTTCTTTTTTCCTTTCTTTTGTTTGTGGCTGTTGTTTCTTTGTTTCTGAGTCCATTATATCATCCCAATTGGAATTGTCAAGTCTGACTTTTTATCAATTTTCTTTAAATTGTCTGACAATTTAAAAAAATTCGATGTATTGTCTGACAATTTAAAGAAAATTAATATATTGTCTGATAATTTAAAGAAAAATTGATTATTTTAACACACTTTTTGTGCATTTTGTATAGTTTTAGTTATTGTTTTTGTGCATTTTTAACAAAAGGACTTGTTGGCATGAATGATAAAAAAAGAAGCCTTTTGGCTTCTTTTTAAAACTCTACTTTTGCCCCTTTTGTTTCAACAAAGTAGGTATCAAAACCCGCTTTTTTCCACGGTCTCAAGTTTTTCATATCATCATCAATTAACGTTCCCACTTCCCTCATAAAATCAATTTTTTTACCATGTCCTACAATGCAGATGAAAGTTTCTTCTGTGATTTCAGGCAGATACTTTGCAAGCCAATCAATTTTCCCCTGTCTGCCTGCCTCATTTGCGGCAGATGTGAGAATATAAACCTTGATGCCTTTAAGAATCAAGTTGTGTACAAGATTGATGTTATCTGTAAAAGGTTCAAGATTTGCCATAGCTTTACGATTTAAAGCGGTTCTTTTGTTTGTAGCGTATGCTTTATGAAAATTAGCAAGTACGCCGTCCATGTCAAAATAATAAACCTTATTCATCATTTCTTTGTCCTCACTTTCTTGTGTTTTGTTTGTTTCTGAGTATAGATTATCAAATCTTTTTTAAGCTGTCAAGTAGTTTTTTTTATTTTTTTATTTAATTAACTTAATTAATTAAAACCATTTAATTAATTAACTTAATTAAATAAAACTATTTAATTAATTAACTTAATTAATTAAATGATCGTTAATTATTTAACAATCTGACTTCGTTAAACTTTTAACAATCTAACTTTGTTAAAAGTTTAACAAGATCGTTAAACAATTAACAAACCTGTTAAAAGTTTAACAATCTGACTTCGTTAATTATTTAACAAACTAACTTTGTTAAACTTTTAACAATCTGACTTTGTTAAATAATTAACGGGTTTGTTAAACTTTTAACAAGCTTGCACTTTAGCGAACTAAAAAAGTTTGTTAAATATTTAACAATCTGCTTCGGGCTGGGGCGAAATAGAGCGGTTAGTCATAACTAACTTACGGGATTCAATGGTTAGTTATAACTAACTCACATTTCAGAACAAAAAAGTTTGTTAAAATTTTAACAAGCGAGCTCGGCGGCACCCTGGCCGCGACCCGCCGCTGTTAAATAAAAAAGGGGCTTGCGCCCCTTCTTATTTTTTAAAAACGTTTACATATTTTCTTTCATAAATTTCATTCATCTCTTCAAAGGAAACTTCAACACATCTTACATTTAACCATCCTTCTTCAATAGTATTGATGTATTTGCGTGCATCTTCCTTTGTGAGGAAAAGTCCTAAGTTATTGAAAGTAACAGTATATTCAGTCTCATCAGCCTCAGACTGAATATAGTCGATCTTGATAACTAAGTACATCTTTTCAGGTTTTACAAAATTAATATCTTTCATTTTTTTACTTCCTTTCTTTTGGTTGTCTCTTGCTTTGTTTGTACCTTTATTATAAGCTATCTATCCTTGTTTGTCAAGCCCTTTTATGTATTTATTTTAGTACAATGTATAAACATGAATGTTTATACATTCGTTAAAACTTTAACAATCTTGCTACTGTGTGCCCTTGAGTTAGTCATGACTAACCGCTTGCTTGCTTTCGTGACTCACTGGTTAGTCATGACTAACTCACTTTTCTCTGCGAATAAGTTTGTTAAATATTTAACAAGCGAAATCGAGCAAGAGCTGGTCGCCTTCGTCGACCAGCTTTTTTAATTATTTAATTAATTTAATTAACTAAATAAAATTAATTAATTAAATTAATTAAATAAAAAGTGTGTTAAACTTTTAACACACTTTAGTGAAGTGCAGTGCTGCAGCGGCGACGCGTTAATGCGCTAAAAAAAATCGTGAAACATTTAACAAGCCAAAGTTCGGCGCGCCATGCCCGTCGGCGCGCCGAGTGCCTATATTAATAGCTGCCGCAAGAGCTGACTATATTCTTTGGCATAGATAAGTATGTAGTCTCAATGCATCTATCTATGTATCTATATATATTATTATATATATAATTATATATATGTTATATTATATACTATCATTGTTGCTTTGCTTCTGTTGCTCTTGTTGATCGTTGTCTAGCCGCTTCTTTGCTGGCTTCCTCTTCTGTGTCGTGCCTGCCTGTCTTTCCCCTAGTGTAACAAAAGACTGTTTATTTAACTTATTACTATTTTACAAAAGAAGAAAAATAGAACGGAGATAGTAACTATTTAGCTATTCTCTTGTTGTCAACTATCTAGTTACTATGTTTGATACAATAGAGATAAATAATATATAGACATATACTATAAAGAATAATAAACATATTTATCCACCTTATGTATATAACAATCTCCATTACATACAAAATATATTACTATAATAGTTTTATTATAACAACAAAAGCAGTGATAGACAAAAGACAATAGCATTAAGCTATTGTCTTTGTATCTTTTTTATTATGATTATTTTTAATAAGATTATTCTTATCTACTAATTGAATTAAACTAATTCTTATTTAATAATATATTTATAATTAATTGTGTGCAGCGGCTGTTGTGCTAAGTCATTGGCTTGATGATTGTGTTTTCTAGGCGGGTGTCTGTCCATTACGTCTCGAAGCAAAGCATGTAAGCTACAGACCATTAGCCATACTTTTTTTCTGTATAAGAAAAGTGGGGGGTGTATTTTGGGAAAAATTTAACAAGGTAAATGAAAAAGAAAATGCCCTCGACATTTCCCTCTCCAAAAGTTTTTTAGAAATTAAAAAACGATAAGAGTTTCTTAAAAACTAAAAAACGATTTCCCCTTCCAAAGGTTTTTTGATTTTTAAGAAACAATAAAAATTTTTTAATTTTTAAAAAATAAATACCTACACGCACATCCAAATCCTTTTTCGATAAAACGATGTGCATTACCCCTCAGTTTCAATTATTACCAACGTACTAGACGATGATAAATCTTCAAGCATAGAACAAACTTCCCTTAAAATAAAAGCATCATATTCTTCACAATGATAATCAGGATATGTATAATACATATAATCTGATGCATTAGGCTCCGTATACTCAAAGCCTTCCTCATCCTTCTTGGGCTGATTTTTACCAAACTTCAATTCTTTTTCAGCCATCGCCGCATAAACAATAGGAGAAACAGTATCATAAAATCCCTCAAACCATTTACCCTTAGCTTCATAGGCTTTTACATCATTAATTAAAAAATATCCACTCTTAATAAAACTACCCTTCGGCAACTCATCAACTGGCAGGTATTTAATCGTTCCTAAAGTCTTTTTACCTTGCCAGTCTTCCTCCTCAAAGGCCGCCCGCAACTCATCAGAAACTTCAGACTCTTGAATTTCATAAAATCTCCTATGAAGCGGCGAGGCAAAAGAACTTGAGTTACTGATCGCCGCCTTAAGTTCACCCTTATTGTCAAAAGGCCCCAAGGGATAAATCTTACCATCTAGTTTATATCCTACATAATAATTATAATAATAACTCATTATTTATTTTCACCTTTCTTTATTGGGCACATATCAATCGGAAATCGAATTATTCTATTCATTCCTCAAATCTTTTAGTTTTGGAAAATCTTTCATTATCTCTTGAATACCATCTCTTGCACCGTCTGCATATCCTCTCATGTATGGATTATTTTTTATATCATTAATAAACCATATAATTGCCATTGTTATAAGTCCGCAAAAGAACGCCACTGCTTCACTCATTCGCTTTCACCTTCATACAATTCTAACATTTATATTTTGCTTCTCTTGCTTTGACGTGTCTCATCAAAACACCTCTAACATCATCAATATTTACAAGTGTCATATCATCGCCCTTGCCCAGCTTATATGTTTGAAGTTTACCAAGCTCATCAACCACACTGCTTATATCATCGAACACAACTTCAACCGGAATGTTAAGTTTCATTGTTTCCGCCTCTTAGTTTATATCCACAATTAGGGCAATAGTTATATCCATCACGGATATCAATAAGCTGACCGCAATTTGAACATTTACCATACGGATGCGGGCTTATCAAATAAGCAATTTTTTGCGGGGCAGATGGTACCTTTTCTTCATCCGCAAGAATTTCAATTGCCTGTCCCTCTGATAAGCCATCAATCAATCCCCATGTTTTAATCGCATTAATCGCCACCCGCCTATAAATCACATCATCTTTTTGCATATTACAAACCCCATTTTATCCATTAGTGTAATCGCCTCTTGATGCCAAGCTACAAAATTATAAGTCGTATTTTCTGACATTATTTTTGCAAAGTCTTCTGCGGTTACTGGCTTATACTCTGGCTGTTCGATGGTCGGCATAGCATCTATATCCTCTTTTCTTGCAGCTATAATCCCTGTGCCATAATAGTATGCATATCGATTTGTGTCCTCACTATCAATTGAGTCATATATAATATCATCTGCATCAATTAATCTCACTATCATCACCTCACAATACTATTAACAATATTGTCACAAAACACAAAAACATAAGCCAATAAACCGCATGTCCTACAATTGCAATAAGCAGAACGAAAACAATGCTGGTTAGAATAATGAATCCTATTAGCTATCTCATACGCTATTACCTCACGTATCTTTTTCTCCTTTTGTAATTAAAGTGAAAATTGGAATGCCAGGAATCGAACCTGGTCTAACGGACTCTCCGCCGTGCTGTCCATTACACTACATTCCAAGCTACTGATTTTATACCATGTCTGTTCTCGGCTGATCAAACCGTCACCACCACCACACTGTTAGACCCTCAACAATAGCAACCAATCAGTAGGGTGGATTATTGCGAACCTGCGACCCACCAGCGCGACTCCTTTAACTTCTCCTTTATCTAGAATAGGATGCGGCGCAGCGACGTAACTGCACAGTAGTTGTTTCTCTTCTGACGTGACCAACGCCCGTACATTTTAATAACGTCAAATGTACAAATCCGGCTACTCCTGGCAAGGATTTGCACCCTGCATAGCAGTTTTATCAGATTTTACACTGCCAACTATTCAATGCGTCTACCTATTCCGCCACGGGAGTAATTGGAACGGCGGGAGTTGAACCCACACCAAGGATTTTTGTCTGCGTATGTCATGACCTTTAACATGACTGAAGCTCTACCATTAAGCTACGTTCCGAAATAGTAGGAGAGAAGAGATTCGAACTCTCATGAACTATATTCCACAGGGTTTGAGCCTGATGCGTCTACCAATTCCGCCACTCTCCCAAACGACGAGACATTTTAAATTGTCTCGCCCAACTAATATATAACAATAAGAAAGATATTTAATTAATTGACAATATATACATTTGCATATTGTCTGCCAAAGTTAATACAAGTATCTGGATCCCCCATATAAATATCAATTCCATTACCTGGCATTCCACCGCGGTCTTCAACAACATAATATCCATATCCCTCAATATAAATTTGAGTTCCCATAGGAAGAGTATTACAAGCTACCGTGTATCCAGCGGTTGGATAATTTCCATTTGCACATGGATTACCAGTCCATTCATATGCGGTTAAATCACAATAATCAAAATAAGTAAGTGCGGGATCGCTGGTTGTTGACGTCTCTGAACTAGCATAATATTCTTCAGAGCTAGACGAATCAGGTTCGTAATCTGCGCTTGCCGCCTGTGAAGTTTCAATAATAGGCTTTTCATTAGTTAAATATTCAGACCAAATAAAAGCATACTCTCCATTAAATTCAATTAGTTCCCAATAATTTTCTGTTTCATTTTCTAACCTAATTCCAATTCTTTTAACTTCGGTTCCATAAGCAATAGCAGCAATTGGCTCTTTTTCTGTTGTAGGAATATTTCTAACATTTAAACCAATTTTTGCATTAACATACATTGTCGCTGCATCTTCTTCTGTTGTTTTATTTAGTTCAAATAGTTTAACTAAAGTTCCCTCAGATTCCATTTTCCCTAAAATAACATATTTATCATCTTTCTCTTGGATTTCAACTTTTGTAACATTTTTAAAATCCGTAAGCGGCTCAGCTGCAAAACAAGAAAAAATTGTTGTTACTGTCACTATTGATGCAGCGGCCGCACAAAAAATAATTTTTATAATATTTTTCATAATTTTATTTTTCTCCTTTTTTATTTAATCAATTAAGTCTGGATGCTGTTGAATTAATAATGATAAAATTTCATCATATTCATTGATAATTAAATATAAATTTCTAATTGCAAACACTTCAATAATTGAAGATATAATTAAAAAAATTACTGCTAATGAAGTTAATGATATTGTAATTATCATTTTTATACTTCTTTCTTCTGAGGATATCTCGGATATTTTAAATATCCATATTTTTCAATTCTATTTAATGTTTCACGGTTTGAATGTAAGTATTCTGCAATTTTTTTGTTATGATAATTAGTTCTTTTTACCTGTGCGCGAAATTCAGCTAGTCTCATTCCATAGTTTACATCCCATTTATCTTCTGGACTACATTTTGCGATTCCAACAAAAACAAGCTTATCCATATATTCAGGAGGATCAAGCTGATATTTTTCATATGCACTTAAACCTTCATACTTTTCTAATGTTCCTAAAACATCATTACGAGTAGTAATAATGCAAGCGATAGTTCTTTTTTCTTCGTTAATTGAAAAAGTTGTTTCAATAAGTTTTGTTTTCATATTTTTTCTCCTTTAGTTTCTTTTGTCATAAATTACATATAAAATAATGTAAAAAATTCTTGTGCTGAAAAAAGTTGTCCATGTTTATTTTCGCCAATCACTAGATAATTGTCATTATCTGTATATTTGTAAGAATATCTATGATCTTTTTTAAAATAATCATTGTTAAAACGCATATTATATACGGCTGATATAGTGTAATTATTTGATATCATTTTTTTACTCCTTATTTAATATAAATCCTAATCTAGATAAATTTCATACTAATCCTCTGTTGCGGCAGTATATCCATCTTTAAAACCATCTGCATATCTATTGTCTAGCTCATGTTTATCACCAAGTGCAAAAAAACATCCCATACATAGCGAGCCAGCCCCGCAACCAATAATAAAACTTATAATTAAGAATATTATATTCATATTTATATTAGTCCTTTCTTTTGTATATATATATTATACTTTATTTTTTTTAAAAAATCAAATAAGGTCTATTGAATCTAGTTGATTTTTGAAAATTTTTGTGATATAATTATAATATGAACGAATTGAAAGGAGTTATTAAATGGATAATCAAGATAATAAAATAAAACTTGATTATACAATAACTGATCCTGTTTAGAGAAATAAAATTGTTTATAAAATAATTGAAAATACACCTAAAGAACAATTAACCCCTTACTATTTAGAGGAATTAACTAAATATTTGGTTCAAGATACTACTTCAAAAAAAGAAAAAACAATTTTAACTGACAATAGGATGGTTACTGTTAACAAACGCGAAGTTTCTTTTTAGGGACTGGTTTCGAAATTATAGAATGGAGAAGACGGAATTTATACGTTTATGACTGGTGGGGATAAAAATATTTTATTTATTCCAAAAATTGAAATAACAGAAGATGACATTCAAACCATTCCAGGACTAAAAGAACTTAGAGAATAGATAAAAAAAATATAGGCTCAACAAAAGGCGGCTAGGGGTAAAAAGAAATTTTTATTAACAAAGCAACTTATTGAAATGCGGCAAGATCAATATGTATTAAAAAGTGCTTATAAACCGCCTATTACTACAACTAAATTAACTAAAAGTAATAATAAAATAGATTTAACTTAGCATGTAACAATTGATAAGAATGGAGAGCCAGTGAGTGATGCATTAATTTCTTTTTTTAATCCAGAACATATTAGTGCATTACTTTGCAATTATTCTAAATTAAAGTAGGATACATGGAGTTCTTTTGATAATGATATGTATTATTTAATGAATGATTTAGATGATTTAGCAGATAAAGCATTAAAGTATAATTATCCAATATTATATTCTATTATGATTTATAAAATTGATGGATTGTCAAATAAAGAAATTTTACAATAGCTACAAAAAGAATATAATAAAACATATTCTATTGAATATTTATCTGCATTATGGAGAAAAAAAATTCCAAAGATTATTGCAGAACAAGCTAAAGAAGATTGGATAGTTTGGCATTATACAATAGAAGAAAAAGGTAAGTGGAAAAGATGTTCTAGATGCCATTAGATTAAATTAGCTCATCCTTATTTTTTTACAAGAAATAAAACATCTAAAGATGGATTTTACAGCTTATGTAAGACCTGCCGCAATAAGAAAAAGACTGGTCAAAAGTAATTTATAAAAATATAAGTTTTTTTTAAATATTAAAGGAGGTTTTTCATTATGAAAGGTGTTTAGCCAGGAAAAGATGGAAAAATTGTTTGTAAAAGATGCGGGAAGCGTATGGCAAAAATAAATTTTTATACGTATCGAGACGGAAGTCAATGTTAGATATGTAAGCCTTGTTTAACAGCGCATATAGATAATTTTGATGTAAGCACTTTTGAATGGATTTTAAAAGATATGGATGTTCCATATATACCAGCTGAATGGAATGTTTTAAGAGATAAGGCTTTTGCTAAAGACCCTTATAAAATGAATGGAATGTCCGTTATTGGAAAATATTTAGCTAAAATGAAGTTAAAACAATGGAGTAAATATCATTATTAGGATTCTGAAGCTTTGCAAAAATAGGCTATGGATGCGGCGGAGGTTGAAGAACAAGCTATCGCCGAAGAAAAAGCTAAATATGAAGCTTAGCTTAAAACTAAATTAAATTAGGGTTAGATTTCTTTAGCTGAATATCAAACTTTAGTAAGTACAGAAACTCAAAATTAGGAATTATATGATGGTAAGTGGGGAAATGAAATAACTGGATAGGTAAAAAGAGGTAAGGCATCTACGCCGTCTTCTTTTGTTTCAAATCCATCTTCTTATGAAGAAGCTTTGAATCAGATTAAAAACCCTTATCAAGAAAATAATTTCTTGCCAGAAGAAGATTTAGTTGATTTAGGGGCGGATTTATCTAAAGATGATAAATTATTTTTAGCTATGAAATGGGGACGTCTTTACAGACCTAGCCAATGGGTTGCTCTTGAAAAATTATATAATGATTTTATGAATTCTTTTGATATTCAAGGGGCGGGCCGTATAGATACTTTAAAAATGATTTGTAAAACATCTTTAAAAATGAATTAGGCTATTGATTGTGGAGATATAGATTCTTATCAAAAGCTTTCTAGGGTATATGATGCCATGATGAAATCAGCAAAATTTACTGAAGCGCAAAATCGAGATGGGAATGGAGATTCAATAGATTCAGCTTCCGCAATAGTTGATTTTGTTGAAGCTAATGATGGAGCTATTCCAAGATATGAATGTAAAGAGCCACAAGATTTAATTGATAAAATTATTTTAGATTTAAAAGAATATAATAGAAGCTTAATTTATGAAGATAAATCATTAGCACAAGAAATTGAAAAATATCTACAAGATAAGAAAAATTCAGAGGCTATGAGAAAAGATCGACAGCAAGCTTATTAGCATGGTTTGTTAGATATAGAATTACAAGATGAAGATTTTATGAATTTTAAAGATCAACAGCAAGCTATGAAAATTCACGATGCTTAGTTAGATGATCTAATAATTGAACATGAGGCTGAAGAGAAAAGGGTGAAACATTAATGAGTTTACAAGAATTATTACAATTATCTTCAGACAAAGAATATAAAAAACAAGGTATTTCTTAGTAGCGATTAAGAGAAGATTTACCAAAATTAAAAAAGATTATTGCTTATTTTAGATAGTATCCAGATATTTTTGTAGATTTTATAAAAGGGAAAGATAGTACTTTTTAGTTTTTATTTTATCAAAGGATATTTTTAAGAATTGTAATGCGGCATAGATATGTATATGCAACATTCCCACGTGCCTATTCAAAATCTTTTCTTTCAATGATGGCATTGATGATAAGATGTATATTGTACCCTAATTCACATTTATTTGTAACAACTGGCGGTAAAGAGCAGGCCGCAAGTATTACAGTAGCAAAGATTGAATAGATATGTAAATTAATCCCAGGATTAAATAATGAAATTAATTGGGATCGAGGCGTTTCTACAAAATCTAAAGATAATGTAAAGTATGTGTTTAAAAATGGTTCTTCTATTGATATATTGGCGGCTAGGCAATCTTCAAGAGGTCAGCGTAGAACAGGCGGATTAATGGAGGAATGTGTTCTTATTGATGGAGATATCTTAAATGAAGTTATTATCCCTACAACAAACGTTGATAGAAGATTATCTGATGGTAGTAGGCATAAAGAAGAAAATGTTAATAAGAGTCAGATTTATATCACTACAGCGGGGTGGAAAAATAGCTTTGCTTATTAGAAATTAATAGAAATATTAATTAATTCAATTATAGACCCCTCTGAGTATATGATAATGGGTGGAACCTATGAAACTCCTGTAATTTCTGGCCTTTTAGATTAGGATTTTGTAGATCAATTAAGATTGCAAGGAACTTTTAATGATGAATCTTTTAATAGATAGTATAGAAGTATTTGGTCAGGCGACGTTGAAAACGCATTCTTTTCTTCTGAAAAATTTGATAAATATAGAGTTTTATTACAACCTGAAAATGAATATAGCGGTCGATCATCAAAAAATTCTTATTATGTTTTTGGTATTGATGTTGGTAGAGTTGGTTGTACAACATAGATTTGTGTATTTAAAGTGACTCCTCAAATTCAAGGATTTTCTATAAAAACATTAGTTAATATTTTTACTTATTAGGCATAGCACTTTTAGACTCAAAGTATTAATATAAAAAGACTTTATTATAAATTTCAACCAAAAAGAATTGCAATAGATGCGAATGGATTAGGTATTGGATTAATTGATTATTTAGTTAAATCACAAGAAACTGATGATGGAGATTACTTGCCTTCTTTTGGTGTTTTTAATACAGATTAGTATCCAGAATACAAACAATATCGAACCGATGACACAGAAAGAGATGTGCTATTTTTAATTAAAGCAAATGCTCCTATTAATACTGAAGCATATAGTTATGCACAAACTCAAATGTATAGTGGTAAAATTAGATTTTTAATTGATGAAAGTTTAGCAAAAACTAAATTAATGTCTACTAAATTAGGCCAAAATATGAATATTGATGAAAGAAATCTTTATTTAAGACCTTTTATGTTAACATCTATTTTAAAATAGCAAATGTTGAATTTAGTAGAAGAAAATGAGGGCGTCAATATTATTTTAAAACAAAGTAATAGAAGTGTAAGAAAAGATAAATTTTCTGCTTTTATTTATGGACTATATTACATTAAACAATAGGAAGAGTTAAGTAAAAAAAGAAAAAAAAGAAATATATCAGATTTTTTATTTTTTACTCCAAGTTAAGAGTTAGGTCAAAGTTTATTAAAATTATTTTTTATTTTTTTATATATTTATAGCAAAGGAGAAAAATATGCGAGCATCTAGAGGTTAGATAAAAATAGAATAGATATTAAAATAGTCTGGGTTAGAGTTCGCAGAAGAATACTCTTTTCCGGATTTAGTAAGTAATACAGGTCGCCCGCTAAGATTTGATTTTGCAGTTTTTGACGACGAACATAATATTGATTTTTTAATTGAATTTCAAGGTATTCAACATTATGAAGCAAAAAGCGTTTTTGGTGGTTATAGTGGATTAAGAAAACAGCAATACTATGATATGAAAAAAAGATAGTATTGTACTAATCATAAAATAACATTGGTAATTATTCCCTATTGGGATGAAGGACGAGTTAATTATGATTATATTATGCGGGCAGCTGGGTATTAAGAAGGAGAGGTATCTAAGAATTGATTAATCGTGTAGCTTAGATTAAGAAAAAAGGTTTTAATATGACCGAAGCTGAAGAATACCAAATTCCTAGTTCCGCAAATGGCTTTGTTCCTATTGATTTTTCTAAAATTAGAGTTGGTGTAAAAACATTATCAGATGCCACTTTAAAATTAGGAGATTTATATAGAATAAATCCAGTTTTAGCTGATAAAACATAGGTTCTTAGAGCAATACACTCTTGTAATTACGATAAAATGAGAGATATTTCAAATTTCTTTTATAAAACAAGTGGTATATATCAACGTTTATGTCGTTATATGGCATATATGTATAGATATGATTGGTTAGTCACTCCATATTATGCAGATAATATGAAATCAGAAAAAATACTAGAAGGTTTTAGAAAAGTATTATTATATTTAGATAGTTTTTAGATAAAAAGATTATTTGGTTAGATTGCTTTAAAAGTTATTAGGAATGGTTGTTATTATGGATATTTAATTCATCAATCCAATAAAGTTGCTATTCAATAGCTTCCTCCAAAATATTGTCGTTCAAATTTTATCGTTAATGGACAGCCCGTGGTAGAATTTAATATGCGATATTTTTTAGATGCTTTTGGTAGTACTGAGCAAAGAAATCGGATGTTGCAATTATTTCCTCCTGAATTTAAAAAGGGTTATCAGCTTTATCGTCAAGGAAAATTAAAACCTGATTATCCAGGAGATGATTCTGGATGGTATATGCTTGATGTTCAATCAACAATTAAATTTAATTTAAATGGATAGGATTTTCCGCCGTTTATTTCTGTAATTCCAGCAATTTTGGATTTAGATGCAGCTCAAGAGTTAGATAGAAAGAAAATGGCTCAACAATTACTAAAAATTATTATTCAAAAGATGCCAATTGATAAAAATGGAGATTTGGTTTTTGATGTAGATGAAGCTCAACAGCTTCACAATAATGCGGTAAATATGTTATCTAAAGCCATTGGAATTGATGTTTTAACAACTTTTGCAGATGTAGAAGTTGCGGATATGTCAGATAATAGATCAACGACATCTGCGGATGAATTGTAGAAAATTGAAAGAACTGTTTACAATGAGGCCGGCGTTTCACAAATGCAATTTAATACAGATGGAAACATCGCTCTTGAGAAATCAATTTTGAATGATGAAGCATCAATGTGGAATTTAATTCAACAATTTGAAACTTTTTTAAATATTTTATTAAAGCCTTATAATTTAAGTCCTAAAAAAATTTTGTATAAAGCACAGATTTTACCAACTACAATTTATAATTATAAAGATTTAGCAAAACAGTATAAATAGCATACTCAATTAGGTTATTCAAAGATGCTTCCACAAATTGCATTAGGACAAGCTCAAAGCGCAGTATTGGCAACAGCCTACTTTGAAAATGATATATTAGATTTAGTTAACGTATTTATTCCTCCGTTAATGTCTAGTACAATGAATGCGGAAGTTTTAAATAAAGGTGATGGCGGCGAGGCTGGTAGGCCAGAAAAAGCAGATGATGAAAAATCAACAAAAACCCTTCAAAATAAAGAATCTATGAGTTAATTTTTTAAAAAAAATATGGACAAAAGGTATTAAAATATTATCTTAATTTTTTATATAAAATAAGGGTTGAAAGGAGAAAAGAATGCATCAGTCGATTGCAACTATAGATTCTCCATAGTTTTTAAATCTTTAGCCCTTAGATATTAATCCGTTAATGTCTAAATGTGAAATTAAAGTTTTATATGTTGGAGAGAATCGAAATCATACTTTTATAAACTAGGCGACCGCAATATAGATTGGTAAAGCACTTCGTGGCGCGCCTATTGTTGGATATTATAAAAAAAATGTTGAAGATTATGCTGATCATGGAGAAAAAATTATTATTGATGATGAGGGAATAAAGTTTGAATGTCAAACGGTCCCTTATGGTTTTGTATCTCCGGATGCTCAAGTCTGGTTTCAAAATTTTGAGGATGAAGACTCTTATGGTAATACTGTTATACACAAGTATCTTATGACAACTGGTTATTTGTGGACGGATCAATTTCCAGAATCCAGCTTACCTGTGAATTAGGGACGTCCGCAATCTATGGAATTTAAACCTGATTCAGTTTAGGGACATTGGGAAACCAATCCTAATACAGGAATAGATTTCTTTATTATAAATGATGCAGTTATTCAGAAACTTTGTATATTAGGAGATGAGGTTGAACCGTGTTTTTAGGGAGCCTCTATTACCGCGCCAAATGTGAGTGCAAAATTTACATTAGACGATGATTTTAAACATACACTTTATAGTATGATGCAAGATTTAAAAAATGCTTTGAATGGAGGAGAGCAGCAAATGAAAGATCAAAATACTACTGTAGACTCTGAAATGCAAAAAGTAGAAACTACTTTTGAAAAACATGAAGACTCATCTACAGAAGAAAAAAATGAAAATGAAGAAGCTACTCCTGTTGATTATGTAAAGAAAGACTAGGAAGAGAAGAAGGAAGAAGCTTCAGATAATCAAGAAGATGACTCTTCTTCTGAAGATTCTTAGGATACAAATGACGAAAAAGAGGATGAAAAAGACGAAGATGAGGACAAGAAGAAGAATGCAAAGTATGAACTTCTTGAATCTGAGTTAAATGAATTAAAAGAGCAATATAGTGCTTTACAGGTTCAATATCAGTCTCTTGTAGATTTTAAAAATGAAATTGATAATCAGCAAAAAGATGCTCTTATCGCTGAATTTTTTATGTTATCTGATGAAGATAAACAAGATGTAATTCAAAACAAGAGTAAATATACACTTGATGAAATTAAAGCAAAATTATCTGTAATTTGTTTTGATAAAAAAATTAATTTTAACTTATCAGAAACAGAGAAAGATGAAGCTGAGAAAGATGTAACAGTTTATAATTTAAATAATAATAAAAATGACAGTTTACCAGATTGGATCAAAGCTGTCAAAGAGCAAGAAAAACTTGGTTAATAAATTATTAGGAGGATGCTGAAAATGGCAATTATAATGGAAAGAAAAGGCTATGGACAGGTTGAGCCTAACCACCTTTCTGGTATTGTTACTGGTCAGATTTATGCACAGTTACCTGCTCATGTGAAAGTTGGTCAAACTGGTGCTGATTCTATTACTCAACTTGAACAGGGCCAATTTGCTAAGTATGACTATGCTGCGGGTGAGGTAAATTTCACTGGTGAAGGCGAGTTCATGCTTGTTTATAATGAAGAAAAACTTTATGATGAGAGAAAACGCGCTCATAAGGATTTTGTATATAAGACAGCAGATTTTACAGATACAAAAATTTATCCGCGTTTAATTAGAACATATGTTGGAGATATAATGACTACTAATACAATTGCAGTTGCGAATACTTCTGATACTGCTAAAGTTGGAACAGTAAGTCTTTCGGTTGGGAATTATTTACAAGTTGGAGCAAATGGTTTCCTTAATCTTGTAACTGGTTCAGGAAGTACCGCAGCAACTACAATGCCAACAACTGGTATGGTTTGGAAAGTTGTTAAAGAATATACAATGCCAGATGGTCAAAATGGCGTAAAAATTCAGAGAGTTCAGTAATAAGGGGGAAAAGATAATGGCATTAACAAAAGATCAGCTTATTCAATTAGCTAGGGCCAATGCTAGGGCTTCACTGAGACCTTCTGAATCATATTCTTTTGAAGGTGAAAAGCTTTCCGCAGAGGCTTTAAATAAAACATTTATTAAGGAGTTAAATGAACTTGGTTCTACTCCTCAGGCTTTTAGAGAAAATAAAAATCTTATTTATACATTAATAGAAGTGGGACTTACTGAAGTCCTTCCGCAAAAAGTGTTACAGGCTTATGGACAATTTGCAGATGTTCGTACTTTTGCACAGGGAACTAAGCCTGTTTATAAGGTAAGAATTAGTTAGGCTTCTAAGAAACGTGCAAAACAGTTTGTTACTAGAGTCGGTCTTGCCGGTAGGTACGAAGTATTTAAGCTAGATGGATACGAATTAGAAGTTCCAACAGCAGCTTACGGCGGAGCTTCTAGGATCGAGTGGGAAGAACTGCTTGATGGAAACATGACTATGAATGATTATTATAGTCTTGTTTTAGAAGGAATGGACGAAGCTATTTATCGTGAAATTGCGACGGCTCTTGTAGCTACTGTAAGTAAGATTCAGGCTAGAAACAAAACTGTTCAGACTAAGTTTGTAGAAAGCGCCATGGATCAGTTAATTATGACAGCAGATGCTTATGGTAAGAGTACTATTTATTGTACTTTTGAGTTTGCGGCAACCATGCTTCCGCCAGAAGCAAGATGGTCTGATAATATGAAGGAACAGATTTGGAATAATGGTTACTTTACAACTTATAAGGGACATAGCGTAATTGTTTTACCGCAGTCCTTTGAGGATGCAACCAACGCCAAAAAGGTTCTTGATCCATCTTATGCTTGGATTATTCCGACTGGTACCGAAAAGCCAGTTAAGGTTGCTTTCGAAGGCGGCGCTCAGGTGAAATCTTTTGAGAACCGCGATTGGTCAACAGAGCTTCAGACCTATCAGAAAGTCGGTGTTGCAACTTATATACAGCATCCTGGCATTTGCGTTTATAGAAACACATCTTTACTTCAAGATGTAGCTATTATTCAAGATAATCAGGAATAATTAAAATAAAATAATGGGGAGGGTTTTTTAAATTCTCCCCTTATATCTTTATACTATGGAGATAAAAGGAGATTAATATGAGTATTAATAAGAATACATTAATTAAAGTTATGAATAAATTTTCTGGCAGTGTTGGATATGATGTGCCAGACTTAGGAGTTTATAGAAATTTTTATCCAGGAGAAACAAAAGAGGTTCCTTTTGAAGAGATTGAAAAATTATCTTATTCACCCGGCGGAATGATTATTTTAAAAGAGTATCTTGAAATAGAAAATAAAGAAGCTGCTAATAAAATTTTTAACACAGACCCATAGCCAGAGTATTTTTATTCAGAAGAAGATATAAAATAGATTATGAAAAATGGTAGTTTAGATCAATTTTTAGATTTATTAGACTTTTCTCCTTATGGAGTTCAAGAAACAATTAAGGATCTTGCAATTTCACTTCCATTAAATGATGTTGCAAAAAGATAGGCAATTAAAGAAAAGTTAAATTTTGATATTGATAAAGCTATAGAAATTAAAAATACAAAATATGATGGGGAAGAAGAACCGTCTAATAATAATGCGAAAAAGGCTCAGCGAAGGACCGCTCCCATTACCACTCCAACTCCAACTGGCAGGAGATATAAACCTATAGAAAAATAATAAATAAAAGGAGCATAAATATACAATGAATAATAACACATCATTTTCACTTGTATATGATTCCTTCTTATCAAAAATTACAGACGATATGTATTTATAGTTAAATGAATTAGATACTTTTCGTATGTTATAGCAATTAATTTTATCTGCAATAGAAAAATTTGAATTTCCAAGGGTTAACTTAAATGATTATAATTTATTTGAGATTGCGGATGTTCGTATATATAATGGAGCAGAAAGTGACGGAGAGGATGCTGAAGCAATTATTTATTAGGGCGGAGAATTTAATAATCATTTAACACATTAGGAAATAAATATTATTGCTGTTTATATGATTGTGGAATGGTTAAGTCAGCAGCTTGCTAGTGTATAGAACACTAGAATGAAATATAGTGGTTCAGATTTTAAATTTACCTCTCAAGCAAATCATATGCAAAAATTATTGCAATTAAAAAAGGATTATGAAAGAGAAGGTTTTCATTTACAAAGACTGTATAAAAGAAGGGCTCCCGATTCCAATGGTATTTTAAGATCAACCTTTGACATTATTATGGCTCCTATTAACAGGGAGGCTTGATAATATGATATTGAAGTATAATATAGAAATAGATAATGATACAATTTATAAAAGATTAAAAGTTTTAATTAATCAAATTTATAAATTACTTCCGAATAGAGAATAGGGAGTGGATTGGAAAAAGCCTTTGTATACTATTATATAGGAGCTTGCGGGAATATACAGATTAACGAATTGCGGCTATTCAGAAATTTTTTTCCCATTATTTAATAAATTAGAGGGATTATATTCGTTAGAAAAATAGGCTGATTTTTTAAATTTTAGACGCTCTGTCTTTGAATGTTTAAATTTAATGAGTCTATTACAGGAAGAGCTATGTCAGAATTAGAAATGTTAAAAAAACGATTAAGATATCAAGGCGGAAATCAGTAGCAACGTTTTATAAAAGATAAACTTAATGGTTTAAAAAAGGCGCTGCTATATTCTTATCAGGCCGCAACCGCCATTTTATCTGATGGTCGTGAATATAGATGTTTAATTAATCCAGATAAAAACAAGCCTGCTTACGACAATAAAATTATTTCTATTCCTTTTAAAGATATTTGTTTAAATGCTCCTAAAGTTGGAAAAACTTGGCAAGGAGAAAGTTTTACTAATTTAAAAGTAGGAGATGTCTTTGAATGGAAATAGACTCATACTCATTGGCTTGTTTATTTAAGATATATATAGGAAGATGCTTATTTTCGAGCATAGATTAGAAGATGCGATCAATAGGTAAAAATTAATGATAAAAGTTATTGGGTTTATTTAAGGGGTCCCACTTAGACTTCTATTGAATGGACTCAAAAAGCTGGAGTAGAATGGAATACATTAAACTATTCTTTAGTTATGTATATAACAGCAGAACAAAATACCAATGAATATTTTGAAAGATTTAAAAAGGTAAAAATTTTAGATCCAAGATATAACACTTAGAAAACTTGGCAAGTTGTTGGGGTAGATCCGTATTATGGAGATGGAATTATTCAAGTTTTTCTTGATGAAGATTTTGAAAATCCTATTGCTGATGCGGTTGCCGCCTAGAAGAAAAAATAGCCAAGTGGTGACATCCCAGATTAGACCACTGCATATATTCAGGGTCCAACCTAGGTTCAACAATATAGTAAAGCATACTATGAAATTCATAATGCGGAAAATGGACATTGGTATTTAAAATGGAAAAATAAAGAACAAGATTTAAAGAGTGATTTAAATATTGTTCCTCTTAATGTTTCTATTGGAGAGTTAGGAACTTTTACATTAATTTATAGAAGATAGGATCAAGAAGATATTACATTAGAGGTGTCTATTGTTCCTTTATAATTTAATAAGGATATAAAAGGAGCAAGCAAAAATGAAAAGGGATTTGGCATTAAAACCGATCGATTTTACTTCATCTTTTCTTTCTTGCGAAAAAGATTTATAGATAATTTTAAGAAAACTGTTTATTGAAAGTCAGCCATATAGCAACGATTTAAAACGATTATTAGTAATTAATACAAAAGATTGTTTAGATAATAAAGAAAGTTAGATTTATACTAATGCTATAAAAGATATGAGTTTAGCAAAACTTAGAGAAAAAGGTTATATAAAATTAGAGCCGAAAGTAAAAATGTCATAGCATGAAGATGTAAAAAGTTATTTAATTTTTTCTTTTGATAATTTTGTAACTAATAGGAATAATCCACAATTTAGAGATTGTCATGTTTTTATTGACGTGCTTTGTCATACTGATTGTTGGGATCTTGGGGACTTTAGAGTAAGACCTTTAAAAATTTGTGGTTATATAGATGCTATTTTAAATAATTGCAGGCTGTCGGGTATTGGAACCTTTCAATTTTTAGGTTGTAATGAGTTGGTTCTTGATGAAACTTTATCCGGATATACTTTAAGTTATGCAGCTATCCATGGAACAGATGATTTACTTCCTTCAAGTCACGATTGGATGAAACGATGATTGATGAATTATTATTGTTATCAGGAAATGATATTCCTTTTCCGATGGCTAGATTGACAATTCATCAACCAAAAATTAAAGAAATTGCTTATATTACAGAGTCGAGATTTTGGCCAGGTTGTTAGTTTTTAAAATTTGATAAAGATCTTTTACCAGAATAGGACAAAGTTAATTTATTGAATCGATCTAATTTTAATATATTATTGTCAATGATTCAAGAAAAAACTCTTGAATCACAAAATGCTCGTATAAATGTATTATCAGTGTTAGCTTTAATTTTTCCATAGTATAAAATTTCACTTACTAAATAGATAATACAAATACAGCATATTTAGACTGAAGAAATTTTTAAAATTGATGAAAATAATTTTGAAAATTTTAAAGAAATTTTAATTAATATTTTTGTTTTAAAAGATGGTGAAAATAAATAGTATAATCCATAGGGAGATTTAGCTAAAAAAATTGCGAATAAAATAAAAAAAGGTCGCGAACAAAAGGCGAAGCTGGCGCCGCAAACAAAAATAGCTATTCTTAGTCGTTATGTTTCAATATTAGCAGTTGCATAGCAAAAAGATATAAATACTTTAATGAATTATACTGTTTATCAATTAATGGATGAATTTAACCGATATATTTTGAAGCAAAGGTATGATACCTGGGAAAGATATAGAATTGCGGGAGCTACAAATATGTAGGATCCCGAAGACTGGTTGAAAGATATCCATTAGAAATAAAGTAGAAACAATAATAATTAATAATTTTTGTATAAAAATATAAGGAGGAAACCCAAATGAAATTTGGTGTACGCGAAATTGCTAACGTAGTGTTTAAGGCAAAAAACCAACAGAAAATCGGTCCTTATACATTTGAAAAAGGTCAACCCGTGTTTTATCTTGACACTGCAAAAACATCTTCTATGGAAGGCGCTGCAACAACAGTATATGCAACAGGTGGCCGTGGTAATACTCGTTTAATTGCTTGGGAAGGTGAAAAGACTCTTACTTTCACAGTTGAAGATGCTCTTCTTTCTCCTGTAAGTTTTGCCATGCTTTCTGGTGCGGGTGTCATTAAAGGCGCTGCAAATTCTAATAAATTCGTTCACTTCCATCAAACCACAAATGCAGTTATTGGTAATGGAGAAATCGATCTTGACGATGCTTTAGAGGCTGGTGAAAAGATTTGTCCAACAGCTCCAATTTATGTTATGAAGCTTGATTCTCATGGAGATATTACTGGTGAAGTTATTAAGGACTGGACTGTAGATACCGGAGGAAGAAAACTTACTCGTGCTTCCGGCGCTTCTGCCGTAACTGGTGCTGTAATGGTTGATTATTATGTACTTAAGAATGAAGGCGCAGTTTCTGAACTTCAGATTGATGCTGGTACATTCGGTGGTTATTACTATGTTGAGGCCGATACATTATTTAGACGTCAGTCTGATGGTAAAGATTTACCTGCTAATCTTACATTCCCGAATGTTAAGATTCAGTCTAACTTTACTTTCTCAATGGCGGCAACTGGAGATCCTAGTACATTCACATTTACCATGGATGCATTCCCTGGTTTTACATACTTTAATAGAACAAATAAAGTTCTTTGTGCAATTCAAGTAGTTGATGATGCAACAGAAGCTAAGAATGAGGCTAAACCGCTATTCCCGCACCCAACTGGTTTTAATATTGACGAATCCATTAAAGATTCTGTTGATGGAAACAGCGAAGGCGAGACTGACGACGTTCAAAGCTGATAAAAAAATAAAAAGAATAAGGGGGTTATTATTTTATAACCCCCTATTTTTTGTTATTGGCGGTGATAAATATGGATGATTTAAATACTGTGCTTGAAAATGCAAATATTTTTTATATTCATTATCATAAAACAAATATTGAAAATAAAACATTATCTCAAACTTTCAATGAACAAAAAAAAATTATTGCAGCACAAGTTAAAAGTCAATATGTAGAGTTATTTAATGCTAGTATTAATAGCGGAGAATCTATTAAAGTTTTAGCCGCTGCTATGAATTTAACATAGTAGGAGTTTTTAACTAAATTAAATAATGACTTAACAAAAAAATTACAAGAATAGATTTCCATTGATAAACTTCAAGAGTTATATACTACAGTTAAATCTGGAAATATTAATAAATATTTAAAAAATGCAGTAAAAAATTAGAATATTGAAGCTTTAGAAAATGCTTTTAAAGGAATTTCAAACGCTTTATAGTTGTTAGATAATAGAACTGATGGGTTAGGAGCTTTATTATTAAATTCAATAAATGGTGCTTCTTCTTTTTCAGAAGTAGGGACTAATTTATTAACAAAATTAAAAGAATATAAAATTAATAAAAACTATAGGTTAATAAAAAGACAATCACTATAGGTTGCAAAAAAACAATTATAGAATTTAGCACATGCTCTTCAGACTGGGACATTTAAAAAAGGGACGCCATTGACAGCTAAAGGATTATCAACTTTATTATTAAGTGGGTTAGTTAGTACTCAGATTGCCGAAGGATTAGCTTTTTGTGCATCAGGAAAAATTGGTTCTTTATTATATAAAAGTACTATTAAAGCAGTTGGAACAAAAAATGTAATAGTAGAATCTGATTCTTCTTAGAATATAAAAATAACTGGTAAAACCGATGTAAAAGCTGAAGGAGTTTAGGTTTCTTTATAGGGTATAGATTATGGCGATTTTTCTGGAAGTATAAAATTAACTATAGGTATTTCTTCTAAGTTTTATACCGGACAAGGTTTTAATGAAAAAGACTCTAATACATTTAAAGGAATATATAGTTCCGGTTCAGGATGGACTTTGGGTTAGGCTATTAGGGCAATTTGGGATAGTTCTGTTGATAGATAGTTAGTTTATAATTATTATCCGCATGAAATGTATCAAAGTTAGTTAAAAGATTTGATAGCCACTCGTCAAATTATAAGATTATTTGCTAGTGCAGGATCAGAATCAGATTTTGCTAATTTTATGTTAATTAATGGCAAAATCATAAGCATTTGGAAAATAGTTAATTATGTTATTTCTTCTGATTTAAAATCAAAACCTCAAGGTATTACATTAACCATTCCTAAATTTACAAGTATTAAAGAAGCTAATAAACTTATTCCTGAAGACAAAAATGAGACCTCAACAAACGCAGCGTGGAGAAGGTCTAAAAGAGTAAACTCTGCAATTAATTCTGCTAGAATTTATGCAGAATTACATTTAAAAAATTTAATAGCAGCAATACCATCATCAGTTTAATAAAATATACTATTATATAATTATAATAAGAGACAAAAGGAGATAACAAAAATGAAAATATCTTATGCAAATATGAAATTAAAAGTTAATACGTCTACTGAGACATTCGACTTTGGCGGACAGTAGATAGAAGTCCTTCAATATCTTCCCGCAAAAGACAAACATGATTTATTAATTTCTACGCTTGAAAAAGCAAAAGATCCTAGTGGAATTTATAATGAATTTAAATTAAATCTTTACTTTGAATTAAATCTTGTATATATGTATACAAATATTGAATTTTCACAAGAAGATAGATAGAATGAATTAGAAATTTATGATAATTTAAAATCAAATGGATTTTTTGATATGTTTTTCCAAGTATTAAATGAAGATGAATACAATTAGCTATTTGAGTTATTAGGGGTTATGAAAGATAATGAAATTGAATATACTCTAAGCGCGGGCGGTATAATTAATCGTTTCATTGATGATTTACCAGCAAACGCGGAAGCGGCAGCAAAGATTGTTAATGAGTTTGATCCACAGAAATATCAAGCTGTAATTGATTTTGCAAACGCCGCAAATGGAGGACGCAATTTTAAAACAAACTTACCCACATAGTAATTATATATAAAAAATAAAAGGGGATAACCTTATTTTATTATAAGGTTATCCCCTTTTATTTTTTATATACTACAAATTTTATTAAAAACTTTATTTGTAATATAAATAATTTCTTCTCCATATGTAGAAATTATATCAGCTATAATTTCTTCTTGCTATAGAGTAAGATTTACATTATAAGAAAACATAGCGGCATGAGTAATTTCGTGACACAATACTTTTTTTAAAAGATCTCCAGTTAATGTTTTATTTATATAAATAGTGCGTGTTAAATTATCACAAGCTCCTATTGAATATTCCCCCGACATTCTTTGTAAAAGAGGAAATGTCGGGGGAACAAAAGCTAATTTCCAATAAACATTATTTATAAGAAACATTAAACAATTTTATCAGCTAATGTAGTCATTTTTTGACGTAACGTAGCTTTTTCCTCTTGAGAGGCATCTTTAATCATTTCTGTTATATCGGTAGATAATTCTTGTAAATATGCTTCTAATTCATGTAACTGGGAATTTTTATCATTATGAGTTTCTTTACCTTCCATGTACATACGGCGTCTCATTGGGCTCCGTCCCTAACGAGGATCTCGCCACATTTCACTTGGTAATTCTGTGTAATAACTCATTCCATTTTGGTTATTTCCTCCAGTGCTTTGTCCGTTTCCGCTGGTAGGATAATACATATAACCGCCATTTCTTTCTATGTTCCTATAATATTGATCATTTGGTGTACTATAATAAGTTATATTAGTAGCACCATTTGACTGTTTTGTTTCTTCAGCTGATTTTTCCATTGAATCTGTTATCGTACAATAATAAATGGCTTCGGCTAAATCCTTTATCATGTCGACTGCTTCACCTAATTCATGAGCATCAACTTTTGAAATATCTCCAAGTTGTCCTTGAACACAGCTAATTAATTGTTCCTTCATCATTTTTAGTGTTTCTGTTGCCATTTTTTTCTCCTTATGCTACTCTTGCTACTGTTAACGAGGCCCCACGTCTTACCTGAATAGAGGGAGTTGGTGTCGTAGTTGGGTCGTCTTCTGTTCCATCTACATAGGCGCCAGATACAGTTAAACAACATCCACAAGGCACATTTATAAAAGTTGAAGTGTTTATATGCCAATATTCTTCTGCTGCGGCAGGAGTTATAATTGCAACACTTTCTGGTATAACAGCTCCATTAAGTGTGATGCCAATCGCAATAGGAGTAACTGCTCCGCCCTCTGGAATCTAAATATTCCCTTGAAGAGTAACCTCATATCTTGAAAAACGATTAGAAGTGTTGCCTTTTAAGTTAAGAATCCCCGGAGTAAGTGGAATAACGTTACCTCTATTACAGGGGATAGAAACATTATTAAATGGAATGGTGCCATTTAACGTTACTAGCGCATCTGCTGTTGTTACATAACTAGACATAAGCAACCTCCCTATTAATTATAAAATCCATTATTATTGCATCCATAGACATTCCCGCAACCACATCCTGTTGGATTTGGTACTACATAGGCGGGAACCGGAGCTGGATTTAAAGCTCTTAATAGTGCAGCCGTTTGAGCCGCATTATCATTTAAAATTTGACCTGTTTGAGCATTTTGAGAAGTTGCAAGATTAGTAAGGTAATTCTGCATTTGAAGCTGTTGATTTTGAGCTTTAAGAGCATCAATTTCTTGCTGACATAATTTATCAAGAATTGTTTGAGTGTTAGCTGTGTTAGATGCAATTACATCTCTAAGTGCATCTGTTACGGCAGTTCTATCAGCACAAGCCTATGTTGCTACTGTATACTTTAAATCAGCTAGGCCTGCTCGGTTTTCACAACAACAATTTTGCTGATTCATAGCAATTGTATTCAGTTGAGTAGATAAATTAGCTTGATTATTATTTAAAGTTTGAAGAATGTTTGTCTGTGCATTACATCTAGATATTTCTGCGCCAGAAAAACCAGCGTTAATCGCTCCTGTAATACCATTAATTCCATTTATAACTGCACTTTGATCAAAGCCACGTTGAACATCTGCGGTGACGGCCGCTCCGTTGTTACCATTATTTCCATATCCATTTCCCCATCCACCCATTAAAATTAAGATGAATAAAAGAATCCAAATACCATCACCATTAAAGCTACCAAAGCCGCTATTATTTCCAGTTGCCGCAGCAATATCAGATAATGAATAACCGTTATTATTATTAAACATTTTTTGTCCCCAATCTTTCTTAAAAATAAAAAATTTACATTTTATTAGTTACCTTTTTATTTAAATTGGTTCTTAAAATTTGTAAATTCCTTATCAAAATCCAATCCTTTTTGAGCAGCTAAATTTCGTGCAATCATTTCTAGTCCTGACATATTGCCATTTTGCATCATGTTTATAGCATTATTTAAAATAGGGTTGCTATAATTTTGTTGTTGTAAAACATTCATTACAACCTGCTGAGGATTATTACCATTTTTAATTAATTGAATTAATTCCATAGGATTTATATTCATTTTTTATCTCCTACTTAAAAACCTGTTAACGTTATATCCTTTTCATTTTTATTTTCTGCGGATACTAATCCCTAAGATGTTGTAGGATGTATTGCCGCCACTAAAGATTGAATAGCCTTATTAAACTAATCTCTTGTTACAAAATCCGTTTGATATGTTGGCTAATTTTCTGTTTGGATATAAGTTTTAAAAGTTGCAGTACCATCATTATTTATTTGTTTGGTATAAATATGATTATTGCCTATATCAGTAAAAACCCATAAGGAACCATCTAAATCAATTTGATAAGCCATAGCTTCATCTCTTGAAGAAACTGGCCTACATTTTAAAAACTGATTTTGAGATGTCATTTGAGAACCAATTCTACCCATATAATTATCATATGGAGAATTATTCAATAACATGTTATTGTTCCCATATGGGAATTGATTAGGAATTTGCTGTTGCGAAATTCCTAAACCTGGATTAGCATAATTCATTATTTGCTTCCTCCGTTTTTTAATACATCGATGTTTTAAGGTTTTTAGTTTCTATATGCGCGCAAAAAAATAAAACAAGATTATTATAATAATCTTGTTTTATCCCTCACATATATATAAAAATTTTATTTATAGAATTATTTAACTTTGACCTTTTTTAAAATTTTCCTGATTCTCCAAAGCCGCTTTCTCCTCGTGCGGTTTCTGAAAGATTTTCTGTTTCATAAAAATTCATTTCTATAAAAGGTAAAAGAATCATCTGTGCAATTCTTTCATGGGGTTCAATACTTTGCATTTCATCTGTATCATTATGTACTGCTATTATGTATTCTCCTCGATAATCGCTATCACAAACACCTACGCAATTTGCTGGCCGAAGTCCCCGCTTAGTAGCAATTCCAGACCTGGGGAAAATTGCTGCAAAAGTATTTTGAGGAAGTTCAAAAGATAATCCGGTTCCAATTTTTATAGTTGAATGAGGTGCGATATCAATAATTTTATCAGTCGCCGCATATAAGTCATAACCAGCTGCATAATCGCTACCTCTTGTTGGAAGTTTTGCAAAATTATTTAATTTTTTAACTTTTATATTTTCTATCATTATTTTACTCTACCTCGTAAGTTACAACAACTTCTGCATCTGGCTCTTTAATATCATTAAATAATTTTGTCAAAGAAAGCTTCCAATATTCATCAATGACTTCACCTTTTGATTTACGTTCTTTATGTTCACTTGTATATTTACTAAGAGTGTAAGAAGAGTCATTTTTGGCTTCTTCAATTGCATTTGTTGCTTCTGCCTCTGTATCAACTCTATAAGTTTCAACTGTACTAACTAAATATTTTGACATATTTTTCTCCTTTAAATACAATTAATAATTAATTCATTACTACTATACTTTTTAATTTCTTCTTCTTGAATTTTTTTAATTATCCCTTTTGCATAATATTGAGAACCAGATAAGTCAATCTGATTAATTTGATATTTTTTAGCTAATAAGATAACATCTTTGGGTAAATTATCAATAGATGTTTTTATGACCTAAATTTTATTTCCATCTTCATAAACATAAAAAATTTGCTAAATATCAAATGGTCTTAAAATACCTATAATTTTTTTCATGTTATTATAATCTCCTTTAACATTGAATAACCCAATCATCGCAGTTGAATAGATAATATAAAAAAGCTTCATTATTAATTTTTATCCAAATCTCCCAAGCTGTATTAGTATTATCTTTTTCAATAGAAAGAATAGTTCCTCTTTCTTTTAAAAGATCAATCAATTCAGATACCGCAATTTTTGGCGGATTAGGATTTAATTTTGAATATAAATGAAAGACAGTAAAGTCATATCTTTCTCTACATAATAACATCGCATATTCATCTAACTGTTGATTAAACCAATCTTCTAATGCAGCCTTTTTTATCTCTAAATCAGATTTCGCAATATTTTTTTGCTGAAGCATTATTTGTTTATTAAAATCATACAATGTTCCTAATGAAACATTATGTTTATCAGTTTTATTCATTAGAAAACTCCTTTATTATATTATATAAAATTTTTTATTAAAAATCAATTGTACGATGTAAAATTCGTTGATTTTTACTTCCTCGTAATTCAAGAGTAAGATCTTTTTCAGCTTCTATAAAAGGCCCATCAATTAAAGTATCAATTTGAGATAATATATTTTTTATTCTTGGGTCTTTTTTCTTTTGCAATTCTTCAAGGACATATCCAGTCCAAACAAAAATTTTAATATGCGGGAATGCTGCTCTTACACTTGTAATTATATTATTAACTTCATCTAAATTTTCTTCGCATAAAGGCTCTCCGCCTAGAACTGAAAAGTTTCTTGTAATACCATTAGCACAAATGGCTTTAGTTATTTGTCCTCGAATATCAGAAGGAAGCTCTTTTCCGCCGTCAAAATCCCAAGTCTATGAATTAAAACACCCAGGACAATGATGCGGGCAACCTTGAACAAAAAATGATACACATACTCCTTGTCCATTGGCAAAATCATTAGTAATTAATCCCGCATATCTATCCATATTTATTCACCTGCTAACTTTTCTATTAGTATTGCTCCTATTGAATTACCGAATACAATACAAATAAATTTAAAAATATTTAGTAAAGATAAATTAAATAATAAATAAGGAAAATCTGCTATGCAGTGTTCTGCACCAATTAATATAAAAATCATAATAGCAAATACTGTTAATATAGTTATTTTATTTTTAACAGCAAAATGAATTAATGCTCCACAAAAGCAAGCATTGATAAATAATGTTAATGTGCTTTTCGCAAATTTAGATACGGCGGCTGCAGATATGATACCCACATAGTTCTAGTTTCCTAGCGCATATAGACCTACGGTTGCCGCAATTCCAATGCAATTAAAAATTAATACAGTTAATAAAAATTTCCATTCCTATATTTTAGAAAAATATCCAATTTTACCAGTGTATAAATAAAACTGCATTTGAATTATAGTTAATAATCCAAAACTAAATAACAATGCTCCTAAAGCTGGGTATTCAGATTGAGAGTTAATTAAAACTCCCAATCCAATAAGTATGCCAGCAAGGATAGATTTTTTAATAGTATTCATTATTTATATCCTCTTAATAAAGATGAATGTTTAAATCGCATTTCGGTTTCCTGTTGCTTTCCAAGATTAAAAGCCGTTTTATAATCGCCTGTTAAATACCCAGTAACGCGTCTAAGTCTTTGTATAGACTGACCGCCGCACATAGGACAAGTATCGTTTATTTCTCCAGTATAACCGCAATCTAAACATAAATCATTTGGTACATTTAAAGCAAAATATGGAATATCTTTATCCATAGCATAGTTAACAATTTGCTCTAAGGCATCTATGTTATGTAAGATTCCACTATCTAATTCTACATAAGTAATACATCCTGCACTTGAATATCCAGTTAATTGACTTTCAATATCAATTTTAGTAAATGGGTCAATTTCTTTCCAAACTGGTACATGAATACTGTTAGTGAAAAATTCTTTATCACTAACATTTTCAATTATACCATATTTTTCTTGAAATTTCTTCATAGCAGTATAGCAAAGATTTTCTGCTGGGGTGTAGTACACTCCAAAATTAAGTTTGTATCTTTGTTTATATTCTGCACACCTATCTTTAAATAATTGTTCAATGCGTTTGGCAAGTTCCATACCTTCATCTGTTGTATGGTCTTTACCTATAAGTATTTGTAATGTTTCAGCAAGACCAAGTTGTCCAATAACTATAGTGCCGTGCTTCATAGCACCAAAAATACCCTCTTCTTCATTATATCCCATCATGGTTTTATTTTCCCACATAAATTTTGCGGAAGCCGGGTCTTGTGAACAAATATAATTAAATCTTTCAAGAAGCATATCTTTAGCCTCTTCAATCTTTTGATCAAGAAGCGTCATAAAATTATCAATAAGAGAATAATTCCATTCAATTAATTTTATTCCATTTTTATTTTTTGCTTCGACTTTAATAGGCATATTTTTAGCTTCCATCGCAAGAGTAGGAAGAATAATTGTTACAGGACAAATATTGCCACGGCCATCTTTACGTTGCGGATTCTGGCCTGGTTCGGCATTAATATCGAACCCATTGGCTGTACGACATCCCATTGTGCTGAAATATGTGGTTGGATCATTCCTGTCATAACCCGCATTCCCACTCCAATCAACATTAGCATAATTCGGATAAAGTCTTTTTGCTGTTGATTCAAGAGCAAGTCTATATAAATCGTAATTTGGTGTATCTGGCTCTTTATTTACGCCTTTCATAACTTGAAAAATACCACAAGGAAAAATTGGTGTTTTATGAAATTTACCATTCCCTTTAATACTACCTTCAAGAAGTGCTTTAATAACCATTCTACCTTCAGGAAGTGTACAAGTTCCGTAATTTATTGAAGTGAATGGTAGTTGATTACCACTACGTGACTGGAGTGTATTAAGATTGTGATACATTCCTTCAACGGCTTGTTGAAGTTCTTTTATTGTCATATCTATTGCATATTTATAAACATTTGGAATAGATTTGTATAATTTATCATCAACAGGCATTTGATCATCTGAGAAATCTGGAGCTACATCTCCTTGATAAATATAACGCATACCATTTTTATAATGCTTATAAAAACTTTTTCTTATATATGGAACCATAGTCCAGTCTAAGTGTGTAGCACTGACTCCACCAAATTGTTGTAAACTTTGCAATTGAAAAATTACTGCTACTAATTGAAAAGCAGTATTAATTGAATTAGCTGGTCTTACATCTGTTTGACGAGTATTAAATCCTTTAGCTAATAAATCATCAAAAGGTACAGATAAACAATTATGCATACCAACTGCATATGCATCTAAATCATGAATATAAATTTCATTATTTAGATGATTTTCACGAGCCATCTTTGATATACAATTATCTAAAGCATATTGTTTTGAAATAACCGAATCAAATTCACCGCGGCGACCGCCAAATGAATGCTCATCAACATTGGCATTTTGATTATCAATACGAGACCCCGTGAGTTTTTCACGCGCCGCCCGCATCATATCATTATTCCATTTTCTTTCTTTTGTTCTTAATTCCCTATATTTAATATATGCTTTAGCAACATCTTTTCTTTTAGTAGACATTAATCCATTTTCAACTAAATCTTGAATTTCTTCAATAGATAACGGTTTAATTTCATCTTCACAATAACCTTCAATATAATTTGCAATATTTTCAGCTTTTGTTTCTGCGTATTCTGAAATTTCACCATCAACCGCTTTAAAAGCTTTTAAAATAGCATTTTTAATTTTGTTAGTGTCAAACGGCATTTGTCTGCCATCTCTTTTGATTACATAAATCATAGTATATCCTCCTAAGTAGATAAAATATTTTTAGGGTTACTATAATATTTAAAATTATCTTAGTATAATTATTTAGTTTTGTCCATAGTTAATTCTTTATATTTATTTAAGTACCAAATAGCTTTATCTATATCTTCAATGCCATTTTTATTTTTAGTTCGCCAAATATATTTAAAAGCATTACATAAACAAAAATCTTTTACTGCTTCAGTTCCTTGAGATGAGATCATTGCATCAATACATTCAATCCCCCCATTGGCATAATGGGGAGGTTTATTTATCATATCAATTTGAGTTTTATTATAATTCATAAAATACCTCACTGAATTCTTTCATGTTCTAATGTCATATTTTTACCATTAATGTCTACAATTCTATATAATTGATGAGTAGATGTTGCTTTATAAGTTTTGGCTACAAATGTATCTTCTCGTCTATATCCAGTTACCATAATTTTGGTACCTCGAGAAAACCATCCTTTTTCTAGAACTTTTTTACTACCATCCGCCTGCACTTCAGAAATCTGACGATTGTACATCGCATAATATTCTTTAGTAAATTTTACATTTACAACTCCATCTGTTGTTAAAATATTTACAGATGCCTTTGTGTTATTTTTACTAATAATTGTGCCTGCAATTTTATATAATTTAAAGATAGGAATATCCCTACCCGCTCTTTTAAAGAAATAATCTACCTCTGGTTCATATGATAAAGTTGAAAAATTAACAATACCATATTTATATTTATCAATATTAGATAATTCATGTTTATGATAATAAAAACATAAACTTTCCATTTCCCAAGCAGATATATTTCCAGTTGCATATTTATTCCATGTTTCGTTAAACAATAAATTATTATATTGTTTTAATATTTCTTCTTGGTTTTCTTTTAACCAACTTCTAGCTGCATCCATTTCTTTTTTATAAATTTTATCCCATTTAGTTTGAAGGATACAAGTAATTCCGTTAATAACATCAAGTTCATTTAAATCATAATATTGTGAATAAAAATTTAATGAATCTTCATCAAATACATAATATTTACCAACTTTTTTATTATCTTTAAGAAATTTATTAAATACAAATGTTTGCTTTTGCTTATTTAATTCTTTTGGTACTAATCCACTTTTTAACAATCCATTAAAATTTTGCAAGGTTAATCGCTTCTTTGGGTCGCAAACCAATGATACATAATAAGCCATAATTGCGTATCTTGGATTTTCTTTGCAAATTTCTGATGCCCATTCATTATCAATTTTATCAAAAGCTCCTGACTTAATCAAAGATACCATTTGAGTTTTATTTAATGGACACCTATTCATAAAATCAATAATTCCTGTGTATGGGCGGCCGCTAATGATCTTATCAATAACTGGTCCACCGATTTTATTAACGCCTTTTAAGCCAAACAAAATTTCATTATTTGATTCATCTGGCTCAAAACTAAAACCGGATTTATTAATATCAATTAAAGATACTTTAATTCCTCTTGATGTTATATCTCCGATAGCTTTAGCTAACTTACTATAATCTGTAGATTTATCTTTTGTATTTCCATCGTCATCATCATCTTCTTCGCTTTCAAGAGATGCACTATTAACAATAAGACAGGCTGTATTCCAATAAATTGGATTCCAATTTATTGCAAGATATATAGTCTGAACTCCAATAAATGAATAAGCCAGTGCATGAATAACTGAAAACGAATATCCCATCTGAGGACCAATTCCGCACTCCCAAACATATTTTCCTAAAGCAGGACTTGTTGCTCTATCTAATACCTGTTGATGTAACTCTGGAATTTTTGCCATTTGTTTTTTACCAACAATTTTTCGTGCAGCATTTGCTTCTTTAAGTGTGAAATTACAAATATTTTCATCCATTAACATTCGCATTAATTGCTCCTGTGATGGCGGAACTCCGTAAGATTGTTTAAAATATGGCTCAAGAGTTTTTTGTTCTTTAACAGTAAGTCCTGCTCTACACATTTCGAGATACCAAAAATCAATATTGTTTTTAAATTCAATATATTTTTCCATTGGTGTTTGCTGTCCTTTTTCTGCGGTCATAAGACGCATTAAACCATTGGCATCTGCCATTTCAAGGATGTTTGTCGGTTTAATCTTTTTTGCTGCTTGAGAGCCAACATCTGAATCAAACTGAAAAATATTTAATACGCTACCTTTTTGTAGAGCTTCCCATATTTCTTTTTTATCTAATGGTAAAACTTCGGGATGAAGATATTTATTATAAACCTCTCTTAATGTTAAATTACTATCAATTTTATTATATTTTTGAAGAAGTTTAATTGTTTCCGCAATTTTATCCTGTACCTCTGTTACTAAGAAATCATATTTTGTCATACCACAAGCCTCATCCATATGAAGATCCCATTGAGTTATAATTTCTCCTTTTGGAGTTTTCATAAAACATCCAAACTCATATGGATCTTCATCAAACAAAATTACACCCGAAGCATGACTTGAACGCTTATTAATAATTCCTTCTATTGCCATCGCAATATCCAAGAGACCAGGATATTGATTTATTTCTGTAATAAAAGGCGTTACTGGTTTTCTATCTTTATCTTTATTTCCATTAACAACATCTTTAAGAGGCCATAAAAAACCTCTTTCACTTGGAATTAATGATGACAAATATTGTCCTGTGTCTACGTCTATTCCGTCTGGGAAGTCTTCTGATCTGTATCCTCTACATGCGGTAAGGACAGCACTCTTTGTTCCCTCGGTTCCGAAAGTGGCGATAAGCGTACATCCAAGATTTCTTTTTGATTCATCATCAATTTCGCTGATAAAATTTGCACCTCGTTCCTCCTTTATTTTCTGAAGAATTAATGGACGCTTTGAAGGACAAAGATCAATATCTATATCTCCTAATTCAACACGTTCTTTGTTTAAATCGTGTAATTCCATTATTTCTAATGGCACAGACTATATCTTATTCTTTAAATATTTTCTATTAAATAACCATAATATAAACCATTTCCTTTAGCTGATCTTGCAGTTTTTAATCCAGCTCTTGCGCTTTCTACATTTTTAGTTTTACAGATTTGATTTTCTACAAACCATTCAGCACAATCTTTAACTGAATTAAACTCTTTTTCAAAATCGCCTTTTGAAATTTTAATTCTTTTTCCTGCGGCTTCTCTAAAACTGAATCTTGGAATATTATTTTGATTTAAAATATCATCTACTGTAGAATGATCTATTCCAAATTTTAAAGCAGTTTTTCTAGCACTTTTTGTTTTGTAATAATCTTCTATAATTTCTTTATTTGGTAGAATTTTATGATATTGTTGACCACCAAAAGTTTCATTATATCCTTTTACAAAACTATTATAATAATCAATCCAATAAATTTCTGCTTTATCCAATTGTTCAAAAGTTTCAATATTATCTTGAAGAACTTCAAAAGTAAAATTTTCAAGACCATATTTTCTTATTGCTTTATATAAAGTTTTATTTTGATCATTTGGATGCAAGCCAAATGCATGACTTTGATGCTCTTTCCATCTCTATTCAGCAGTTTTTATTGTCTGACCAATATAACATTTATTATTTATTAAATTTGTTATTTTATAGATTAACATATTATTAATCTCCTTTCTATATCTCTCTATTATATATAAAAATTCGATTAATTAATTTATCCCACTTTGACCAAAGTGGTAGAAAATATTTAAAGATTTTTGCACTTCGAGCAGTAGCTCATCCTCTGCCCTACTCCTTTCGGATAGTCGTTACACCTTCCTAATAATAGGCTTGGCACTGGATTACCTTCAACTTTACTTGCTAAGGCTCCCCTGTTAGCATAAAGATTAATTAGTCATTTCCTACTAAATACTTAACGTTCTTTACACACCTCTGAGCAATAGAGTTCACAAAATTTTTTATACTATACTTCACAGTATAGGGAGACTATTTCTTAAAGTTCTAATCTCCAGAATGGAAGATCCCATTTAATGGGATCAAGCTGAGTAATACCAAGTAAATAATGATTTAATCCTGAGCAAGATGAGCCTCTACCCGCACCAACTGTGCTGCCACATTCCCAAAATAAATCAACATAATGCTGAAGAACAATAGGATAACGAAACATATTGGTTTCAAGTTTTTCACTAATTGTTTTTTTAATATCAGCTTCTTCTTCAAGTCTATTCCAATATTCTTTTGTATTTTTACCTTTTTCAAACAAAGAAAAAGTGCATTCATTAACCCAATATCTTTCATATATATCATCTGATTCAAACATATTTGTTAAAATAGGATAATCATTTTTTAAAATATTTATACTTTGTAAGCTCCAAGACACACCATTAATGTTTTTATCAGATAATTTGGGATAATCTTTAACTTTTACTTTTGGAATAGTTTGTTTATGTGCTATACTATAGTTTTCAATTTTATTATAAATTTCATATGAATTATTTACTAACTCATCATAATCAAGTTCAGATGGAGTAATATTTTCTTTTATATCATTTTCGTCCTGAAGGTACGCATACTCATAAAATGCATCAACTTCACGTTCTCCACCCTTTGAATTAAGATATGCTTTATGAACATATCTATCTTCTTTTTTAAGATAATGAGCATCTGAGCCAAGAACCATTTTACAATTAAATGCGGCGGCCACAGATTTAAGACGTTTATTAACCGCAATCTGTTCTGTTGACTGGCCTGGTGCGCATTCAATATAAAAATCTTCACCAAAAAGTTTTTTACACCATAAAATAAAATTAACAATATTATTATGTGCTTCTGTGATACCTATTGTATCATCATGCTTTTCAGCTTTAATAAGATTTAAAACTTGAGAAGACACCTGCCCGCCAATACACGCTGTTGTTGCAATTAATGTATTTGGATATTTATTAACAATTTCTTCAAGATCTGCATAAGTTGTTGGAACTCTTTCAAGACCTCTATCCCAATAACTATTCATCCATGCTCTTGAAGATAATTCTCTTAATGCTCTAAA